GTATGGTAGTCTGAAAACGCCCCTCCTGGTACTATTAGCAAACAAACTATTAGTACCCTAACTATTTCGCTAGGGTACTATTAGCTTTCTTATGATGCGATGGCTAACGATTGAATGAATTGTTGCGGCTTAATTCCGTAGTCGCTTCTTTCTTCTTCGGTCATACCTTCCCAGCAGTGAGCCAAACGTTCGCAAAGATATTGATAATCATTATCATCATCCAGCGCCTCATCTATGAATGACTCGCCAGCAAGGCGCACACCAATAGATAGAATATCGTTAATTGCGGTAGCGTCCATCGTTTGAAGGCCAGCAGCAGCAGCAGCGGCTAACACTCCTTTATTATCGTCTATCATGGTGATAGTAGCGTTCGGGTATTCAGCTTTAAGCATTTCGAAATAATGCGTTTTATAGATACCATCTTTCGAATAGTACACCTCTTTATAATCAGCATCGCCAATATATCGGTGCAATACATCGCGGGATAGTATCTGGATATTTCCACCGCGCCCCGCCCTGATACGTTGTTTCCGTAGGAAATAGTAATCACTTTTTCCCATATAACGAGCGGTAACAATAATGTTTAATACAGTGGGATCATTAAGCGATGCCCGCATATATTCAACCAAAGGTAAAAGAGTGTCGGTCATAATTGCATCATGTACGCAAGCCTTTTCCCGGTACATGTTTAAATCTAAGTTCCCTTTATCATCCATACACGGGAACACGCGGGCAAAGGAATTAATAACAGTTCCGTCTAAATCCCATAACTTAATTGCCTTAATTGCCAGTTTATTAAAAGCCATTTTCATTTCTCCGGTTTCGGGGTTGTTGGTAATTAATCAAGCGAGCTATATTATAACTCGCTTTGTTAATTATCAGAAGAATAAAGTTAAGGCATCGGCTAATTCAGCCGGTTTAATCCGGGTAGCCATTACCGGGACAATTGCCAGCGGCGGCGTATATTCGCTAGAAGAATAATCCATTACATCGCCTAACAGATAAGTATCATCATAATCATTTTCACTTACGACGATAAACATAAGGCCAGCGGCGGCGGCGTCAATCTCTACGATCTCGCAAATATCAGCTTCATAAAGAATAGAATCGGCGGCGACTAATTGCGACACAATGCCGGATTCTTTAAATTCAGCGGGGCGCGGGAGGATAGCGGCTAGAGCTTTTAAAACAGTGTCGCCGTCCACCGTTCTAACTTTCTGATAGCTAACATGCGGGCGGCCTTCACTATCGCGGGAAACAACAAGGCTGTTTTCTACGACGTTGGAAGCGGTGAAAGATTTACGGTTGTTATAGATGAAAGTAAGTTTCATTTGTTTCTCCAGCTTATTTATTTAGGGGTTATTTATTGCCGGGGGTAATTGCCCCGGCTTTTTGTTATGCAAAGAAAACGCCGTCTTTAAAGTCAATCAAGGTACGTTGACCGTTTTCATAGGTGATAAGATGAGTCTGTGACCAGCTAGACGCGCCAATGTTATAGCCCATATCCAGCGAGCCAGCCACGCCAGCGGTATAGACGCCGCCGTAAATGCTGGGCGTGTGCGTGTGGCCAGTGTTCATCTTACCCAGCTTACGGAATCCTTTCGGGTTGCCACGAGCGCCGTTAATGCCGTTGTGACCGTGGGAACCGCATTCGATGCCCGCGATTTTCATCGATTCGTCTGTAGTTAAGAAGATCGCAGCAAAATCGCAGCCAGCAACATTGCGCAGGGCGTAATCCAGCACGTTAAAAGTATCGTCTTTGTTTTCGATTGCCTCATAAATCGCAGCATTCAGGCGATAATAAAGATGAGCATTCGCCGGGTCTTGCTGAATGTTTGCCTTGCTATCATCCAGCCAGCGAGAAAGCGCAAGATCGTGGTTCGATTCAACGATCACCGTTTGGCTAAATTCACGTTCCATTTGCTCCAGCACGCGCCCCGTATCGATCAGGTCGTCAATTACCTTGTCACGTCCGGCGGCATATTGTTTCGCAAGGAAAACACCACTAGCGCGGTTGTGATGGTTGCGCGACGTGAAATCATGCACATCATGCACAATCTGGTAACGAGGGCGCAGGATATCTACTAGCGCGGTTCCGCTAGGGTTATATTCCCAGCTTGCCGCCGCGACAGCGTGATCCAGCTTTTCGGCGTGAATGTCACCATATTGCAGCGCGGCAACATGCCCGGTTACTTCTTCGCCACCGTTAACAGTAAATTTATGATTAAGATCGTAAAACATCCCGCTTTCGTCCATCGTTTCAAGCTGGCGAGCAAAGAAGTTGCCGTTGTCGTCGATCTCTACCAGCAAAGCGCCGTAATTATGCAGCGCTTCGGCTTTTTGGCCCGCTTTTTGCTGAATATAATTTTTCAGCGTCGCCGTGCCCGTTGAATACATACGGCGCACCGTGTCGCCCTTCATTGCCGGGACACTTTCGGCGGTGATTTTAGCGTGACCAATAGCCAGTCCTTTCAGGCCGTAGGCGGTCGCAGTCTCGCCAAAGCCGGACAGCGGAAAATCAGCAGTAGGCAGAATGTTAATTTCCGCCATGAATGCAAAGCCTGTTTCACGGTTGCCCAAAAACACGTTTTCATCACAAATGAAATCTGAGAAAGCATCATCATATTTCAGTTCATCGTTGCCCTGCCCATTCTGGAAACCTTTTTTGTTGTAGGCGTATTTGCTCACTAGCAGGGTTGCGCCGAGATATTTTGCGGCCTCCTGTAAAGTTTTCCAGAAGTTAGCATGAGGGAAGGTATTATTCTGAATCGACGTTAACAGAAAACGGCGGCCCGGAATTACCTTCCAGCTTTCGACGCTGGAGTTAAGCTGACCAGCGGCAACGGGGCGGGAATCTTCCACCGCAACACGTTGAGCACGTTTTTCGGCAGCAGGTTTAACAGGCTTGTTATTATCCAGCCAATCGCAAATTTCGCTAGAATGCTTCGCCGTGCCGTAATGCTCTTTGCTCAATTCGTCGCAGATCTCCAGCTTTTTAGCGCGCAGACGTTTACCCCAAAAATTGAGGTTATTTGCGGCGGTTAAAATAGCTTTTTGTTTCTCAATTGCAATGATCATTATCTAAATTCTCCAGTTAATGGGATATAGGCAAAATTGCCAAATATAACGCCGTGTTGCTAGTGGCGTTATAATTTGCGACTTTAAACTATTGCGGGAATAATGCTGGCGGATATTCCAAAAGCTACGGCTAGAATAATAAAGATTATTGACCAGCGGCGGCAAATATTCGCTTTCTTAAACCAGAAATCACGGCGTAATAAATCCGTTTGTTCACTGCCTATTTCCATGAAATTATAGTAACCATAGAGACAAGCGGCGGCGAAAAAGCCAGCGATAAGAATTAAGGATTCAGTAGGGAAAAAGATCATTTTACAACCTCCTTTTCTTCTACGCTGAAAGCGTAATTAAGAAGGTAAATTTCGCGGGAAGATAATTCCAACATTTCCGGCTTAAATACTTCGCGATTAATAGCCATCCCGAAAGTATCCGCATCAGGGTTAACCCACAAAACAATATATTCAGGTACTTTGACGCTGGGAGGCGTCATTACGGCGGCATCTTGATAACCCGTTTGGATTAATTCATCCACAACGGTTCCCGTTAATTTAATAACGGCACCTTTAATCAAAGCCATTTTTATTTCTCCAGTTATGGGGGACAAAATATTTAATTATGCGCCCCGCTAGGGAGGCGCATTATAATTATTCTGCCGACTCTTTTACTTCATCCTGAACGCCAACCATACGGGCGATAACGTCCAGTTGATCCAGCTTCATTTGTTCCAAACTTGCCAGACCATCGGCATCATCAATCAGGCCGTCAGCAATGGCGTGCTGAGTGAGAACGCGCACATAGTGAGCTTTACGCAGGGAGGAACCGCCGCCGACTTTGCGCGGCTTATCGGACTTCTGATACACCTTTGCGCTAACCAGTTTAGAGCGCACTTTAACATGCGATTCCGCGCCGACAGCTTTCGCAATATCGATAAGACCTTGCGAGTTAGCCACCTCCAGACCTTCGGCAGCAATAATACCTTCATACATAGAAATCGCAGTTGCGGCGTTTGTTTCGTTCCATGCAAATTTTTCGGTTTTAGTAGCAGTCATGATATATCTCCAGTTTTATTTAAGGGGTTAGGCCAGAAAGTTAGCCGCTATATATTCTAGCTAGAATATATAACGAAAACTCTTTATTTTAGTTTTCAATTTAAAGCTATTTAAAGCGGCATTGTATATATACGCTGCCTTTAATAATTACGCTATTACGTCTATTTCACGCTATAGATTCGTGTTAACTCACGATTGCCGTTCAAAGCATGATATAAGTTCCAGCACATAAGTTTAATTTGCGCACCATAACATTGCTTGCGCTGCATGGAATATACATCGGAAGTCTAACATATGGGGAAGCATCCCATTATTTGCCGGGGTTAAACTTATTGGCTGTTAAGCGACAGCCAACCACTTATCATCTTTGCGAATAACCTTTACAACGTCGCCGGAATCTACCCGGACGCTGTAAATCTTCGCGTCGCTGTTTTTTGCTTTTTCCGTTTCGGCGTATACCGCATTAATTTTATCAAACGGGATCATAGCCGCCCCTTTGATATATCCGATTTTTTCATTTTCGCCCGGCTTACTTACGTCGCCAGTAACGAAAGGAATAAAAACGGAATCACCGATCATTGGGGTTTTAACGTTTTGCATGTTTCTTACTCCAGTTTAGTTTATTGGGTTATCCGGTTAACACTCTTTTACTGTTAGAATGTTAACAGAAAACTCAATTACCCTTACTGAGAGAATCGACTTTTCCAAATTTTTAAAGAGCGGTGTTGCTTATTGAGATTCTATAATAAAGCGTTATCGGCAGATTGTCAAACGTTATTTTGTAAAGATTTTAGATAACGCATCATGTTATCCCAAATCATCGGTAAGCCTTGCTGGCCTCCGCGCTGGTAAGAACGGTAACGCCGCGCCATATCGCGCTGCATTTTGACCAATTCCGAGCTTGCCATTTTGTTCAATTTTGCTGCCGGTTTAGATGATATTACAAAGCGTTTCATGTTGTCAACCTTTAATTAGTGGAGTGTATGATTTCGTTTAGTTTGCATAATGATTTGACCGTCTCTATGAATGAAGGCTAAATCTACGTCGTACACTTCTTTATAAGTCTTAATGAAGTATTCAGCGTCTGCTACTGTGAACTCGTTTACAATCTCGCTACTCATTACGTTTTCTTTTAACATGTTTTCGGTTCCCTTATTAAGTAAAGAAAGCCGATAACGCTTTTTATAGAATCCCAAATTGTTAAAGAGCAGTGTAGGGCGGGGGCAGACTATATCGTTTCGGCATTTCCTTTCGCGGTAGTCGGGGCAATGTTGCCGCCTCCAGATACCTAACTACTAGTGAAACGCTTTCGTGTTTCCGTTTCGTCTTGCCGCCCTACGAGATAAATAATAACACAATGGCGTTTAGCCGCAAGCGGAGAATTGTAAAGAAGCGTAAAGAGAAAACAGGCCCACGATAGATAGGAAGCGCGCGCACGTGACACAATATTTAAGGAAAGTCAACGAATATTTTTACTATTTTTCTTCAAAAGGGGTTGACAAAATCTATTTCACACGAGGTGAGGAGATCGCCTCATACCCGGTATGATTCATCGGCTTTTATCTAAAACCGCTTAGAATCGATTCTAGAGCGTTTTAGACCCTGTTAATAACTTATACAAAAAGCAAAAATGAAATTTAATTAGTTATCCACTAGACAAATGATTATTTTTATGAAAACGCAAAATAATGCTTGCGTTTATTTTATGCTGTACTCCTGTTTTCCGGGCAAGTTATCCACAGCACAAAATAACTTGACAAGCTGAGAAGCGATATAACGAGATATCCACCGACTTATCCACAGGTTATCCTACTGTATGTTTATACAGTATATTCCGGCAGCGGTAATACTCTAATATACCCCTAGAACGCTCTATAACGCATTCTGAGCGCTTTAAATTTAGAGGCCATATTAAAGGCCATTGCTAGAGGGGCGCAGAAAAACAAAAAGCCCGCTCATTATAAGCAGGCTTATTATTAGTTAGCTAACTATTAGCGGAATACCGTTTCAATTGTTTCGCCGCTAGAGCATACCGACCCGCCACGATAAAACAGGCGTTCGGTTTTATATTTGGTTAGCAGATCATAGAGATCCAGATCATCGGAAAGCGGGTAAGATTCCCCCAGCGCGGAAACGGAAACAGGTTTACCCGCTACCAGATCACGGCAAATCAAAATTAGTAAAGGCCAGCTAATATTGATAGGATCGCCACGCAATCCGATTTTAAGTGTAGCCACTTCATCAATATGCCTTGCATTCTGGCGGCTAACATATTGGATCACGGTTTCCATCGTTTTATAGTGAGCCAGAAAATATTTGTTGACATAGATGTAAATCATAGGTATACGACCCCGCTAACCTTCCAACCGGATTTTAAACCTTCCTCAATATGAAGGATAGTTTCAGCATCCGGGATATAGATAAACGTTTTCAATTCGCGCAGATTAATAACTGCCTTTCCGTCAGCTATCTGGATGTAACCCAAATAGATTGCCCGCTCTAGAACGGAATGAAGGGGCGAACCACCATTAACGAGGTTGCAGGAATGACCGGGCCAGTACATATAAAACGACCCTTCTACCCCAGCATTACAGTATTTTTCGTCGTCGTCTTCTTCCCAATCATCCTCGCCTAACATACTTTCGGCATGTTCGCAAGCCTTTTCCCAGGAAAGGGAATCGACGTCAATTCCACGACCTAAAAAATGAAGGTCAGTCCAGCCAGTACCACAAAGATTAGTGTCACATTTGAGGACGGCGGCGACTTCCTGAGACTCAATTCGCCCACCTTCTAAATATAAACCTTCTTCCGCTTCTACCGTACAATTAATGCCCGGTACGCAAGATTTCATATGAAACATGGTTTTCTCCAATAATGGGGGCGGCTAGAGATTCAGCCGCCGGGAAGGGGATTTTACAGCTTATCGCGGAAAGTATCAAGCCGGTTGTTTAGCTCTTTAATCGCGTCAGCATGGATTTCGTCATACGTTGACACGATATCCGCCAGCTCATCCATAGTTAGCGAACTAACAATAACGGACGTTTTCACCTCCAGCTTTTCCGGTTCCGGTTCCGCTGGTGGCGTATCCAAAAACGTCAGTGATCCTAAATTAATTAGGAATACTTCGATTTCGGTAGCGCCGGATTCGCAGTCGATTTCAAAGCTACTATCACCAATACAGATATCAAAGCCATAGCCGTATACCCCGATAATCCGCAAGGGGATTCCCAGCATATCATCGGTATCCGGGTAACAATCCCGGCGGTCAATCTGGCGGGCCAGATTATCCAAGTTTTTTGGCTCGATGAAAATAGCAAAATTGCCACGATCACCATTCTGGCGCAGGCGCTGCCATACATTAGCGATCGTCATCTTTTCGCCTTCGAAAGTAGCGGTTAGCCGTTCCATAACATTCTCCAGTTAGTTAGCAGGGTAATTATTATAGCGCCCCATTATAGAGGCGCTAGGGATAATTATTCTGCTACGTCGTTTTCAATCAGGCTAGAAAGATTGACGCCTTTTAATACCTCGTCAATCATTTCGCCGACGTTGAAACTTTGTACCAGTTCCAACATGGCGGCTTGCATTGCAGCGTCAGCCGCAATCACCGCTTTGCGGTTGTTCGGCGCATACTGGCTAACCGCAAAATTCAGCAGGTTAGCAATTACCACACGGCCTACCGCCGTGTCAACATAACCGCGAACCATAAACGGCGCTTTGCTGGCGGCGATGCCGGAAACTTTTTTCAGGACGATAGAACCAGCTTCCAGTTTAGCAGCGTTTACAGCAGCGTTTTTGTTAGCGGCAACGATAGCGGTAGCGGTAGATTTAATAGTATTCATTTGTAATGCTCCAGTCTCAAAATTATTAGGGTTAACTACATTTTCAGTAACAGCCGGGGCGACTTCTTCCAGCTCGCCATCATAACGATAATTTCCAGTCCTTGCCCCTTCTTCGATTTCGATATCGTAGAAGTTACATGGTAACAGGATGCTACCGTCCTTGTCAAGCACAAAAATCATCATTTCGCTAGAGATTCGTGCTGGTGGTAGTTCCAGATGATCACAAAGATTTTTAATCCATGCGCGGGCATCAGTGAAAGCAAGCAGTTCGCTTTCATGGTAGCAAAAACGTCTCGACGCTTGCTTACCCTCGGACGCTTTATACAAATAAGCGTCCGTAGTAGTAGACACTATCAGATCAATAGGCTGGCTGTCAACCAAATATTGATCATCGTGATAAATAACAATCGCCGCGCCGGGGTTGGCTAGAGCGTAGTCACGGCAATGCTCAAAGGCATAGCCGGATCTACTTTCCATATTTGCGCGATAAACGGCCAAAATATGACCAATAGAGGCGCACTTACTGCCGTCTAACAGGTTGCGAGCGCCACCGCGAACCATAGGCAAATTAGCAACGGGGGTAAATTTCTGTAACATCTTCTGTTACTCCTTTGTTTGGCTGAGAATCTATTATAGCAAGATTCCCAGCTTTTTAGCAATTATTATTTTCTAGAAGCAGATACCACGGCCCCGGCCTACCTCATCCCGATTCTCATCGAAAATGATCACGTTGGCATTGAACGTGCTACGGCTAACGATCATTTGAATGCCATCCTTCCCCGGTTCCGGTTCCACCATGAATCCCCAAGTGCCGGAGTCAACCACCACGGAATCAAAATCCTGATTCCGTAACACTGCCGTAACAGTCCCCTCCTTTGCAAAGGTCACACTGACACGGCATTCAATAGGCCGGACTTTTTCAGGGGTAACGATAGCCGGGGCGCTAACCTCCGCAAGTGCAGCACCTGAAAGCATAGCAAGGCCAAAGCCAACAATAGCGAGTCTCATAACATTCTCCAGTTTTTGGGGTTGTTCCCGTTCAAGAGATCGCATTATGGCGGAATCAAATTTGGTTGTCTACTACTAAAAATAGTAGTTGCGTCCAGCTAGAGTTATGTTATTATTATGACTCCAAATAAAGGAGATCGAAAAATGGCTTTTTCAATGTTGGCGCTCGGTTTAGTCGGTTCTATGATGGTTTTGGGCTTTATCGCTTTTTGCGGCTATGCCCTCTATGATACCTTGTTCAATAAGGAGGCTTTTTAATGAGAACTTTGCGCGGTGGTAGTCCCAAAAGCCGTAGCCATAACGTTTACCAATTGAACGTTGTTCGTGATGGTCAGAAGAAAGGCGGTGACGGTGGCGGCGGTGAGTGGGGTTTTCGTGTCATCATGGTTATTATTATGACCCTAATCTTTTTGCAGAGTTGCCAATAATGAGCGGCCTAATGTTTTTGGGCGTGATAGTTATTAGCGCAATCATTACCCTGCTAATAGTTTCAGTTGTAAATCACTTTTGGCCTGAGTGTTTCCACGGCGATATGTAAGAGTGTCGCCGCCCTCCTCCACCGCGTGACCCCTTACTAAAATACCTCCCCTAAAATTAAATCGCTTACAGCGCGTTCTAGAGCGCTTAAAATCGATATCAGCAGAAAGTGTTGCTGGTAAATACTGTATATTTATACAGTAGGATAACCTGTTGATAAGTCTGTTGATAACTCGCCACCGATCGATTGAGGCGTCAACCTAATTTACAATTTTGTATAACTCTGGGGATAACTTAAATGACAGTGTTTCTCACTTCCTTTTCGAAATACGAATCATTCTCATTCGCATTCAGCTCGGTAAACGAGAATAATTATCATTCGCATTCAACTTCTCAAATGCGAATCGTTCTCATTCGTATTTGCATTTCCGACCCCCGGCCCTTCCTGCGCTTATGTGCGAATCCGACAATGTGTCAAGCAAAATATTACATGAGGCTGCTAGGGTATGTGCAAATCCGATAAAAATTTATTTTTTACCGCCCTGGTGGCATGTGCAAATCCGACACTAATATGTGCAAATCCGACACAGCTAGTAAATATAGTAGCGCGCAGTTTGCTGCAGCGCAGCGGTGGGCGCGAGTTTGGGGGAGTATGTGCAAATCCGATGGGTATTTTTAGGGGAGGGATAAAGGGGGTTAATTGGGGCAATTCGGGGATGATGGGGGCAAGGGGGCAGATAAGGGAAAATATTATGAGTTAAATGGGGGTAAAGGGGTTGACACAGAAAAAATTCCTGTGGCTCTAAAAAACAAGCGAACTCACGGTGACACACCGTGTAAAAAGGCTTGAAATTTCAGGAGATATTTTATATTCGCAGAATCGAAGATTTTGATCCACAGCTACCGTTCGTTAGAGATAATGTGCATATCCGACAAGCGTTTGAGTATGTGCATATCCGACAATCTACTAGCTGTGTGCAAATTCGACCGTGTTTTTGTGTTCAGGAGTAATGTGCATTTCCGACAATCGTTTTGTTATGTGCAAATCCGACAGTTGCTAGAAACGTAGAAATGCTTGACTTCTTTAATATCTAGGAGCAATGTGCAAATCCGACAATGTTTGACGCTTAGGACTTAGGCGAGTGATGTGGGTTTGTGTGGAACTTCGTGGAGATATGTGAAGACTTCGTGGGGTAGTGTGAGGTGACGCTTAAAACTTAGGCGTATTAGAGTGTTTGCGTTAGATGTGTGGAACTTCGTGGAATTGTGTGAGTTTCTAGGAATTGCTTTCCGAAAAAGTGGGTTGGAAAATAACCGCCCTCCCCTTAGGTGTGTGGAAAGAACCGCCCTGTATAGAAAGATGACTAGAGTTCAACCCTAGAGCCGCGAAACGATGGTGTGTAAGGATTACCTACTTTTAAACGTGAGTAATCGTGAGTTCATTCCCACGTTTCCCTATTTTCTCCTTAGTTTTCAGTAATTAATAATTCCCCTTAGGGTTTTAACGAGCTATCGCACACCCCGGCTAGCGATACTGTGCAGATTGATCAATTTTTGTAATTTCGCACTAAGTGTCTTGAGTCGGGACAGGGCCCTGACACTTACGAAATTGAAAAATCAATATCTGCACATCTCTAGCGGATGTGTTAACTATCTATTTAATCTAACTTTTTTATCTTATAGAGTTATTCTAACATACATCTCAAATAATGTCAAGAATTTTTACGGGAGTGTTTGAAAAAGTGTCACGGGGTAGATGTTTACCCCGTGAACTCGTAGACTACAGTTGAGAACGTAGGTTCTCTAACTCAGTGAGGAAGGCAGGATTCGTTTGATCGAAATCCTTAATGAGGAGGTGCTGATCAAAGGAGAATTCATAGTCTTCTCCGTACAGCTTAATGAAGAGATCTGGATGTTCACGCTTCAACACAACATGCGCTACGATACTCGGGGTGATCTCACCTTCTTGCTGGTGGTAATCGAATAGCTGTAGAGTTTCATGTCTAGTTTCTGGTTTAGCTGGTTCTTCTTTCTCAATGCCCCAAGGAGTGACAAACTTAGGATCACCACCTGGGAAGACGGATGCTCGCATCTTATAGGCGTAAGAGTTAAGATCTGTCATCTTGGATGTTTGCCATGCTGCAAAGATTTCATGTTTACCTTCAGATGCTCTGACTGGTAGATAATGATCAGGGTAGCTGGTTAATGCACAACGGAAGGGATCACCGTTATAGTTAGGGGCATGAGAACCATAAAGTGTATCATGTTTTAGTGGCTCATCTTCTATAATATAGAGTTCTTTAATCTGCGGATAGGAGAACCACTGATTGAAAACCTTAACAGCGAAGCGGTGTGCGTACGGTGACATCTTGAGAACGTGATACTTCGCCCCTAGATCATCTTTTGCCGATTTACCGTCCTCTGTTACTGCGTAACGTCTACAGAACATCTCTACGAGTCTACGCTCGTTAGTTGTGAGAGTTGAGTATTTACGCTGGTGCAGCTCATAAAGCTCCTCTAGCATTCCCTCCAGCTTGGTTACCATTTCTTCCGGGTACTTCGGGAATGGTTTTTCTACTGCGTTCAGTACAGTGTTAGACGAACTTTTACGTGATCTTTGTAGTGCATTTTTAAATCTGCTCATTTTCTTTTCTCTTATAGTCCATTGGACTCTTTTTTATAGCCACGGGATTGTGGCTCTTAACTTACTTCATTCCACCTAGGATGTGAGAACGGCTCTCTACCTGTCAAGCGATCCATCATCCTCCGGTGCTCCCGCTCTCTGTGTTCATTAAACACCTGAAGAGCGGCGAAACTGTCCACTGGCGTGTACGGCACGCCGTTAACTTTGAGGATATCCTCGCCTCTGATCTTGAATAGCGGGTTGTCCTGCTGGGCCTTAGCGTGGCATTCGCTCAAGTACTCTGCGAAAGGTTTGCCATCTTCCCGAGTACACAGGGTACGAAGAAGATAGCTACAATTCTCCCCAACCGGAGTCCATACTTCATATTTTTCGTTCATTGTGTTATCCTCTTACATAAAGAAATCTTCATCGGATTCAGCTATTTCTTTATAAAAGCCGTGATATGCGGCAACTGCCTCGCTAGGTGCTGCCATGTCGAATAAGCGTGCTCTTTGTTTTAATTCAGCTTTATTTTGGCACTGCCTAATCATTTCTTCGACTTCTTGCTGCAAGCGTGCATCTACCCGAACCACCAGCTCACCTTCGTGAATCGACCCGACTTTATAGGTTAACATCGTGAGATAGCCTGGATGCTGTCGAGACTTTTTGAGAACCACGTTAGTATATGCTGTTAACTCATGTACGAATACTGCACCTGGGAACGCATAAGGAGTTAGCTTCTTACGAGCTTTTACTGCCTTAACATCTATTAAATGAAAGAAGTCTTTCGGAGTCTTGGATATGTCGTCCGGTACTTCTAATTGGAACTGATTCCAGAGGATACGTACTTTGCTTTCAGACATGCCGTAGACAATGTACGTTTCGTTAGCTTCTTCAAAATCAACTGTACAGAATAACATATCCTAGCCCTCTTACTTGTTGTAGAACTCTGTAGCACTATCCCATTTTATGAGACTCTCGACATTGGCTTGATCCCAGATATTTCTGGAGTTAGTCAATGCAGAAACATGCGGCTGAATAAGTTCGAACTTGCCAACGGCAGCACCGCTAGTGAGCAGTAACGAGGTTAATGCTTCGAACTTAACGGTATCGCTACCAGATAGCTCGCTTACTGCTTTAACCTTGTCAATTATAGCGATCATCTTAGCTTCTTCACCCACGAACGTAAAGCGCAGATTGCGGAAGCGGAAGGAGATAGCTGCTACACTCGGCTTGCTAGAGTCCGGGGAGTAGTTCGGATGGAACTTGATCTCGGAGACTGATTGGTCAGTCAGATAGTTGGTGCTAGGATTATTCAGGGAATCGTATTTCATCTTTAACCTCCAAAGGTTTTATCAATTTACTGGAGTTATTATACCAAATAATGGAGTCTCCGTCAATTGAAAATTTATGATAGTAAGCTGGCACGGTGTAACTTCCATAATCCGTAACTCTAGTAACCATGCGGTGTCTGCATTTTTGGCAGCCATTGCCTTCTAGGTGACTTCTAGCAGTTTGCATGAAGTAATCCTGATGATCTGGACACCATATTTCCACCAGCTGATTTAGGCTGTGAAACACTAGCTTCTCATATCCGAAGAATACTCCATGAGCGTCTAGAGCACGGTTAATAAAGATGAGGTTCTTAGCATCTTGCCTAAAATCTGGCCTTAGCTGCTTTATCTTATTATGGTTGATCGAACCGTCGCGTTTAAGGAACTGGTTAATGGGGAAGGATTTAGCTTCCCATACTAGTTCTTGATTTATCTTCTGTCTTAATTCTTCCACTACTCAAATTCCTTTTTCAACCTCTCGTATAGGTCTCTGGATTGCTTCCAGTTAAGGTATACTCGATTAGGTTGATTACCTCCCCCACGCTGAGTAAGTATAAAACACTCTTTTCTAACCTTCTCAACAGTAACTGCTGATTGATCTACAGGATTTTCTCCCCGTAAATAGTTGTCTATAGATTTCATTTAACATCCTTAAACCACGAAAGGCCAGAGCAGTTAGCCCTGGCCTCTTTGTTAGGTGAACAGATCCAGGAAACTTTCCGGGTAGTCCGAGAGATCACCAAAGTCGATATGATCTGCGTTGACCGGGTAGCCTTTCTTCGTCTTGATACCCTGAAGAACATGGGCCAACACGTCAAAGTCTACGCTGCTGTTGTTAGTGCAGCTTGCCCAGGCTTCCTGACGGTGGACGCATTTACCGTCCACCATAACCTCAACACCGTAGCCAGTATTCCAGCAACCGTACTCGCAATCCCCAGAATCTTCTTCTAGGAAGTTTACCACAACGTGTTTCTTAGCCATTTGTCACCCTCTTAGTGAATAGTACCGTCAATGCCTTCCATATGGATATCAATTGCCATTTTAAGCATTGATTCCGATTTATCAAACTCTTTCTTCGAAGCCAGGAGTGCTTCACCGCGAGCTTTTCCATACTCTGCAATGGCGTTCAGGGTATGCTTCAGGATATCGTCGGCGGATAAGCCCTCAGCTTGCCAGTGGATCTGAGCTGTAGCGATGTTCACCATAAACTTGCTCAGCTCAACACGTTCTTCGTCTAGCGCCTGCATTACATGAGTTTTGCAGTTATAGAAGGAGTTCAGGCAAATGTCTTCTTCGGTCAGACCCTCAACCAGAAGCATCTTCTCGACTTGCACTAGGCGATCAAGCCACGGATTTTGGAGCATCAAATTTTTCACTTGCATGGTATAGGTTCCCGTCGTTAATTGGTGCGAATGATTTTGCGTTGCGTTCAGGACGTTGTTTAGCGATCCAGCCCAACATCATTTGGCGAGGTAGAATGACTTCAGTGTTCAGATATACCTCGTAAATCCAGTGACGTGCGTTCTGATATTTACCAAACTCATACGCTTTCTTGAACAAGCCCCAAACTACGCTAAGCTCTAGCGTCTCTGCATTTGCAGTCTGTCGGAACGGTATCACTTTGGAGCCAATGAGTTCTTTCAGAGCGGAGTTGATATCCTGATGGCTGAACGTGGTCTCATGGAACTCGTTGAAGAAACGATAATCCAGAGCGTTGTTAGCGTTAACGAACATCTGGATGAACAGATCGCTGAACTCTTGGTGCTCACGATTAAAATATTGATTTAAAACTTCAGTTGATGCGGCCATCTTTCCACCCGTTAATTGCTACGAGGTACATCTCGTAAATGAATACAGTGACTGGTTGAATTGCTTCCATGTAGAACGTCGCCGGGACGTTATGGAAGACTGAAACCACCATGGAGAGGAACAATGCCCAGCCTAGGAAACGGCTGGGGAGTTCTCGCCAGACCTGGAAGTTGCAATCCAGGAAATTATAGATTCGAAGCTGATTAAGCATTGGTCAGTCTCCAGTAATAGTGACGAGTATTAAACTCGAAAGGTTCGTTGGTGATCTTAGTGTGCAACGTGATGATATCTGGGGAGTAGGACTTTGCCAGATCTCTGCGAACCATCACAGTGTTAAACGGAGCGCCATCAGCACGTTGTACTACGATTGCCAAGCCTAGAGGAGGAAGCTCACTCAAAGGACGCCATGAGTCCTTTTCAGCAAGCTCAATCTTGGCGATTAAGGCAATTGACTCAACGATATCTTCATCACAAAGCAAATCGTGGTCTATTACCTGACGCAGAGCATCTACTAACACTTGGCGTTCTTTGGAGTTAAGATTCATTTTTCTTCCTTCTTAATGGTGTTTTCAATATCATCCAGCAATGCTGTGCAGTTATCGTAGTTAACTTTACCCCGGCCAAAGATTCTCAAAACACAGGCGTAGTACCCGGTTAACAGAATTGCCAGAGGATACAGAGGAACCAGCATTGCTGCCTTGATAGTACCTTTTAAACCGAAGCCGTGGTACTTCCCGGACAGGTAGCCAACAACTACTAAATAAAGTGCTGCTACAATTGGTGAGATCATTTTTTAATCTCCGTGATCAACCGCATTTTGGTTGTCTTCGACATTGTGGAATCCTGGCCGATTATTTCTTCGATCTTCGCTAGGCGAACTAAGAGTTGTTCAGCCGCAGCAGAGAATTCATCAGCGTCTCGTACTTGATCCATCAATTTTTCGTGGAGTCCGTTATTGGTCAATCTCATTCTGCGGTTGTTTTCTCGCAGTATTGATACCCAAACCGCCAGACCCGTTCCAGTTACGAGGGCTGCTATCAACAGCCCGGAAAGAATTTCTAGTACCATTACTTTTTCTTCGCCTTTTCACGTTTCAGGTCACGTTCGAAGCTCTCAGCACGACGTTCAGCAACCTGCTGGTGTTCTTTGGCCCAGCGCGCTTCATTTTTAGCGAGGTTGTAGGCCGCAGCGTTTTTGTTAGTACCTTCGTACAGAGCACGAAGTGCCGGGAGAGACAGTTTGGCAATCTGGCCTTCGAACCCATCCATATCCAGCAGGATTACCAGTACCGCAACCATTTCGTCTTTGGTCAGGGTGTTAGCTTGTTCGTCAGCAGTTTTACCAGTGGTGTAAGAGATAGTGTTCTTAGCCATAATGATTTCCGTCCGTTTCGTTAATTTATGCGTATATTATACCGAAATTCTAACTACTTAGCAAGTGAATTTTTAATCTTTTTACCAGTCGATCCGGTAAGCGTAAACTTCAGAATGAATGTGCTCTTCTACCAGTTTCTTAATTTCCGGCCAGTTCTTTTGAATCTCGTCTAGAACATAGTCGTTCGAAGCGTCTTCCCATTCATCAGGAGTACGCATGAAAGAGTTCGCATACTCTAGCACACTCTCCAGAACATCGGTCAGGTAAACTATCTCCCCACGATTGCAGTAGGCATGTTGGTAATCCCGGCGATCTTCATTGAACGGGGAGTCGCTGAGATAGTCTCCCATATGAAGAAGCTCATCGGCAAACTCCTCAAATGCCTTGACACGAGCGGACAGCGGTATGCTTTCATCGCGCATCAGCAGGTTAAAAGAAGCACGGGCGGTGTTAACTGCGTGGCGAAGAGACTCCATGTTAGCATTCAGTTCGATCATTGCGTTTTTCATATTTGCTTCCTCATCAATTTATAAAGCTATTATACAGAAAAATCGGCTCGGAAGCAACTGAATTTAAAATACAAATGCTACGAGCGCCCAGATTCCGCCTACAATTGCTGCACCGACTAACGCAGCTACGATCAGAAGGCCAAAGAACGCCTTGGCCATATCATTTCCCATTCCAGTATACATAGTTACTCCTCGATTACCAGTCTTCTCATGTAGTCGTTCCACCCTGCACAGAATGGAGAAACACCCCGGAGTAGTTCTGTAGACTGGTGCTGCTTATAGTGATCTTCTGCAGCCTTAGCCCCACGTTTCTTCTCCGCCCTTTTATTAAACTCTTCCAGCACAATACGTCCTTCTAGAGCTTCTTTAGCGATAGGATACTCCGGCCAATCCTCCTCTAGAACGAGGTAGTTCGGGAATCCTACCTTGCCGTCAGCCTCTCGGCCTTTAAAGATAAGTGATAGGCTGTCGTTTATCTCCCGAATAGCAGTGCTGGTTAGATACTTAGCGGCATCTGACTGCTTAAATACAATATAGCGAGATTCGAGTTTCATGATTTACCTCAGGCAGTGAATAGAATGTCGTCCAGTAGGTCGTCCATTGGGCGATCTTTATGGATCTCCCAGAACTCTTCCGGTTCCCAGGTTTCAGTGTCCGGGGCAACCAGAACCGAGATATTTGCGTCATCTGTAAACACGGAGTTTCCGTTGTCCAGCATTGCGACACACTTCTGCAACTCGAAACCACCAGCAACTACGAATACTTCACCTTCTTCCAAATCTTTGAAAAGTTTCATGCTTCACCTATTAAATAATGTCAGCGGAACCACAGGGATCATCACGATTTGTGGTAAATGTGTATAATTGACCTAGAACCGGCGACGCCACGGTCATGCGACCGTTAAAGGTGCCACCTGTGTCAAGATAGACGCGGTTCTTCCAGCGAATTGGGAACGGGACACCAGTATGGCCATGAAACGTGTAGTCTACTCCCACGATTTCAGGAACATCGACTGCGCACTCCTTGGAGAAGCTAGAGTAGCGATCGAAGTACGGATGCTTTTCCCCACTACGATACAGGTTAAACCCAACTTCCTGGATTACATCACGATCCCACAGCAGTACACCCAAACGACGTAAATCTGGTGTAGATTCGTGTTCATGCACAATGTCGTCCCACACTGGTACAGTTACACCCATACCTTGAGCCTGGTAGCGTAGAGGGATACCAGCATGAACTACCCCGTAACGCTTGCCACGGTGTTCAACGGTCATCATGTACGGCATCTTGCTGTCCATGTCCTCTGCAATGCCTTTCAGGGTGTCCGTATCGAAACCTTCCGTGATAGTCCAGCTACCACCATTATACATCCAGTTGGCATAGTCGTCTTGGATCATGAACTCATCATGGTTCCCACGAACAGAGCGGAATTTCGGGTTGTACAGGAACTTCGCTAGAACCTGTAGGTTCTTCGGGCCACGGTCGATAAGATCCCCTACGCAGAACACGTAGTCACGACCTTCTTCATACCCCGCAAGTTTCAGGGCATCCATCATCATATCGTACTCGCCATGAATATCTCCGATGAAGAAGATATTAGCATTGTCGGGTACGGTAACTGTTTCATGAACGTTCATTAATACCTCGTCTCTTCTTTATGTTATGTAGGTTCGCTCTTTGTGGTAAGGTTTCTATATGAGCCGTTTATTTTGTCGTAGAACTTACTCTTAGTAAACCCGTCATACTCCCAGAAAATAATAATTCGGTTATCGGTGGCTTTTGCCAGCTCAAAGCCTTTTTCTTTAGCCCAGCGAATGCAAGAATAGTCCAGCTCGCCTACTTTAACCGTAATCCCTGACAGTCCCTCTTCTACGTTGGAGACTATTGCTTTTATCAGTTCAGGTATCTGAGCTTTTTTAATGCTGTATGTATGAGCGCGGTTTATACAGGCCATTTTTGTTGCCCACCTTCTGTTTACGTAATCCATTTAGCACTCCACGTCGTCGTGTTCATAGCCATAGTTAGTGCAGGTGTTAGCTTCATCATCGTCCTTACAGAACGCAACGTAGCAGTCTACAACTTCCCAGAACGCTTCGTTGATCAAAGCATTTTGGTGGGTTAGATCTAATTCATCCCACTCTTCTTCGCTCTGGAAGTCCGTATGTACGTGAGCATCACAACCTACAGCGCCTAGAGATACGACAATAACTAACTCGTCATCTACCATTTCCACGTAAGCCTCTGCATACTCCCAGGCGGCTTCATTAACAAGCTGAGTCTTTACTTCGGGGTTGAGAGCTCGCCACTCTTCTTTTGTATACCCCAGATCAACGAAGGTAGTGCCGACCGCAAAACCGTTATTCAGGATAAGATATGCTTGCTTAGTCATTATGTAATCCTCTCTCAATTCAATATAAATATTATATCAAAATTTTAAGCATTTAGCAAGTAATAAAAAACCCCGGTCTCGTATTGAGCCGGGGTTAGGTATTATTCTTCTACGTAGTCGATAAAGTCTTGGATAGCTTTACTAACTACTGCAGAACGAAGGGTGGCACCACTCAGAATGTGATGTGCTTCTTCACGTCCGTTCTCCACATCCACCAGGACTACTGCGGGTACAGTGCGAAGGCCGAACTTACGTAGGGAATCTACGTCGTCCGTGCGTTTTTCAACGGGCAGGTTGAACTCAGCGGTGAGCTTATCAAAAACAGGTTCAAACTGCTTACAAGGGGCACAGTTAGAACCTTTAAGGAATACAATCTTCTTAGACATTATTAATACTCTCCAATAGTGTTTTCATTGTTTTTACGGTTGCGGTATCCAGGTCTAGCTTTTCTCCGAAAGCTTCCATTACAGCTTCCTGATACGGCTTTTTCAGACGACCCTCAGGCACTGCTACTTTTTTAACATCTCCTGCCTTAACCTTTGCCAAAATAGTGGTTAAAGTTGGCATGGAAAGTTTCTGGCCTTCAATGTTAACGCCTAGCAGTTCGGTTAGCGCATTGTTAAGGTCAATTCGGGTCATTTTCTTACCGTTGGACATAACACCCTCCGATTTCTTAGCAATTTTCTTAAACTCCGGTGACTCACGATCCCGCAGAGCTATATTTAACTCGTAGGGAGCTACTTTAAAATGCTCGCACATCTGAGTGTAGAATCTGTCCGACATTTTGTATCTCCTCTCTCGAATTTATAAATATATTATACGCTAAATCGAGCAGAAAGTCAATTGAATTTTTCATTAATCGCAGTACTTGCCTCGTCTTACGAAAAATAGTGTAATGGGGTAGACTGAGTACATCAACACAGGAGAAGTAAGAGTTAGGATAGACGTCACCCCTCCTGCGTACATCAGCGGTATAAATGCTAGCGTTATAGCTAGGACTATCATACCGAATAACAATGCCAAGGACAATGAGAAGCAATTCTCTAGACCTAACCAGAGCCAGCAAAACCCTGTCCCTCTCTTTTTCTCACATGGACAGCGAAACACACCAAAAATACCAAATACGAAATGTAGGAGCCATCTAGCAACCCTAGCTAAGCGTGTTCTGCGAAAATAAATGGCACCGCGTATTAAAATCCATGTTGCGGAAAAGAATACTATACCAAATTGAAATATCTTGAGTAGCATTATAGTTACTAAACTTGCAAACATAACCACCTCCTATTTGCTTGCTCCATACAAAGAAGGGGAGCCTAAAAGCTCCCCTTAATGTCACAGTAACTCTACGTGTCCGCCGTCATACGTTCCGCGTTGGATTTCATCACGGTAGTCGCCAGAGTTGTTCCAATCCGCTCCGAAACGAACGGCGATGTTCATTTCATTTGCGGCCTTTTTAAATGCACCGACAATAGCCCAAAATGCTTCCAAGTCGTTCCAGTCAATCTTACCATTGATATACGGAGCGAAATCAATGGCCTTTCCCGTAACGTGCTTAGACTTGCTAGGGTCTTTTAAAAATGAGGTGCCATTGGCAATATTCTGGGCACTCTGTTGTACAGTACGTCTGCCCTGAATGATGGTAAAATCGTGTGGTGAGAGTTCCAGAGCACGAATAGCCAGAGCCTTAAGTTTAGGATCTACAGTATCGAGCTGCTGGAGACTACGGTTTCCAAATCTGAAACTCATATTGATCTCCCTAGTGATCTCTGCGGTGATGCGCAGATTTTTGCCATATAGTCATTAAACATGCTCATGTCTTCGTCTAATAGTGGGTATTTCTCCCACGCGACGGCAACATATCCAGCGTAGATGTTATTAAGGTTAAAATATGGGCACGTGTACACATACTCGAAATTTGCACTCTTGAACGGTGGCAAGCCCGTTCCAGACCATTTCGATAAACCTCGTTTTTCCCTTGCATCAATTGCAAAGTTCAGACCGTCTAAATGCGCTCGGTAGAGCATAGACGTCTTGTCAACTGCTTTGTCGGATACATCGGACTTATCCAACTGAACGTTGCTTTCCCAAGCTATGATAGTTTGGTAATCATTTATAGCCTCAGGCTTGTATTTAACCACGAAGACGGCATCAGCTCGAGTCTGTGAGAATAGGATCATTGCCTTCTCTCGTGCCACATTTGGAAACTCTAGTGTGCGTTGTACTTTAACATCTTGTAGGACCGCCGAAGTAGAGAAAGTCTTTAAGTACGACATGACTTCACTCGTATTAGCTATAAAGAGGTAGATAACTAGACCAACCAGTAAGGTTAGCAAACGTTTAAGAAGAGAAGCTGGATCCTTCGCTTCTTGTAGTAACAGCGATATCAACTGTATAAATTTATCCATTAAGAACCTCCTCTAACCATTTATAATTATACCCTTTATTGGAGGAAGTTGCAATAAAAATTTATAGTTATTGCTCGGATCATACTTTGAGACAAATGTCAAGTAGAATTTAGATAAAGAAAAAGGCCAGAGCTAAAAAGCCCTGACCTACTTAGTTTTATTGACCCGCAGCCTTACGAGCTTCTTGCTCTCGGTGCGCAGCCATACGATCTACACGTTCGTTGATTTCTTTGGAGGTCAGCCAAATATCCTTACCACCTTCTATCATCTCAGTGATCTCTTCTAGAGAGAAGAACGGATAGTACAGGTCTAGCATCATATCCTCGAAGAAAGAGTTAAACTGATCAGCATAATGCTGGATCTCATTTTTTCCCTTACCATAGTGCGCACCACGATAAGTATGACCCATCAGCATAACGTAAGGGTGTACCAACCAGCCGTGGCAGGCTAGGAAGATTGAGCAGGCAGCTGATGCTGATGGCCCAACCAGATGCCCAATCACGGTTCCCTGGCAGTTCATGATAAGGTTGCACAACTGAACTGCTGTATCAACGTACCCGCCGGGACTATTAATATAAAGATTAAGAGTGTCTCCCTCTTGCATAGTTGCCAGAGTGACTGATAGGTCGCGGTAGTAGTCTACATCGACTATCGGCCCATCGAGATGATAGTGGTAAATATTATACTCTGCCTTAGTCGCCACCAGGGAGGCGAAGTAATTAGGAGTCTTATTGCCACCTTTCTGCTCTACGTTATTAATTTGTCCCATATTGTTACCTTATATAAAGAGAATCCTCTCGTCGCAAAACGCGTTTACATTTTTACGGAAATTTTCCAGTCCGTCAAAGTTATTTGTGACCACATCATCAATAAACTCCGGTGCAACACCTCTAGCAGAGGCATGAGTAGATTGAATAGCGTGGATGTTGTTAGGGGCGTGAACTTTAAGAATACTAGAGTTCTGCGCACCGGGGAAGTTCCGAACTAGAGCGGCTTCATTATCAAAACGAACATCAGAAATAATACTAATGTCAGCTTTAGTAGCTGTGATACGATCGACCACAATATTCAACCACAAGTTCTCATCCACCAGAGCGCGTCCTAACTCCGTGCCAACAAATTCTAGCATTTTACGAGGGGACGTGTATAATGGGTACAACGGGGTCTCACGACCTTGATAAAAGTCTGGGGCAGTCTTAGCAATCAACGGATATAGTGCTGACGCTTCAAACTGAGGCCAAACGTAAGAGAAATCGGCATACTTGTCGATACCAAAACGCTTCCAGACGTTAGCAGTACGCTCGAGGGCTTCCTGAGTCACCCAAAACCACTGCTTAATCTCTTTTGTCCTGCGCTCTGCCAGCTTTTCTGGCGTGACTCCAAGGATTACAGCCGCGAGTTCGTAAACTGGAGCTGCAAAACTGAATTTACTGATAGAATACTCCGGACCGAGGACTTCCCAGGCCCAAACCTTAGCCATGTCGGCAAAGGTGTCTTTGCCTGCGCCGGCATCACCAACTAATCCTAAAACGTATTTCATTTTGTTTCCTTATTGAACGGTTTGCAACGATATTCATTAAGTGACACGCGATAGGTACACGTTAATGCAGTCAGATTGGCAATGTAGGTGTAGACCTGCTCATTACACTTGCCCATTGTGATCCAATCCTGGTAAGGTATGCGAACATACACTTTCCCTTCTTCATTTATGAACTCAAAATTGAACGGGCAAGTCTGTAGGCTTGCTGGCCACGGTAGGTGTTGCGGCTCTATCCCCGTTACTGTGCTACTTGGGTCTGGCCGTTCTGCACACCCGGATGCGATAATTGCAGCCGAGAGCAGGAGTCCATATTTCCAGTTACGCATGAAAGTCTCTCCTGGAACTCATTAACTTTGTCTTTTGCCACTTTGGTAGCAAGTTTAGGTTTAGCGGCAACCACGCCCTCTTTGGCTCTAGCTGCATCCAGTTTATTAATACGCCCATCCAGATCTTCCTGGTTCTTAGCTAGGTTGGTTATGTAGGTAGTGGTGTTGCGATCTCGATTTCGAATCTCTGTTTGGAGATTACCAACTGTCTTTTCTAGTTGTTCATTACGGTTTGATAGGGACTGTAAAGAACTGGACATATCTGTTAGCTTATTGGTAATGTAGTAGGCACCACCGAAGGTGCCTGCTGCAATTGCCAGAAACAGAATTGCTCCAGTCTTACCGCTCCATATTCCTGAAAGAAACTTTAGCATCGAAGCCCTTAGCAATTAACCGATCACGATCAGACGTAGATTCGGTCTTTGGTTCCCCTTGACCCAGCACACCGAAGATATAGGATTCTAAGGTCTGGTGCCAGCGATACAGGTTTGGATCAATTTCCTGCCACGGGAAATCTTCCGCATGGAAGTTGAAATCAGTTTTAACGGTAATATTAACCGTTGGGTCTGTCTTAGACTTTGCAGCATCCCATGCCATCGCAATGGGCTTGTTGAAGGTCTCTAGGAACGCAGAAGCCGTAGCAGTTGCGTTACGCACATAAGCATCAATCTTTTCGATTGTATTAGTTTCCCAACCCAAACGGACGGATAAGCCCTCTTCTTCCATCAGTTCGATAACTTTGGCAGGCTCGAAGGTTTGGAAGTGATAGCCAATCCAGGTGTTACCACCGTTAGGGCGGTATGTATGATACCCGTATAGCCAACGCAAAGTACCGCAAATCAGAACCGGACGAATCTCTAGGGTTCCCACCTGGTGGGCCCCAAACTTACCGTTCTTCACAGTCTCAAACAGATTGGCATAGAAAATGATCTGTTCGAAATCTGCCGGTACATTCACAACCTGCTTAATCTCTTCCCGGTACCAAACGCGTTCTGCGTCGTACATGGTGCCCTGCAGGTCATATACATCTTTAACTTTAGAGATAATACGCATCTTTGTTCTCCTCTCATTTATAAAACCATTATACAACATTTTAAGCGAGAGTGCAAGTAATTTTTAAAAAAGAAAAGCCCAACACCTTTCGATGTTGGGCTTGGGTAGTTAGCGATTTAACGGGTGGTGTTCCACACAGTAATCGTTAAAGATCTTGGCTCGCTTGATACTATCCGGTTTATACTTAGCGAACGGGCCTTTCAACGCCCCCTGTACGATGAAGATGGCCTTACACAGTCTGCCGATGGTCTTGCGACTCATACAGCGGAGCTCTGCAGCATGCTTACCGTTACGAAGCTCTAGGATCTTATCGAAGGACTTCAGGACACTCGATGCGTCTTTGGCACCACCTTTTGCGATTATGGCTTCGATATCTTTACGGGTGGCAAACTTAGCCAGAAACTCGAAGGCTTTAGCTGACAGCAGCTTAGCAGAGTCCAGACCATGATTAATACCAACTGCCATCCACGCTGATACTGCCAGTATAAATAAAGTAAACATTTTGCTTCCTCAGTTTGTCTTTGAATTAGTTAAGGGTCAGCGACCAACTCACCACTTCGTTCATCGCGGGCACGACTCCGGATAGGAACAGGAAGGTGACTCCTATAACGGCCCTACCGTTATACGTGTGGATTCATGTTACACATCATCCGAGTCTTCTCTACTTCCCGTCGTGCTTTGCGACGTTGCCGCCGTAGTTTGTACTCATTTTCAATAACCTTATGAAAATGGTCATTGATGTTATCTTCTGGCAACATCAAACGAATTGTTGCCAACTGCTCGATCTGAACCCGAAGGTGGGAGTTAGGCATACAAAGCTCTTGCATCTCCACGAACCCGGATAATCCTAGAGCGGTCATAGAGGCTTTAGCGTATACTTTGTCCTCTTTTAGACTTAGCTCAACGGTTATCCGGTAGCGAGAGTCAAACACAGTACACCACTCCGAGGGTACTGCCCCGGCTCTTGCCCAGACTGAATAAGGGGCTTCCTCAAAAGCGCACTCTTCATTAATCCAGTCTAGGGTCTCTTGAAGTTTGGGGTGAAGATTACTCATCGCTATCATCCTCGTCTTCTACCTGACGACCATAGCGGTCCAGTGTCACAGCGGGCTTGCCATAGGTTTTGTTCGTGTAGATCTTAGTTTCCCCAAAACGGGTTTCAGATTTACGAAACTTACCAGCTTCTTTAGTAATCCCATTCGTTGTTACACGAACCCGCCCGTTATCAGAGATCTCTACTTTGTTACGCTCTGCGGCCAGAGATACTCCAGAGTACATCATACTGAATACGATGATTGCTGCAATTGAACGCTTACTCATAGTCTTCACCTTCGTTATCTTGTTCGTCAACTTCACCTTCGAGGTCTGGCTCACAGTCCCGGCAGATTTCCTCTATTTGGTTCTCCGCCCTTTCAAAAGCAGGACACCACCACCCACAATTCACGCACCGAAAGATCTCCATATCTTCCGCGGTCTGCCAAAAGAGATCTTCGATAACACCTTCGTGAAGATCATACCCGTTAGCCCCCAGCTCTTCTTCGATAACATTGAGAGCCTCAGTTTCGCTTACACAGGAACCTTGTACATACCCGTGCATTAACGGGCGGATAATGCTTTCAATACTTAGTTTGCTCATGAAGCTCTCCCTATCAATTTATGTAACTATTATATCGAAAAATCGCCTACAGTGCAACTGAATTTTTCAATACTTTGGCTTCGGCACGCTTTCTTTTATATTCGGCAGCTCCTTTTTCGAGTTCCGAATTAAGATAGTCAACCATGATATCCCACTTGCGATTTATCCAGTGACGAGTACCATAATGCGAGAACACTTGTACTGTATAATCTACCGGACTGGCGTCTTTGACGCTATACCAAGCCTCAGGACTAAACTGCTTGAGATCGTCCAGCTGGGGAGTAGGCATATCCAAAGCTTTTTGATGGTACAGTTTTGTCAGGTCAAATACTTTCTGCTGGTAACGTTCATGGTCACGATAATAACCAGAAAGACGTTCCACTAGCGATTGGGCTGCTTCCAGATTACGAGAGGTTACAACACAAATACGATCTGGCAACCCCTGCTCCATAAATTCATGTACTACACAATATCCGAGATCCATATTAACAGCTCCAGCTACACTTAGGACACGGGCAGGACAGTGCGTGTACGCACATCTTGCCGTTTTTATCAACACCAGTACCATGACATTTGGTACAGGCAGCATGTAAACACGTTGGTCTCTGCTCTTCGCTCAATTTCTTAATAAACGGAGTGCTTTCAACCAGTTTACGTAATTCTTCGGGAGAGTATCCCAGACCTGTAGTAATCATTTTCTACCTCTGCGTTTCGGAGTGGGCCAGGAATTAGTCTTGCCGTGGGTAACTTCCTGGCGGGAGCTACGTGGCATAAAGTTATTGCCAATAGGATGTTCGTGTTCCATTTCCCGAGCGTAGGATTCTAACTCTAGAAAGCTGGCCTGAGACTCTCGTTCCATTCTGTCTAGGTCAGCAAAGCCAGGAAGGCCACCAATGCCGCCATAGCCAATCACCATTATTTTCGGCACCTCGACATTACGTTCTTCCAGTCGTTTACGAACAAGTTCTATTGCTTCCCGAGCAATTTTATCGTCCATTGCGTTCCTCCTTCGGTAAGTAATCATGTAGCTCTACGTAAGAGATGTTCTTTCTTTCTTTATACTCTGGTTTACCATACATACCATGCACCTCTACTACTTTGGCGCGACGGGGGTTATTAAACATAACATTTCCCGGTATGACTACTACATCGCCTATCTCCGGGGAGTATTTCCAGTAATTAGGAACTCGGTAAACATAAGTTCTGTTACTGTTGGAAAACTTAATTCCAACGTGGCGAGTAGTTGAAGCCATGATATAGAGCCTTAGCCGCTTGACGTGGCATGTTAAGTTTTTCGGCCAGTTCAGACCAGAAGTCTTTGCCACTGACCATGTTGTATGCTACGATGTTCCCATCAAAATCTTTGAGACGCTCGGCGATTGCCTCTAGAGCTGGTCGGTTCTTCTCAACTTCGAGCTGGAACTCGTTCAGGCGCATGAAGTTACTTTTGTCACCTAGAAAACGGACGTAGGCTCCGGCCACGCCATCTACTGAAGACGCACCGCATTTACAGGTCTGCATCTGGTGGTCTACCAATTCCAGGGTATCGCGGCAACATTTTACGAAATATACAACTTTACTCATAATCATTATATCCTTCAACTGTAAACCAGCGTTTAACTTGTGTGAAGCTCACCCAAATGCCCTCATTTGCGTCGCTCCGTACTTTGTACCCTGCTCTACTATCGTGTAGTTCAACGAAGTAGATCTTACCCGGAGTGAAGTATTGAAACTTGTGACCCCCAACAATTTTATACTGGAGGCCAACTCCAGGAGTGAAGCGTAAGAGACTAGCTTTCACCATATTTCTTCTCCAAACGTTTTTCACGCAGTTCCGCTTTTCTCTTAGCTACACGTTCTCGCAGCGTGCCGTGTTCTTTCTCATAGCGCAGGTGATGCTTGTTAAAATCACGCTTCATACGAACGTTATGCCAGTATTCTTGACTAGCAATAAAGATAGCCGGGCGAGATCGTCTAGGAACATCGTACAGCTCGAACATGCGTGCCATTTCTTTATACTCGGCATGGTTCATAACACGATCGCCAGGAGCAATCTGATTATCCCAAACCCACTTTTCGTGATCCCAATCCGTATAGAACGCTCGGATAGTGCCGGGAATTACCTCGATTTCGTACCACGCTGTCTTAGACACACGATCGTGATACAGCCCTGGGCGGTTGAACACTGGGTTCCTCTCTTTTTCTCGCCAATCATAGAATGTACCGTCTAGTGCTTGCTCAACAGTGCGTCGAGTTGCCTTGCCCCAGATGTAGAAAGAATCAACAAGGCTAGAACGAAAGACTCGGATACCACGTAGAGATTTCCTATTCATTATTAGATCCCCAATGCGAGAAGATGATTAGACAGCTTATCCAGGGCTTCCAGAGCAGCTTTGTTGTTTTCTCTCAAGTTGCTAATAGTCTTTTGGAGGCTATCGATAACAAAGTCACGGACTGCTAATTCCGCAGCGATTGCGGACTTACTATTAAGCCCTTCGGCGGTCATTGCGTTGACGTGTCTGGTATAGTAACCGCCAGCGAAATCCAGCTCGTCAATAGCACGTTCGGCGTAATGCAATTCATTCAGTTCGTTAAGTTCGTTCATTGATTACTCCTTATCCATCATTTCTAGGCGTTCTTTGACGTATACCAGCCTGTTGTGTTGTTCTTTTGCTAATTCTGCTAACCTGTAGATATCCGCCACTAACTGCATTGTATGGTCGTCCATACCTTCGGGTGGGAGTGTATCTGCATATGCAGTACAGATAGCGATAAACTCTTCTGTGTTTTCCATTGTTACTTTCATCTTGGAAACCTCTCTCATCAATTTATAAATCTATTATACGGCAAAATTGGCATTTTTGCAAGTGAATTTATAAAGAAAAAGCCCCTCGCTCAAAGAGACAAGGGGCTTTTGTTTAGAGGTCAGGAGGTGCCTCAGTGTTCTTTTCTAAGGATTTTTGTGCTCTCAGAACAATCTGGTTTATTTGCTCCAGAGAGTCGAAGGAAAGTTGCAGGCCATGACCTTCATCGGTGGCTTGTATGAATAAAACTCTCTTAGAGGCGTCTACGAAGACTTGAAATTCTTGTTCCACTTTACTCTCCAAAAATAATTACAGGACACTGGTTTTCTCTGGCTATACGAGAGACGTAACCGTTTACGCTATGTTTAATAGCCAAGCTAGGCTCGTCAAACATGATGCAGCTGAATCGACGACCTATGCGGTAGGTTTCTAGCATGCTATACGTTGTAATTTTAACGTGAGGTTGAAGTTCATTATACTTCTTCTCTAGGCGTGCCATTTCACGGACACCGGATGCTACGTATACCGCTTGAATGCCTTTAAATACTGCAAACTCATAGGCTGTATTAATAGCCTCAAACGTCTTGCCAGTAGCTCGTCCCGGATCGACTGATAGAGGCCAACGAAGGTCAAGTTCTAGGAACTTGAACAGTTGGTTACGATCTATGTACATGCTGGCTCCTTAAACCAAACAATGCGAAAACCTGTCTCGTCCTCTAGAGCCTGTACGATTTGCTCTAGTGTCAGAACCTTATCGGACGAGAATGTCCAGAGAAACTGTTGGAGTTCATTCCAAGACTCGGCCTCCATAATCGGAACACCGATTTCCTGGCCGAAATAATCATCAGTACCACGAACGTCAATGCGACCACCGGCATATCGTTTGGCAAATACTTTTCGAGTTAGTTGCCCGCCATCTGCAAAACGATTCGGCTCGGTTACTTCCGTATACGGAATACCCATACGGATGTACCAATTGTTGGAGACTGGCCCCATAAAATTGGTGCTATAAGTGATCATGATCACTCCTTTAAACTGGCAAACCCCAGGAGACTCGAACTCCTACTGCACGGTTTTGGAGACCGGCGTGCTGTCCAGTAACACTCGGGGAATAGAATTAGCTACCGTGGTAGACAGATACTGTCTTGCCATTCTGATTCATAACGTAGGCTACCTCATCTTCTTTCAGGAAGATATGCTGATCAAGACCAGCAATAGAGATGCTCTTCTGCTTAGGATTAAACCCAACGCTTGAACCATCGTGAATTTCTTCGCCACCGTTAGGTGACATTACCTTAACTGTTAACATTTGCTTCTCCTATAGTTTGCCATCTCTGGCTGTTAAGTGACGTCCTAACTATTATAGAGTCGAGTTCCAGGCAGACGTCGGCACCCCGGACTACATTGGCTCTAGAACAGCAAATAATTTAAGAGCTAAACATACTAAGACGCAGCGCACGTACACGATCTACGCAGGCTTCCATCTCAGCTAAGAGTGAGAACACTAGTTCTGCATCAAAGGCTTTCATTGTTGTACCTCTCAAGTAGTATCGATAAAATGGCCTTACCGGCTCCCAGTTCCTTGTTTAATTCCCCGCAACGTCAGGGGACGGTCATTTTACCGAATTTGGAGCGACTAGGGGGAATCGAACCCCACTCAGTACCGCTTGGAAGGCGGACGCTGTAACCCGTACAGTTAATCGCAAATTATTTTATTACGCAAGTGCAACCGCCCGAGAATATAGACCCATAACACTTGTCGCACATAATGTCTTCTATTTTAAGAACTTTAAATCTCATAGAGAGTTATTACCTGTAGTAATATTTATGGTGCTGGCTTCCGGAATTGAACCGGAATTTAACGACAATGTAAACTTAATCACACTGTAACCATAACCAGCAAAAATGGTGCCCCAAGTAGGAATCGAACCCACGACCTACCGCTTACAAGGCGGTTGCTCTCCCGGCTGAGCTATTGAGGCAAAATTGGTCTCCCCTAAGTGATTTGAACACTTGACCTGACGCTCCCAAAGCGCCCGCTCTACCAAACTGAGCTAAGGGGAAAGAATATGGTGGGGTTGCTACTTAAAGCGTTTCACGTACCATCATTGCTCGTTCTGCTTTAGAAGACTATGACAGCGGAAAAACCCCATTATAGGGTATACATACGGTTTAACACTTCAGCATTTGGCCTCATAGACTCCGCCTCTTTTCGAAACTGTTCATCCAGTAATTCTAGACGTTTTCTAAACATGTCCTTGTCCTTTTCGGTCAGGACGATGTTTTTGGATATTTCAAATAGTTCCTGAAGTGTCATAGTTTGGTACCTCTGGAGGGACTCGAACCCTCAATCATTTAAGCGCCACGTTTTAAGCATGGTGTGTATTACCAGTTCCACCACAGAGGTAAAAATACGTTAGCGCAGCTCTAAGCCTTGGAAGTAGCGAGGGAACGGAGAGCCTACTTCAAAGCTGATGCCCCAGTTGAGTTCCACCAGCTCTGACTTATCCAAAAGCAGATCATTGCCTTCAAAGATGTAGCCGTATACAGTTGGGAACATCGCTGCTAGATCTTCCATATTGGAGTAAGCATCATGCTCTTCACGGAATTGCTCAAACTCTTCAAAGAACTTCTCAAGGAAGAACTCCGGTACAATGAACGTTACAACGTCAGTGCTGTCATCAATACGATAGACCGTTGCCTGGAATAGGCCGACACCGACCAAGTTGATAGCAGGAGTAGTAAAGATATCCATTATTAATATACCTTGATTAAAGTATTGTCGATGGTGTTCAGGAACTTAACTGCCGCATCTCTATTAGAGAATGTCTCCAGCACGATAATGTTGTTCTCAGGATCACCGTTACGCACTCGTATCTGGTACGATACAATCACTTCCCAGCGGAACCATAAAGCTCGTGGATTATATCGCATAAGAATTTTTTGATTCATTAGGTAAGCCCTCTCATTAATTTATATTATTATATTATAAATAAGAGCGTTTAGCAAATGAATTTTTCGAACTTTCGGGAAAATGCCACCCTAAGTCAATGCCACTACTTGAGACGTTATAGGCATTCTATCTCAAGTTGTCTGCCCCATTGCTTTCAGTGATTTCTGCACGCAGAAATTCTTCTTGACTGGAGGACTTTACCACGTCAAACGGCCGGAAATCGGTGGCTTATTTTATCCTGTCACCCATCACCTGCTTGTCTGAGTTTAATCAGAGAGCCTGTAACGGGCTACTTGGGATTTGGAAGTATCAGTTGGATTCGAACCAACGCACCGGCTAACCTAGAGATCACCAGACGTTTCCAAGTCTGCTCACTAACGGCCAGCTGCTTTACCGTGAGCCTTAGGACTATTCAGCTCCATAAGCTATTGATACTATTAATTTGGTGCAACCGGTTCGATTTGAACGAACGACCCCTGGACTTTCAAACCAGTGCTCTCACCTCGCTGAGCTACAGTTGCGTAATTCATGCCTGCTCCTTTGAATCAAGAAGTCCACCCCGGTCTTTGGGTCTTTGCAGTACATCACGCTGCTCTGATGTTTGGTGGAACTTGGGAGACTACGTGTTACTCCCCTCACAGACCGGGATTCCCCGCTATCCATGATGCTTAACCGATTAGCTGAAGTCCCATAATGTGGTAGACCGCCCGGGACTCGAACCCGGAACCTATCGCTTAAAAGGCGAGTGCTCTAACCATTAAGCTAGCGATCTAAAATAGTGTTTACTTCCCATACATGAGCATAGCAGCTTTTCGATACTATATGGGTTTCCGCTTCTGTTAAAGCGGCTTCAAATGTATCATGTAACGTTGTACCTTCGAATTTAATACTTGAATCTCCCGTTTGGGACTCTCTTGTTACAAACGCCTTATACTTAATCATGAGTACCTCTGGTAATTGGAGCACCATCATGGATTTTAACCATGCTGCGAGGGTTTGCAAGCCTCTGCCTAGTCACTCGGCCAATGATGCATTGTTTAATTAGGGCGCACCGGAGTTCCACCGATTGCTAACGCTTCACCGCAACCTAAGTCGCTGTTCTTACCCTAAATTGGCGGGAGAGGTGAGATTCGAACTCACTGTCATTCGCTTAACAGGCGACCGCCTATACCACTTACTGCTTCTCTCCCAAATAGATTTAACAACCAAAGCGCTTTCGTCCATTTAAGCTACAAGGCCTTTATGCCGCCTGTTGCGTACGCGGGATTCGAACCCGGATCTCTTTGATTGTCAAAATTGGTGGGGGAAGATGGAGTCGAACCACCCGAGCCGCAATGGCAACGATTTTACAGACCGCTCTGCTACCACTTACAGAATATTCCCCCGTATTTGAAGAAGCTCTCGTGAGAACCTCTTCAAATACCTCGTCGAAACGAGATATTTGCTAACTTATTGTGACTAGGGCTGACCCTTGTGTCCGAGGATACCTCTAGACGGTCATTTCTCTTAGCCCAGAGAGAAAACTAGCTTTGGGTGTTTCGGGGTTACTCCTTCTCGGTTCTACTGTTAACCCTTATTCGAACTACATACCGAGTTATGAGCGTACTCACTAGTTTAAATTGGCGCGGCTAACGGGATTCGAACCCGTGGCTCCGACGTGACAGGCCGGTATGTTGACCGCTGAACACCATAGCCGCTTAATTTGTTATTCCGGTTCGTACTCCATCAGATCATCTGACTCACATGTCGGACACTCCCAATGGCATTCACTTAACTCACCGCAATCGGAACAAATGTATAACTTAACTTCATCTTCCATTTGCTTTTCCTCTTTCGTTTCAATATAAATATTATACTAAATTTCAGGGTACTAGGCAAATGAATTTTTCATTAATCGTCTTCTTCGTCCCATGAGAGGGAGTGCATGAAGATCGGCAGAACTGTAGGTTCTACGTCAAGCGACGGGTAGAAGTAAGTTTTACCTTGAGACAGGTCAATGAACGTAGGAGTTCTACCCTCCTGCATGTGTTCATCAACCTTGTCTAGGGCGTCGTTTAACAGTTCGAAGCAGTCAGTATTCGCTCCGCAAACAACGATGAAATCCATTAACGACCCCCGTTCGGGAAACCGGAGGCAAGCAGGAAGCGAACAACGTCTTCCAGCGACGGGCCATCGCCATCTTCTTCTTCCAGATGGAAAGGCAGAATAGCGTACTGCATGTCAGCTGGCGCTACCGGGGTGAAGGTAGGCTCTGCGGGAGCTTCCGCCATGAACACTGCGGTTCCGTCAACCAGACGATCGATCGCTTCACAGACTTCTAGCTGTTCTTCGATCTTGGCCTCGCGTTCGCGCATCAGGGCCAGCATCTCAGTGCGATACTCCTCAATACGACGGTCTAGAGACTCGATGTTGTTGGACAGGTTGTCCTGAACAATCATCAGGCGGACTACAGCAGAATTTCCATTAGTAGGACGTGTGTACATAGTATTTCCTCAGTTAATTGTTAAATAAAGTCACCGGTAGAAACTACCAGTTTAATGCTTTTACGGAAGATTTCTTTGTGATCGCCTTCGGCTCGATGCACCATAATGGTGCCAACCAGTTTGTTAATCTCAATTTCTACATCTATGATACCGTAGGGCATAGCATGCTCATCGGTAAGCCTAGTCCATAGTTCTGGCTGAAGCGTACAGCTATAAAAGACCATCCATTCGTGATCTCCGTCCCATCCGGCCCAATCAACCACCAGTGCAGATTCAATACCAGTTGCAGTAATCTTTTCCATTTGCTAACTCCTCTCATTAATTTATGTAACTATTATACAGTAAATAAGAGCGTTTAGCAAATAAATTTTTGAATTATCCGCTCCGAAGAGCGGTAATCCAGGCTTGCAGCTGTTAATTGCACTTGGTTTGAAGTTGTCTAAGACATTAACTGAAGGTTGATAGCCTTCCCGTTTCTGCAATTAACAAATCCCAACTTGTTTTTAACGTGGATGCTTGGGTATTAAAGGAACCACTACGTTACACACTAGGGCCGATTGCCGGAACCTAGTCACTAACGCTAGGGCAATGACCGTCTAAGTCCCTAGATTCGCCATTTATACTCCTGGACGGCATGGAGTCGATTCCCTAGACTTTTACTCAGCATTGCGCCAAAACCTGTAAAGGTAAGGATGGGGTATTCTTACGAATCTGGGATCATCCCCATCAGAAATTACAGCTTCTCGGACGTTTGACGGCCCTGACCGAAGTCTCACTGTAAATTGGTACTTGCTGCTGGTTTCGAACCAGCTACCCTCGCCGTGTAAAGACGATGCTCTACCGATTGAGCTAAGCAAGTATTTGGTGGTCAATAGTGGACTCGAACCACTGTAGTCTCACGTATGAAGCGAGTGCATAAACCATCTCTGCCAACTGACCTTATTTGGTACTCCGAACTGGACTCGAACCAGTGACCTAACGATTATCGGTCGTTTGCTCTACCAACTGAGCTATCGAAGCATTATTGTTCTTGCTGACGGACGCAGATTTCCTCGTCCGGGTGTATTTTAGCGATCCTAGCGTCTTCCTCGGCTTCATTGTAGGTGTCGTGAAAAGCCGGTGCCAAGAATACAATCTCTTTTGTGTGGGTATTAATTAGCATACCTTGATAGCGAGTCATAGTTACCTCAACGTTTACCATTACGAGGTGCTCCTGGACGTCTAGCAGCCTCTGCCATTCGTTTCTTGATTTTAGCAATGTTCTCTGGTGTTTGTTCTGACTTGCGTAAGCCAGTCACATTACACCAGCTATCACCATCCCAAGAAGTGATTAGCATTACTCCAGTACCTAGTACTCGTTCTGTGAAAGAGATTTTCATCATCTTCTCCTAGAATTGGATGCTCCGGCAAGATTCGAACTTGCGATCTCCAGCTTATGAGACTGGCGAGGACGGCCTCTCCTCTACGGTGCAATTGGCAGGGGCAACAAGAATCGAACTTGTGACCTAAGGCTTCAGAGACCTCCGCTCTACCTACTGAGCTATACCCCAATTATGCGCACTCTGCTGAGTACAACGTTGTGTCTAGGGCCAGAACATAAATGCTTGCATTTATGGGAGGCGGCTAGAAGAGGGATGTGACCCAGAGGGCTAACCTCGTCACTCTCAGCAGAGATTTTATGGTACACCATCGAGGAATCGAACCTCAACCATAGAGTTCGTAGCTCTATATTCTATCCATTAAACTAATGGTGCAGTAATCTGGAGGGATATCTTGGATTCGAACCAAGATAGACTCGATCCACAATCGAGGTCATTATCCAGTTATGATAATATCCCAAATTTGAGCACCATCGAGGGCTGATCAGACCTCCACAGATAGAATGTACATCGCACACATTATCTGGTTAGACCGCGTATTGGTACGTTGCACTTCGTGCAGCATATTATCCCAACAGGCGACTCATCGAACGATGATGCTCAAATTTGGTGGCCCTAAGAAACTCTTCCCACTTACAACTAGTTGATTACTTCTGGATTTTCGCCCAGAAAATTCTCTAGAAAGGGGCAACCGTTACTCGTCGGGCCATTGTGAATGGGCTGGTCTCTCAGCCCCGGTTACTACTTGATCCTTACGATCTGACGGCAACCACGTGCAGCGACCCTTCATATATTGTATAGTGCTCAGAAGGTCATTAGAAGCACTACAACTTTCGTTGTTTGGCGGAAAACGTAGGACTTGAACCTACATACCCTTACGGATACATCATTAGCAGTGATGTGTGGCTACCAATTTCACCAGTTTTCCAGTTATTTGGCGGAAGAGGGGAGGGTCGAACTCCCAAGGCGCTATTAACGCTCGGCTATTTTCAAGACAGATCCCGTCGCCAGCTATCGGGTTGCTCTTCCATTAAAATAAGATGATGCCTCGACTACACCGGGCTTGTTAAGCCCCGCCAGGGTTCGAACCTGTTAAAACAGTGTTTCCGCCAGCCGTAGGTTTCACTGACCATCAAATTTGGTAGGGATGGAGGGGGTCGAACCCACACGGATATTTCACCACTAGAACCTAAATCTAGCGCGGCTGCCAATTTCGCCACATCCCCATTTGTTTGGTGGAGGATAACGGATTTGAACCGTTCTGATTCCCGCATTGCAAGTGCGGTGTCCACTCCCAGCAGACCCATCCCCCAATAATTTGTTAAGGCAATTAATCCGGTGCGCGTAATACCCTAAGCAATTAGCCATGCGAGGATACCCGCTCTTCACAAATACGATACACTCTACGCTTACCAGGCGTTTCGGAGAGCCACTCCGCTATTCTTGCGAACCCTCAGTACAATGACCGAGCAAGCTGCAAGCGTGTTTTTTGGTTCCGACTCAGTATCAGATTAATTCCTTAACAAACTATATAAATATTATATCAATTTGTTAAGCATTTAGCAACTGAATTTTTCAGTAAATTTGGTACTCCCGACGGGGTTCGAACCCGTGTTCCCACTGTGAAAGAGTAGTGTCCTAACCAGCTTAGACGACAGGAGCATTTTAAATTTGGCAAGGGAAGGAGGAGTTGAACCTACCGATCTCGGAGTCAAAGGCCGATGCCGTAACCACTTGGCTATTCCCTTTCAATATAAATATTATCTCAAATTCTAGAGCATTTAGCAATTGAATTTTTCAAGTATTTTGGTAGTGACCCGGCAACGCAGGTCACTATGCAAACTACTCGCCGTGATCTACACGAATGAGTGGACAAAGTTTGTCCTTCTTATAGATTCGCATCTTCTGGTAGATGTTACCGAAGCGAAGCTCTTCATCACGAGCGTTATACTCTTTCTGTGCCCTTTCAAAGGATTTACTCGCGTTCCATTCCTGGATCCGATCCCCTATCTTAGCGCAGGCCCAGCCGATCCCAGCTATCGCCAGCAGAATCGCTACTATCGTAGATAGTCCTGCTAGACTTAACCCTACAAGCATGTACCAGGGAGTAATTCCCAGCTCAAAGGTGAGACCCAAGAACGTAGATAAGATACTTCCCATCCCCAAGGAGAAGAGTACAGCAATAGCAGTTACGCCAATCTGTAGCAGGAAATACCACACTGAGTGCCAAAATAGGCTACACAAGGTGACTCTGTTGTCGTTCAGCCGATAGGTGAAAGACGCGGAAGAGAAATTAAGCCACTTGTAGAAAAAACCTTTACGTTTAATATTCAGCATATTTAGCCTATTACTTGAGTTGATTGATTAGGAAAACTTGTAGCGCGATAATGAATGCGGCATAGGAGTCAGAGCCTTTACCACCTTCGTTCTCATTAACTTCTTTTAGTAGGGCTTCAAAAGCTGCTTTGTGACGCTCATAGTGCCCTCTGACTGTCGGGCCAGCATCCTCTAACATGCCTAAAAGCATATAGTACTGGGTTTGTAATTGGGCGTCCATTAGTCCTCCCACACGATTTTAATCGAGAGAAGACGATTTACAGGAATGACCAGCATAGTCTCAGACCGTTTATTAAGGATTTCCAGGATATCCCCATCACGATGGAGCAGACGTTTAGGACTGATATCTGTTACTGTGGACTCTAGGACGATACCACTGTCATCCACGAAGGATACGATTGCGTTTTTAGTAGACATTTTAGTCTCCTGTTATGAAATTGGTGGCTCCCGGAGGATTCGAACCTGCCTACCTTCCGCTTATGAGGCGGGTGCTCATACCCAATGAGCTTGAGAACCTGAGAAGGGCTATTTCTAGCCCTTAGTTATTTATACTGCTGCTTCATCTTCCGGAGTGCCTTCCACCGGAGGTTCTTCAGTAGGGGTATCCCCGACCGGAGTGTCTTCAGTTGGAGCATCTTCAACCGGCTCAGGATCTTTCACGAAGCCTGCTTCTTCATCAGAGATCACATACAGATCCTGAATATCCTCTGTATTGATCATACGAGCTACGCTACCGTCTTTATAGAATACGGATTTAGTGCCCTCGTTGCGAGCCATGTTCGCATCGATAACCAGCTGAGTGAGAACCCCTTTCTTTAAATATTCAATTTTGTAAGCCATTTTATCCTCTACTTTCTCTTTGATTTAAAGAACTATTATACAAAATTTCTGACAAAATTGCAAGAAAAATTTTGTAGAATCAATCTCAGTCTGCGCCCTGCGGGCTTTTTACCGCTGCCCACTGAATATTACGTGTGGGCAGCGATTAAAGTGGTACTCCCTACAGGATTCGAACCTGTGACCCACGGTTTAGAAGACCGTTGCTCTATCCTCTGAGCTAAGGAAGCATTAATAAAGTTTAAGTGTTTTGACAACCAAATCATGAACCTGTTCAGAATACCGGCCAACGCTCTTATGCAGCGACTCTTTAAACTCTAGAGTGCGCCTGGCGATTAGCTGTTTCTGTTCAGGTGTCAGATTAGGTGCTGGACGCTCATACGGAGGAGTATGCACAGATGCCACCATTATTATACCTTGATAGAGTTTTTGAGACGATCGCATTCAGCAGCAAACTGAACGTTTAGGGTTTTGATTGCGTCCGTACACTGATCTATTTGTTTGTCTAGGGCTTTGATAAGTCCCAGCTTCACCATATCGTAACATGGTTTCATCTCGAAAGTGTAATCACGAGTCTGGCTTCCACACAGATCAAACGTAAGATCTCCAGCGCGTAATGTAAAGCGCTGTTGCGTACCGCCACTGATGATTTGTTTAGCCTTAGTCAGCTCACTACGACGAGAGACCATAGACTGAATATCAGAGCGTATCTTAGTTAACATACTTAAATCGTTCATATAGACCTCGTCAATTAGTATCTTTAAGAACTCTCGTAAAAGCTCTTAAAGATACCGCCAGTAGCAGGGGACGAATCCCCCTATTAAGCGTCTCATTGGTACGCACTACTGTCAGACATATCTTCCAGTTATAGTCAGGGTGACTAATATAACCCCACATAGTCTCCACAGCGGGGCACACTCCAAACAGGGGCACTTCTAGCCTGTGTAAGGGTGCTATAAATAGTGGTTATGCTTTCGCTCGGGGTGACTCCGGTCATGACTCCATTGTCACATGCTTACACAGGGTATACGAGCTTCCGCGGAGCTGTATACTCAGCCGTGTCCCACTTAGGTCTCGGAGCGACCGTTTGTACGAACGGTTATCCGAATACTCTTTCCCACTTAGAGTCAGGCGAGATCCCACCTCGCCAAAGTTCATACGATCATCATGCCGTATTTAAGGACTAGTTTTGGCACTTCTGGAGAGCCATCCTCCACGCGGTCTGTTAAAATCACACCTCCGAATTTTCGATGTGAAGTTTTGATAGCTTGAAAAACGACTCCTCGTGGAGGAAAAACTTCACTATCTAGGCTACCGCCTAAAGTTCTTCTTTTGATTTGGGCATATATCAGGTAAGGGTAGCCAAATCAGCATCCTAGTCCTTCGTGGTTTAGCTGTTTCGTTCCCGCGAGTCTCCCAAGTCTTTCCCTGGGAGGGGAGGAGGTACTCCAGCAGCGAGTGGTTCGCCAATAGAACCATCAGTTATCTAGCTCTTTCCGACCGCAGGATTCGAACCTGCACTTTCCGCATCTGGGGATGGCTCCCCGCGTGCAGAAGTCTACCAATTAACTTAGGACGGCAGTGTTGCTACATAAGTGATTTCGACACCCCACTATGGCGGCAATAACCAGCACCAGACGCTATACACATGTCTCCAATTTGCAGCCTAGGCAGGTCAGTGTGGGAGCTATACGAGTTTCTCAGGCTCAGTTCCCCACCTCTCCGGCAGGCCACGCACCATGCTTCATTCTGGTCGAACAAGTTAAAGTGAGATTCCACCATTTTCTATAAATCAGGAGAAGAGTTTACGAGACTCCGGGGACAGCTCCCGAGTTTTACAAGAGATCTCTAACCTACGCCCGTCCAATACGCTCCCTGGCCGGTATCCGGACTGGATGCACGAACTTTGTCAGGTGATCACTCTTAACTCACCGATTCTATTCAACGAATCTTAATGCTCGACGAGTCTTACATTAAAACAAGTTCAGCGTAATCGGCCCGCTGTTCTCTCTAATTTATGAAACTATTATATCAACTTTTTAAGCATTAGGCAACTGAGATTTTAATTTATAGAACACATGGTTGCCAATTTTACTTGTTCTTTTGAAGTCCTTGTCTTTTGTCCAGTAAGGTTTAGTATCTTTACTGTGAAAGTACAAGGCTCCCTTCGTCGGATCTACTGGAAGATCCATATAGTAAACTAGTCTAGCTATCTCTTTAGCTTGTTTCCACTCTTCGTCTTTACGATCTAGTTTCTGTTTCTTTTTACCAACCCAGCTGAATTGCCCTGGTTGATAGACTACTTTACAATATGTGGACGGGAATTTTCCATAGTTAACACGATTTTTCGTTACTTGTGCAACTGCGGTCATTCCTTTAACTCCTTCCCCTCTAGCTTCAAAGTACGCATTTTTAGCTATGCACTCTATCTCATGCGCATCAATCTTTGCCTGCGCATGGAAGCTGGTGAGGATGGAGATCATTAGAATGGCTGCTTTCATTATTTCTCCTTTACTCTTTGATTCAAGAATAATAGTATATCAAGAAATCAGCCATTTAGTCAAATCAAATTTTCAATTTCGATTCGATAGTTTTAATACAGTACGCTTCTACCAGGGCGTCAAACACCGGATCATGTTTCGACGGATAGACCCCCTCAGGAATCAGGTTGTAACGCTCGATTACGTCGTGTGCGTAGATTTCAGCACAACGTACCAATGCTTTCCAGTCTCCTCCAAGAGCCTCGAAATAGTCACGCGGGTTACGGGCGCTAGAGATATCCCAGAACTTCCACGGAACGATTGCAGGATCAGACGGAGAGAAGACATTAGCCTGAGCCGCCACTGTTTCGTAAATAGACATATCGAACTGCGGGCCATTACCGTAGTGGCGCAGGGAACGAGTGTCGATACCTTGCTCATCGATAATGCCTTCGATTACCTGTTTTGCCTCTACGAACGGGCAGATCAGATCCATGAACGTATGCTTGGATACCGGTGACTCATGAGTCGGGTTGCAGACCAGAACAGTAGACTCGCCGTCTTTAGCGTTCAGAGCTTCAATAATGGACAGCGACGGAGCACTACCAGCACGAGCCTCATTCATCCAGAATGCAATAGTTCCGGCGGACACCTTAGCACCAAGGGCCAACTGCTGGGCAACGTTAGGAATGCCTAGAACGATATAAGGATCTAGCGATAGATCTTTCATCAGTACGAAAGCGAAAGACGGCATAGCGATAAAGGTGCTCTTGCAGTCTCCCGGAGTTCCCAGAGATTCGATATCGCAAACAGAGATCCAGCGGTCTTGTAAGTTTTGCATATTGTTTCCTTTGTTATTAAAGTTGCTTCTAGATGTGCTACCACATTTAGAAGCCACCTCCGGTGGTGGCTTAGTCATATCTTCGGACACATCCCAGTTTTCTTCCATAGACGGCCAGTTAGCCGCCCAATCTTCGAGTTCTTCGTAGCACGAATCCATCAGTTCCCGGGAGTTGACCCTAGAGTAATCTAGGGCCGACTTATGTGTCGCTGCACGATTGAAATCGTTTTTAGCTACAAAATTTCGCATTATGCCTTCTTAGCGGGTTTGCGTTTTTGATTACGGGGTTTATTTGCCTTGCCCGTAAATTTAATACCTACGCCGTAGCACAGAGCGCGAACATTCTCACGGCTGTACTCGCAGCCAAAGATATTCGGCTTGACGCTACCGAAACGGCCCTGGGTCTTACGCAGGACTTCTTTGGTGTCCGCCTTATCCGGCGTACTCCAGCCAACGATCTTCGAGACGTAGCCAGAGGTAGAACCCTTAGTTACCGGCTTTTTACGACGCGGGGCCGGTTTGCTTACAGCTGATGCTGCTTGAGTATCAGTCGGATGTTTACGCAGATGACGCTCCAGACGTGCTTTGCGATTCGCTTCAGTTTTGGGAAAAGTTGCAACTTTGGTTTCTACTGCTTTTTTAGAGGTCTGCTTAGCCATGATTTATTTCCTTTGTTTTGATTGGTTTCGTTAATTTATGAATCTATTATACGTTAATTTTTAGCGTTTAGCAACTGCGTTTTTTCATTTTCATCTACAAGCTCATCGAAGATGATGAACTCGTACCTGTTACCGCCCGATGTGCTTCGCTTGCTCTTCCGAGCTGATGTACTGGTACCCGCCTTTGTTGTACGCCGGGGCGGTACAGAGTTTCTTTCGCTCAATTTCTTTAAGAGCGGCTCGTTCTCTTTCAGCCATCTCAGGATCCAGGATTTCCCGTGCCTGCGGTCTTGGTGGTAGACGCGTAGAGGGTTCCCCGATTTTGACGCTTCCAGAAACGCGGCGTAGAGATCGAGCTGGTACTGTGGTACGTTTGGGAACAAATCCCTCAAATCTGGTGCCATTATAATTCATCTCCACCCCTCAGAGCTTTCCACTCCGCTTCAAAGATTTGGGCTTCCATACGTGCGATTCGCAGTTTCATTACTACTCGATCCACACCAGGCTCCATCAGGAGCACCTCATATTTCATTTCGCTAACTAAGCGGCGTAAATTCTCCAACATCACATATCCTCCATTTCCAGTTCGGTCATGCGAACATTTAGCAGGTTATCTGCAGCCTCATTACCTTCTACACCGGAGTGACCCTTAACCTTAACGAAAGTTGGGATCTCATTATGGTTGAGACGATACTTCTTGAGTTCGTCAATAATCCACTTCCACTGGTCTAAGTTCAGAGGTGTATCACCATCTGCCTTCTTCCAGCCTTTACGTTCCCAGCCCCAAACCCAGGACTCACAACCATTCTTAACGTAGGTTGAGTCCAGATAGATTGTCATTGGTCGGCCAGGGTTTTTGTTAGACCATAGCAGAGCCTCTAGGACTGCTTGAAGCTCCATCTCGTTGTTAGTTGTGTTGCGTTTGGGAGCAGACTTGGTGCCGATTTGCTCTTCGCTGGAGTTGTAAACTACCATAGCCCAAGCACCAACATTGTCTACGCCACGAGTATTACCGCGGCAGCCGCCATCAGTATAAACATGAAACATTATGCGTGCCCCCAGGAAATGGTAATTGATTCAGTATCACGTTGGTCAAACGGATGATTTACTTTTACTTCATAGCCCGCGTCCTTTAGATCTTCCATAATCTGAGACCGTGCGGTGATAGGCAGACCATTCAATGCGTAAGAATCTACTTCTGTTTTACCTGAGGAAGCTGATCCATCAATATTTGATATAATAGATCTGCGAGCTGCTATAACTGCCATATCGTTAGACCTTTTGGCTTTAGCTGCCATTGCTTTTGCATCAGTAAAAGACATATTTATTTCCTCTCTCAAATTTATGAATCTATTATATTAGAAATTCACGTGGTTTGCAAATGAATTTTTAATATAAGTGGCCCGAAGGCCACCTTAGTTATAGTAATTTAGCTGGAGGAACCAGTAAATTACTGTTATAGTCCCGCTTGGCTGGAGGGTTTTCTTTAGGTGGTTTAGGGGCAAACTGACGCATTAGTGCGTCCATGCCCTTGTATTTTACCATCCCTAGGATAACATCTATGTGTAGTCCTGAGGATTGAACCAGAAACTTCAGCTGAGACTCCTCCCTTTCGGAGAAGGTTATTTTGGGGCGTCTGTTAAATAATCCCATAAGTCCTCACGCGGTGAACGGATATGCAATAGGGTCATGAGACTTATACCCCACGATTTTAAAGTCGTCCTTAGAAACCCAGGTGAGTACGTCCTCTAGGGTTTTTATTTCCGGGTTGATCTCTAGACGAGGTGCCGGGAAAGGTTTGCGGTCGAATTGACCATGTTCCATGAGAACCTTGTACTGATTCTCATAGATGTGCATGTTTACTATGCGCTGGTTTGCTCTGATTGCCCGGTTCCCTGTGATCTGGGCCATAAGCGCAAGAAACGTGTAGCATTGGACCATGTTAAAGGCTTGTCCCAATAGGAAGTCATTGGATCTCTGGAAGGAGTCGAGATACAGATTTCCATTGAGTAGCGAGAACTGGTGGGTATGCATGCACGGTCGTAGGCATCCTTGATCAAATTCGCCAGGGTTCCAGAAGGTGAGAATCTCTCCGCGGTCATCAATGCCTCGTCGTAAATTCTCATAGATCTTATAGAGTTGGTCAAAGTGGGAACCATCCGGTCGAAGCCACGTTCTGCCCTGTACTCCATAGACTCTGCCCATATCGTCGGTTCCCTTTCTGTTAGGGTTGACCAGCCACGCCTCGTTTTCATTGGCGTTAGCGTTCCACGTATTGCAGCCGATAGCACGGAATTGCTCTGCGGAATCATATCCTCGCAGATATCCGATAAGCTCCATGATGGCCTGAAGGGCATACGCTTTACGAGTTGTGATAAGTGGGAATTTCTTTCCGAGTACATCATATTCAAAGTTTGACCCTATTACGGTTAAACAACGAACCCCCGTTCGAGGGTTCTCCAGCCAGACACCTTCTTCGAGAATGCGTTTGCCTTCATTAATATAGTGAATCACAGATAGACTCCTTCCATAACAAAACGATAGCGCTCATTTTCCCCAGAAGCTACATGAGTTACTACAGCATCCGGAGGAGTGGACGTAAGTATCGGGTGCTCCAGATACATAATGTGGTCTAGGCTTGGTACTGTACCAGCCTTGGGATAAATAGTGGAGCGATAGATCGCATCCAGACAGCCCATAGTTGCTAGAGTTTCTAGCAAAGCTTTTCCGCCGATGCAGACTACCTCAACTTCATTACAGAAGTCCCGAATTTTAGAACCCAAGTGGGTAATAAACCGCACATTACGGGGAGGGTTTTTTATCAGGATTGGGGATACCGAACCTACTACGTACACCATGGATTTCTTCTCCAGTGCTTTTTTCAGTCGGGGAGGTGCCGTTGTGTAGGTATTATGGCCTAGGATAACAACCTGATAGGTATCCAGGATTTTGTAGAACTGTTCTAGCTCCTCGGGGATGGAGCCCCAGGGAAGTTCCCCGTAGGCATCCAGTGTAGCCGGATTAAAAATCCCGAAGGCTCCATCAACTCGCATTGCGTATAAAGCTGTAATCATTACAGAAACTCTCCAAATTCGTCAGACAGATCGTCCGGGTTAGCCTGAGATGTTGCGCCAACACGATAGTTGGTAATCTGTGCTTCTTGTGGTGCTACCTGCTGGTTCTTGGTGTTCAGCCAACCTTTCATCCAGCCAATCGGGTCTTCCATAATTACCGGGAGGTCTTCCGGCCACGGAATGTTGATTGCCATAAACGCCAGGCGTGCGTTGTAATACAGGTACTCTACCAGCAAATCGGCGTTCAGACCCGGAATATCTTCGCCTTCCGGGAAAATATAATGCGCCCAGTTAATTTCTGTCTCCAGAATACTGCGCAGGATCTTCGGAGCATTAGCCTGAGCTGCTGCTACAACATGGGGAGGAAATTCCCCGCTCTGGATAATACGCAGAACTTCCATCGCCATAACGGTGTGGAGCGCTTCGTCTTTCGCGATAAGCTGTAAGTTCTTAGCGATACCCGTCAGAATATCGTTCTCCGCCAGAGCAAAGGTACATGCAAACGATGCGTAGAACATAATGGCTTCTAGAGCGTATACAGCGTAGTAGAACTCCAGGATTTTCTGCTGTAATTGTTCGGTAAGTGGATTCAGATCAGCATATAAACGATCTGAGACCTCTTTAATACGTACCTGTTCCTCTGCAATTTCGTTTGCAAGGAAGGATAGCTCTGCCTTTTCTTTATCAGTGTTATCAATGCTCTCTAACGCATTATACTTAGAAATGCAGTCATTAAGGTTCTCTGAAGCTAACTGAATAGTTGCTTCTACATCCTCACGTTCTTTCAGCCAAATCTCTGCTAGTTCGGCCAGCTCATCGATAACAGAAACCGGCAGTGCTAGACGTGCGAATGCTTCGTCGTTAGCCTGTACAGTTGCGATGAACTCACCCGGATTAGGGAGAACGTTACGGATAATGTTCGAGTATGCACGGCTGTGAATATTCTCAAAGTAACTCCACTGAATAAGCATACCTTCCAGCTCAGGACGAGATACCAGTTTCAAAATAGCATCTTCCGGAGCACGGGTGATAATGGAGTCGGCTTGAGTTTGCCAGGCTAAGTTCAGCAGGGTCTTGTTTTTAATATGCTGAGGCAGATTAGGCCATTGTTTCTTATCGGCTTCCAGGGAGATCTCAGTCTCAACCCAGAACTGCGAGCGTTGCAGTAATGCAAGTTCCTCTAAACGAGGATAGCGAACGTTTACATAGTCGGCGATTCCCAGGTCTTGGCCCAGGAATAGTTTAGACTCAGTGTGATCCCATTCGCGGTTAAATACTGTTGCCATTGTTTAATTTCCTCTCTCATTTAATATACGAATATTATAACAAAAAATCCAACCTACTTGCAAATAAAATTTTGCTTTCGGTTGGATCGAGCTTAATTACAGAGTACAACCGCCACTGGAACAACCTTGCTCTGCTGCAGAGCCTCCGGTATCTACGTCAAAGTTTGCGTAGTAGAGGTTCTTAATCCCATATTTAGTGGAGTTAAGGAGATCTTTGATAATCTCAGTACCCGGAATAATACCTCCAGGATATTTGTTAAAGTCGTAGTACAGGTTGGCACTAATAGCCTGATCCGTGAACTTCTGCAGAACTGCTAACCACTTAATGTGCTCAGTACGGTCAATATCGAACGCATACTTATAGGACTGCATGGTGTCCCAATCGTCTAGACCCGGGGCTACAGTAATTACTTTGTTAACGCCCGAAGTCTTGATAGTTACTGCACTGCGAGGAGGCTCTACTGCGTTGGTAACACCAATCAGAACAGAGCTAGACTCTCCCGGCATACTTGCAGTCAGGACAGAGTTGCGCATACCATGAGTTTTGATCTCTTCACGGAGGCTCTCCCAGTCCATTTCTAGACCTACGGAAACCAGGTCATCCACAGTCTTCTTATAAGTATCGATTAACAGCGTACCATCAGAAGTATGAGTGCGATGGAACCACTCACATGGGCCAACTTCTTTTGCCAGACGTACAGACGCTTTGTGAAGGAAGAACGATGCCTTCTCTGCTTCACGGTGGATCCAGTTGCGGGCTTCTTCGCCTTCGAATGCCAGTCCTTCGGCGGCCATCGCTCCTGCGGCGTTCATTAGTCCAATACCTACGTTACGGCGGCGTAATGCCGTGTACTTCATAGCTGGGAACGGGTAGTGCTGAATCTCGATGATGGTATCAACGAACTTCAACAGGATGTAGGAGATCTTCTCCCATTCTTCCAGAGTTTTGATACGACCTAGAGCGAATCCGCCTAAGTTGCATAGAGATACTTCCCCGTACTCTGAAACATCCATTTTATCCAGTTCTTCGTCTGTACGGTACAGATCTACTACGTGAGGGATCGGGAACGTTGGCTGTACAATCTCAACACAAAGGTTGGACATGCGCACCGGATCTTTGTAACGGCTGTTGCGGTTCACTTCACCAGCGTCCATAGTATACAGACGGCCAGTCTCCATACGTACAGTTTTCCAGAACTCAATCAGTTCTGCGGCAGGAATCACCGGGGCTACAGGGAGAACTTCACCCTTGAAACCACGTTTGGTAACGCCCGCTAGACGTTTTTCGGCTGCGATATACAGGCGTTCAAATTCTGCTACATCACCAGAGTCAAATGCTGCGTATACTTCTGGAGCGTACAGGAAGCTCATCAGTGTGATGTTCTCTTTACGCAGGAAGCGTTTCAGGAGAATACTGTTAAACTTCAGGTTGTAGTCCATCTTATCGATTTTCTTTTCATCAGGGGAACGGTTGCTCTTAGCTTCCATTACCTGAATGATTTCCGGATCGAAGAACGCAGTGTAAACAGTTGCAGAACCACCACGAGACTGCTGGGTGTTAGCTTTTACGGAGCGGTCGATGTGTCGATAATATGGCAGTTTTCCAGAGTGTGGGAACGCGCCTTTTCGCACCGGATCAGCAATTGATCTACTCTCAAGATGATAGCCGATCCCTGCTCGGGCAGCGACCATTTTGAAGACGACGTGCTCTGCTGCGTCAATGGAGTCCAGGGTGTCAGTACCATCAACAAGACAGCAAGAAGCGAAGCCCCTGTCAGCGCTCCGAAGGCCCACGAGCGGCGGAGTTGGGACGTTGATTTTCTGTAGCGACAGCGCGTTATAAAGGTCGATTGCATCGAGCATACTCCAGTGAGGTTGAGAAAGCATTGCCATTGCCATACCCATGTAGGCAAACTGCGGAGTTTCATAGATCTCTTCCGTATAGATATTACGTCTAGAGTATTTATCCATGAACTGCTTCAGACCGGCATTAGTGAACAGTTCGTCACGGCTGTGGTCGATAACTTCGTTTAGAGCTTCAAACTGGTCGTCAGAGATCCAGCCGCTCATATCTTCCCATGCTCCCAGCTCTACCATGTGGTCGTGGAAGAAACGCAGAGATGGCGGGGTGTAAGAATCAAACAGGTTCTTACGTAGCTGGGCTAAACGCAGCTCTAGGGCAAATCGGTCGTAACGATGATCACGCTCGATCATTGATTCAGCAGACTTAATGAGCATTGTTTGCAGATCGTCTGAGTGTACATCACCTTTAGGCAGGTTCTTAACTGCGGCTACCGCTACCGGAGACCACGGCACATCGCTTCGGATACCGATGTATTTTGCCCAGTCATTCAGCTTCTGAGCCATGAACGGTTCTTTTGTACCGTCACGCTTGATAACGTATTCAATACGTTGGGTCATTGGTAACTCCTTTTGGAGGTTGTCAGGATTTAAGAAATATTCTACTTTGTTTTCGGCCATTTTGCAAATGAGATTTTACAGACAAAAACAGGCAACCCCTTTCGAGGCTGCCTGTGTGTCGGTCTACTTTAATAAAAGTGTAATTTTTTCATTCGACTAACTAACTCTTTAGTACCGAGTGGTTGGTTAGGAAACTCGTTCGCTATCTTGAAAGCGGCATGGTGTCGCCGCTCATCTTCAGGATAGTTAGCATTGTATTTATTGACTGTTGCCAGGGATACTGGATGCACTTTCGTTTTACGAGTGCGGAAGTTGTTCAGTGTAAATACGTTGTTCATACGCGCTCCTAGAGTTAGAGGTCAGGACGTTCGTCGTGAGAAGTGATACCTTCACCGAAGCCTACAAAGCCCCAGTTTTCTTCAGAGGTAATACCCTCACCATAACCAATGATCAGTTCAGTAACCATATTAGATTCCCATATCGTTAAAGATTGCCTGGAATGCTTTGGATTCAGCGGAACGCACGTTATCATGCAACTCTACTAAGGAGAATGGCACATGTTCGTACTGGTCGTAGATATCCATGATCAGTTGCAGACCAGAATCGGATTTAATGTCTTTCTGCGCTACGTCGCCACAGATTACTAATTTGCAATCCTGGCCTACGCGGGTTAGAATACACTTCATTGCTTCTACGGAGATATTTTGAGCTTCGTCAACAATTACATAAGAATTGTTGAAGGTACGACCGCGTGCATGTTCGATAGCAAGGTATTGGATTGCCTTGCGTTCAACCAGCCCCTGATAAGAACGTTCCCCTAAGGCCCATTTAAAGCCATCGGCGATTGGTTCTAACCACGGTGCCATCTTCTCGTTCAGATCTCCTGGCAGCATCCCTAGGGATTTACCAAGAGGTTCGTTCGGACGGACTAGGATGAACTTCTCGTACACAGAACCAGGCGTTGCTAACTCTTGAGCAGCGAGAACAGATGGGATAAACGTTTTACCCGTACCTGCTTCTCCGATACCAACTGTTACCGTAAAGTTACGGATAGTGCTGATATAGTGTTTTTGCTCAGCGTTCTTCGGCTTGAGTTCTTTTGCGGTTGGTTGAAAACGTTCCCGTGCTTCAAAATCAACGGGGATGACGTTTTCGTGACGTTCACGTTTTGCGCTACCGTTACGGCGCGACTCCTTACGACGTGCTGCTTTTCTCATTGCGATCTCCTTAGAGGTCTACAGAGGGTCAAATTTCGACCATGTTTATCAATTTAGAATACCAGTATACCAAGTTTTGCCGTGGATTGCAACTGAAATTTTCTAGAATGATACGGAGGACATATCCTTTCCTTTATTCGCGCGATGCGCGGGCGCACACGAATAATATAAAACGGGGTAGATAGGCAAATAAAATTTTCCGGTTTTTATTGTTTTGATGATCCAGATCAAGTTACTGTTGATTATAATAAAATAAGGTTGACATAGCTGTGTCTATTTGATATAATATATGCCTAACTGGAGGAATATATGAACGAACTAGACCTGATTGATAATATCTATAGTATCCTTGATAACGAGGGTGAAGAAGACCTTATGTTTAATAACGCCAATAAGGCAAGCGAGCAGTTCCCCACACAGAGGGACATGATAGCTGGAGAGGTTTCTAAATATGTGGTAGCACAGGAGCTTCCGGCATACCTCTTGGCGGCGCATAATAGAGGGGAGATACACATTCACGATATGGACTACCGCGCACAGGGGTATACTAACTGCTGCCTGGTGGATTTAGCGGGGATGTTCAAGAACGGGACTAAAATCGGTGGGGCAGAGATTGAAACTCCAAAGTCTATCTCGACTGCAGCTGCGGTAACTGCTCAGGTTATCGCCCAGGTAAGCTCATGCCAGTATGGTGGTACGTCTATCGATCGTATTGACGAGGTCTTTGCCCCATATGTCCGTAAGTCCTATGATAAACACTTAGCTATTGGCCAACGTTGGCTGCACGATAGTAAGAAGGCTGCGGTATACGCTACTGAAATGACAGAGAAAGAAGTATATGATGCGTGCCAGGGACTAGAGTATGAAGTTAACACTCTATTCAACTCCAACGGTCAGCAGCCCTTTGTGACATTTGGGTTCGGCCTAGGGGAATCCTGGGAGGCACGTATGTTGCAGAAAGCTATGCTGGAAGTTCGTATACGGGGGCTTGGTGCCTCAGGTCATACTGCTGTATTTCCTAAACTTATTTTTGCAGTTAAGGAAGGACTCAATAAGTCCCCAAGTGATCCTAACTACGATATCAAACAGCTGGCGCTCATCTGCACTTCTAAGAGGATGTACCCGGATTACGTGAGCTACGAAAGAGTAACGGCTGTTACAGGTGATTTTAAGTTCCCTATGGGTTGTCGGTCTTTCCTTTCGGCTATTGAATCAGGAGAAACTGCTGGGCGCAATAACTTGGGAGTTGTATCCATTAACCTGCCGTTAGTTGCCGTAGAGTCTGAGGGATGCTTCGATAGGTTCTGGAAGTTGTTGGACGAATACATTGATAAAGCGATGGCTGCCCACGATTGGGCTATTGAGCGGCTGAAGCGTGTGCGTGCTAAACAGGCACCAATTCTCTATATGCATGGAGCCTTTGGAGTAAGATTGAAAGCCAATGACCTTGTATGGCCTATCTTTGAGGGCAGGGCATCAGTGTCTTTGGGATATATCGGTATTAACGAGGTGGTTGAGGTAATGTTTGAGGATACCGACCCTATGTCTCCACCTGCGGTTGAATTTTCAGTACAGGTTCTCAACCACATGAAAGACCGTTGCAACAAAAAAGCTGAGGAAACTAATCTCGGATTCAGTCTTTATGCTACTCCTAGCGAATCCTTATGCAATAGATTCAACACTAAAATTGCCGAACAGTATCCGGAGTATGACTGGCTAACGGATAAAGGCTACCTGACTAATAGTCACCACCTGGATGTCCGTACAAAAGTTGCCCCTAACGTGAAGTTTGACTATGAAGCTAATTTTACTACCATCGCCAATGGGGGTAATATATCCTTTGTAGAACTTCCTGAGATGCGTAAGTTTATCTCTGCACTAGAATGGGTTGTTGACTATGGATTAAGTAAGTCCCACTACATAGGTGTCAACATTCCAGTTGATGAATGTGAAGAGTGTGGGTATTTAGGCGAATCCGTATCCGGAGAGCAGGGTTTTGTATGCCCTCAATGTGGGTCGGGGAATATCTCAGTTACCCGTCGTGTTTGTGGGTACCTAGGTAGTCCTGGTAGTAGACCCTTTAACCCTGGTAAGCAACAGGAAGTAATGCAAAGGGTCAAACACATGAATTTGAAATAAATCACTTGCTAAATACCTCCGTTTTTGATAAGATAGTTGTAATTGAGAAACGGAGGATTTATGAAAATCCATAAAACTGATGAAAAGCGTATCTACTTTATGATGGACTCTGGAGCATACGGATCTATTTCCCGAGAAGACGTGGTAAAACTTCTGCGATGCCGTAACCACTTGTGGAAAGATAAAGTCGATCCCAGAACCTCTGAGTGCTTGTCCGAAAAGGCTGAGCAGTTGCGGAAAGAAGAAATGAGAAACTATATGGAGTTCCTGTAATGCGTAGATTGATTATCGTAAGTGGTGCTGGATTGAGTGCTGATAGCGGAGTGCCAACGTTCCGTAAGGGTGCCATCACTCCCCTGTGGGATAAATACAAACTAACCGAAGTATGCAATATTCAGGCGTTCGATAAGGGGTTTCACTATCTGAACGACCCTATGCCCCCGTTAGAAGCCCTTTCTGAGGGATCTGATGATGAGCCTAGCCGTAACCTGTATGAACTAACCCATGAGTTCTACAACATGAGGCGGCAGGAACTAGGTACGGTAGAGCCTAACATTGCTCACTTGAGAATTGCCGAGTGGTATAAACGCTTCTCAGGTCAAGTAGTTAACTTCACCACTAACGTGGATGATCTGCTAGAGCGTGCTGGCATTCCCCATGATGATGTGATCCATGCTCATGGATACCTGACGGAGATAATGTATCGCCGAGGTAAGGATGTGATCGTGGAAGATATCGGGTATACTGCGGTAGACTACCGTGAGTATGAGTGGGTTAAGCCTGCGATTACGTTCTTCGGGGAAACCGCTCCGTGGTATATGGGGCAGATCAACCTGTTTGATACCCTGACAACCCAGGATCTGGTAATCGTTGTTGGTGCCAGTAACCAAGTAATCGACTTTAATTGGGAACTATTCCCAGCCCATAGTCGAGGTACTAAGGTGTGGGTAGTGAACAACGGTATTAACTACCTGGAGCAGAGTTTGTACGAAGAACGCGGGATCCCCGTTTGGTATGATACTGCTGCCAATGTATTTAGCAACAAACATTTCATAGGTCAAGTTGAGGCTTGGCTGGAGGAGAAAATTTATGTACCATCCCGATGATATCCTGTTATGGCCCAACGGTAGTTGGTGTTATCGCAGTGATATACAAGATATGAGTCACCTATCGGACGACTATCAGGTTTTACGAGCGGACTCTGAGCAGTGGCACGAATTCATCCAAATGGGGGAAGAATATGCTGGTCAATGAAAAGGTTGTTAATCAAGGGGTTGGGCTAGTTCCCTGGGCTGAAATTCCTCTGGACGTAAAAGAGTCTCTTCTGGACCATCTTCGTGTGTGGTGCGATAATATGGAGGTCTACTTCGATTATGACAACATGCACCTGGGGCTATGGGTTCCTATGGACGAAGATCAAGATGAAGTCCTAGACTGGGGCGATCTGACTGAGATGGGGCTGGTGTTTGCACTAGGCTACGTGTGTCTGCTGCGTGAGTCCTATATCCCGGTTGGGGTTACAGGTGTTTCAGCAGGTATTTGGGTCGGACGTAATGAAGATTATTATGCTCCGGAAAATATTAACGGTTGGATCCAGGTGCTGCGTCGCTTCGGTTTCCAAGTTGAAGGGTTAACTAAATGAGTATTCCTAAAATGGAACGTATCTCCTGGGCGGATATCCCCAAGGAATTGATTGATGTAGCAGAGAATCTGCTGCGAGCCGCGTTGGGGGACGAGGAGCTTTGCTTCATCATCCAGCATGACGTGTGTGTTGGTTTGTCCAAAGGTAGTTTGGCCCAGGATTATGAGATCCTCTTTGATTGGGATGACCTCTCGGATCTGGGGCTAATGGTTCTGGTGAACAACGTTGTGTTCCACCCCTCTAACTTTGCAGCATTCCGTGAACCGGGGGCAGGTATTTCTCCGGGGTTCTTAGTAGCTGACGAGCCTTGGACGTATGCTCCAGAGGTTCTTCGTGAGGGCAAACAAAATGCCTCTTCTAACTCAATTAATATTATGGGTTGGAATGCCTAGTTGAACACTTAGACCAGAGGATTATCCTCTGGTCTTTTCTATGCTTAAACCCAGTTACCTACCACGTATTTAAATATTTTACTTGCAATCTCGCCACGATTTTTATATAATATATTCATAGGTTGAGAGAAATGATGTGAGTTACAAAACTGACATAATTCCTCTCATTCACTTCCGAGCATACAGAACAGTCCGGCTGCTACATGCTTGGTTGGGTTTGGCTTATTGGGAAATTGATTCCGAACGGAATTATAGATAATTGATCTAGAATGCGGGTAAGAGAGGTTGGCATCGCGAGGCTCTCAGATATTTGTTCGTTAGTCATGTGGAGCAAATAGCACCGCGGTCTGAAATGACCAAGAAGTGAAGCTGTAAGTAGCAACGTACCTCTGCGCAATAGCGACGAATAGGGGTCAACCACATGGAGCTTAGCGGCGATTACATGCTGTGTGGGAGTTGTGCGAAGCGGCCAGTTCTAGCAATGAGGAAGTGACCACCCCTCCATCTATAAGGAAATTTGTTGAGTCAGTGGACTTTTAAGCTGTTCTATCCTTGATAGTTCGAGATCGCTTTATTCTTCAACATAGGAGAAAACGTAATGTTTTCTATTCTAGAAGGACACGCGGGTTTTTCCCGCGATCCCGCTTCCGGAAACTGGAAGGAAGTGAAGACAACTGATTACCTTTTTGCGAAGGAGTTTTCTAACGAGCATCCAGAAGGTAAGCCAGCCTCAATGCCCTACAAATTTAACGTAGTGGATACGGTTGATCCAAAAAATCTTAATGAAGCGTATGAGCTGATGGTTCAGCTCACTCAAGACCCACACCTCGTAGCAGTACGAGGTACATGCTTAGTTGCAGAGAAGGCCGTGCGTCGTAAACGTACTAACTTCAAAATCGACCACAAGAGCAATATTATTGCTATGGACGTCGATGGAATCTCCGATACTGGAGGATGCGACAAGTTTGACATCGTGGGGATGGGACGTCATGTTATTAAGTTATTAAATAGCATTAGCGAGGACATGTTCCCGCTCAACGCAGGGTTTATTGCCCATGCGTCGTCTTCGGCTGGAATTAAGCCGGGGATTCGTATGCACATGCTATTAGAGAGTAATATTCCTGTTACTCAGGGTCAGTTAAAGTTTCTATTTACGTCCCTCAACGATAGCTCTCGGCAGAAGTATGGTTTTGATATTGCCGACTTAGCTTATTATTCATCTGTACAGCTACACTATTTCGCTGACCCGATTTTCCGGGATCAGTTTACCGATCCGTTTAAAGCGGAGGGTAAGCCACGTCTGGTTAAAGTTAATGGCGCTAGGATTGAACTGCCCAGCACTATGCCAGATTACGAAGCCACTCGTGGGGAATTTAAAGAAGAATTTCTGTCTTTACTCAATCAGATTAAGGGCAAGCGTGTAGCCTCTGAGAAAGTGGAACAAACTATTGCAGAGCTGGAAGAAGCAGACGATGGCGTTTATCTGCGTATTATTCCTAAACTGTACCACAGAGCGCTGGAGGACGGTGTTGATTTCGCATGGCTTGAGAAAGAAATTACCTCAGCCTTGTCCGATTACATCAACACGAAGGATAACTCCCGTAGCCTTCAGGATTATTTTAATAACGGGCGTAAGCAGGCGTTAAAAGCGTTTGTGAACAACTCTATGCGAGATATTCCGGAGTCGAATGTTAAAGGCGTTCCTGTACATAAGTTGACCTCTGATAGCCCCGATGGGATGAACTATTTGAAGATCAACCGTCCACCGCCGGAAGGTCATCTAACGTTTATCAAGGCCTCTCTAGGTACAGGTAAAACCACCGCAGTGACGAAGTGGCTAGAACGTGATCAGCTGAAAGGTAATTTCCTTGCAGTTACGAACACACGTGCCCTGGTTTCATCTAACGCCAAGAAGTTTGAGGCTGGACAGTATGATAAGTCCGTAGATATGTTAAACTTCAAACGCGGTGCGATTGATCGTATGTCTACTACTATTCACTCAATCCACAAGTTTAAAAACTTTGTTGGGCAGATCGATGTTATCTTTATCGATGAGTGCGACGCAGTTATGAATGACCTGTTATTCGCTCCAGTTGTTAAACAACGTCGTGAGTGTATCTCAGTTCTTCGTGAAATTCTGCTATCTGCAAAAGTAGTTATCTTGTCTGACGGGGATATCAGTGCAGAAACCATTGAGGCATATGGATCTCTCATAGATTTTGACAAGCCGGTCTCTTATTATAAGCATCATCGTAAGATGTTGTCTGATGCTCAGGCATATGAGTTCCCGGATGAATCTAGTATTTGGGTTGCCCTCCAAACGTCCCTAGAGATGGGAGAAAAATCTATTCTGGTGTCCGACTGCGGGCCGGATGAGTTAAACGAGAAAGGCCTGACGTTAAGAAACAATACAGGTGCGATTGTTAAAGAGATTCACTCAAACTCTACATCTGACTTAGATATTCGTCGTATTTTAGATTATACAACGAATGAGTTAATTGAACAGCAGATTGATTGCCTACTGTGCAGCCCGTCAGTAACGAGTGGTGTTGACTTTAACTATTTCGACAACGTATTTGTTATCACTCGTACAGCTAACCAGGCGCCGAACATGCGCTTCCAGGCAATCAGGCGCGACCGAGGAGCTAAGAATATCTTCTACTTTATCGATAAGTCCACCAGCGGATTCTCTGCGGGTTCGGAGCAGTACAACATCGACGAGGGTTGGCTAGAATTAGCCCAGCAGCTGTATGTTAAACGTCGTGAACTAGAGTCCCGTAACTTTATCAGTACATTACGATATTATCTGCTGGATCAAGGAGCGACTATCGATATCTTCAGTGAAAGCTGGGGTAAGATTGATAGCTCAGTCGCAGAGTATACTGCCGAGCGAGTTTCTGCTATTTTGAGCAGTACCCCGGATTGGTGTGCACCCCGTCATGCAGACGCATACGAAGCCAAGCTAATGCTGGTCAAGTATTTCCATCTGGACTCTATCAAGAGTATCACACAGGAACATGCGGAGATGTGGATTAGTAAGAAACCGCACAAACGGGCGGAGTTCTTCCACAAACTCCAAGATATATTCTGGAAGGATATTAAGAAGTGTTCTAACGTGACGATTAGCCCCTTTATTGAAGCCCTGAAGAAACACAAGAAGGACTTCTTTATTAGGACAGGACAGTCTGCCAACCCTAAATACGCCCGTATGTACCTAACCCAAATGGGTATTAATAAGGAAATGGAGACGGAGCAGATCGTAGACTGGTATCGAACCTACTGTTCTATCGAGGGTATCTCTGTACCGTATGAGTTTATGACGGACGAAGAGAAGGCGCTGGCCGATGAAGCGCAAAACGAACTTGGAGTACGTAATGAGCAAGCGTGATGCCCGCTGGGAGACAAGGAAGTTTCCCAAACGCGATACGAAAACACGGAAAGCTAAAGAGATAGAGTTGTGTAGGGTAATACCCATTCGTTTAGCACAGATGCCAAATATCTATGATTGGCTAGAAGCTCAGCGAAAGACACGCCTTTCTATACGCATTAACATGGAACTCAACATGGGGTACAAGAGCCTATCTGAATTCATGCACGTTACTTTCGACCCTACGTTCTATGAAAATCGCGATTGCTTAGAAGCTAAATCTGTATTATAATAGTTTCATAAATTCGAGAGAGGATAAAGAACATGGCAATCCGCAAAAAACTTCATGCGAATAGCATCCCGGACGAAAAGTTTAAGGAAGCGATTCAGTGGCTAGAAGATGGCAAGACCAAGAAAGGCGCTTGCGAAATCCTCGGAGTAGCATCCAACTCCACGATGGAGCGTTTGATCGAGGAATGGAAAGATAACCAGCGTGTTTCTGCTGAAATGCGTAAAAAGAAACGTGGTACTAAAATCGAAGGGGCTGAGCTGGCCAACGTTATCGATTCGTACCTGTCCGGTGATAGTTTTGAGGCAATCGCCGAGCGTTTCTACCGTTCCGTTAACATGGTTAAATTGGTTCTTTCACAGAATGGTGCGTTACTGCGTGTTAACGGTGAAGTAGATCCATTACTTCCTCCGCCAATCCCTGAAGAAGCCATGAAAGAAGTATTCACTGTAGGGGAACATGTTTGGATCCCCGGGTACCAGTGTATCGGTGAAATTAAGAAAGCTCTGGATAACCCGGTAGGAGCTTACCGTATTTACTTGCTGTCTGAATCTAAACAGCAGTATGTTAACTACATGTATTGGGATATAGCTTCTGTAGAACATCTTGTTTCCCTGGGAGTGGATATCAAGTCGCTAGGGTTTAAATGGAACAAAGAAGACGTAGCCGAATTAGTTAATAACGCTGTTAAAGCAGCCCTGAAACTAGAAAAGAGAGGCAAAGGTGAGTAAATATCAACTCCTGAACCTATTCCAGATTTATTCCGAAGGCGCCACAGCTATCCGGGATCTGCATTATGCAGTTCCCATGGACGAAGCGGAAGATAACGGCTGGCTTACCAAATACGATCGTGGTTTGCTGAAGATATATCGTTTGTCCCCTAATGGTTTGGTAGCTGTTAACCAAATCCTAGAAAATTCTGTTTGCTTTGCAGCTCAGTAACTTGCTATAATATTCTCATAGTTTGAAACAAAACTTAAAAACTCTTTTTAACAATAAATAAGGAAGTAATAATATGTCTACTCCAACTCAATGGTCTCCTGAACTCGAAGCTGAACTGACTTCTGCCTACGTCGCCAAAATCGAACTCTTCCCGGAAGATGAGCGTCCTGGCGTCTCCATGGAGATCGTAGCTGAGATCGCTAAAGAGCACGGTGTTTCCCCGAACGGCCTTCGTATGAAGCTGTCCAAAGCTGGCGTATACGTCAAGAAAGAAGCCGGTAAGTCTACCGCTAAAACTGGTGATGCTCCTAAAGCTGGTGGCCGTACTTCTAAGTCTGATGCTCAGGCTGAACTGCGCGCTGCATTTAACGACGCTGGACTGGAAGATGGCTTCCTGGACGAATCGATCGTTGACAAACTGACCGGCAAAGCTGCTGCTCACCTGGCTGAAGCTATCCGTAAAATCACTAAATAAGAGGGTATTGCAATGGATAAATCACAAGTCGTAGCTATCTGTGAAAAACACGGTGAGTTTTGCATGCAATACACCAAACTGCGTACCAAGGGGGTAACTTACCTCTACGGTACGACTGAGTTCGATCCTGCACAGGACAAATATCTGGCGGAGCGTTTAGCCCGCGAAAAACTGGCCCCGGCAGACAAAGATCATATTCTGGTCTTCAGCCGTTCTAGCGACAAGTTCCGCTATATGCCTATCGCAAGCATCAAACGTATTACCAGCCTCAACCAAGAACTTGATCGAGCTACTCCAGTAGGTCGTTAAGACGCAACTAGCCCCTTCGGGGGCTTTTTGTTTATCTGAGAACAATAAAAATGAATCAAAACATTTGTCAGGATTACGAAGGACATATTGATGATCAGTCCCACGTTATCTTTGAAGATGAAGGGCGACAGATTCGTATGACTGTCTCGGAGTTTAGAGGCAATTTATACTTTGGTTTCCGATTATGGTTACTGGATATTGAAGATAACTGGTTCCCCACTAAATCAGGCTTCTCGTTCCCTTACACGTTAGAAATGACTAGCACGCTGTTCCGAGCGTTTACTAAAATACTAAGCAATTCAGAGGTTCTTCATGAAGTTTACCGTGAATCTCAAAAGACCCAAGCCAGTGACGACTAAGTTGCTGGCTTTTTCTTTAAAATCTCAATTGCTTAGTGTTTTAAACCTTGATATAATATTCTCATAGTTTGAAGGAGATCTTTATGAAAGATCATGAAATTGCTCAGCTAGTTAATAAGCTGACCGAAGCTGCCAAGACGTATGCTCATACTCAACAACTAAGAGCACACATGTCTAGAATAGTTAAAGAGGCACTAAAGAATGCGAAAGATAACACTTGATGCGTACTTCAGTCCCCCACTACAGGGCCAGGAACTTGTCCTCACGTGGCATGAGAAAGAAAACGGTAAGCCAGTAGTTCATGTATTGTCCGGCTTCCAGATGCTAGGCATGTGGTACGAGAAGAACGTATTGGTATGTGAACTGTATAGTCCAAAATCTAATCGTAGGGTAATGTCCACCTTCCAGGCGGTATGCGAAAACTTTTACTGGGAAGGGAAGACTCAGATGCTATTCGATTACTACGAGGCCAAATAATGCAACACGTTAAAGAATTTATCAAGCTGTGCCAAGACGCATACTACAAAGGCATGTCGATTATCTCTGATGAAGAGTATGATGCCTTAATCCGTCGTTTCCCGCTAGAGGAAGAAATCGGCCCTAAAGGTGATGTACCTCACCTGTTCCGTATGTTCTCCCTACAGAAAGTGTACCCAGGCCGCGGCGAAGAAGTACCCTTCCAGGGCATTGAAACGCCGAAGCTCGATGGCTGTGCTATTTCACTTCTGTATATCGATGGAAAATTCGTTTCTGCGTTAACTCGTGGTAACGGTATTCTAGGGAACGATGTAACTCATAATGTGAAGTTACTGAACATACCTAAGCAGATCTCTCAAAAGACCCCGGTGCAGATTACTGGTGAAGTACACATCACCAAAGAAGTTGAGAACATGCGTAACTTCGCCTCTGGTGCTATTAACCTGAAGGATTCTGGAGAGTTTCTCTCCCGTATTGCGGAAGGTGGCCTGATGTTCACGGCATATAGTATTCAGTGTGAAACCGGCAAAGTTGGCCTGACCGCTACTTTCTGTGGTGATATGCATATCCTTCAGGGTGATGGTTTTGTTACCTGTCTGGATATCTCCAGTCGAGTAGATTGGTTCCCTACGGACGGCGTTGTGGTTCGTATGGACGGAAACAATCAGTTTAACGCAGCAGGTTGGACTAACAAGTTCCCTCGTGGTGCGTACGCCATCAAAGAAGACGATGAAGGCGAGGTTACTACGCTAGAACGGGTAGAGTGGCAAGTTGGGGCTTCCGGTAAGGTTACTCCTGTCGGATACTTCACCCCGGTAGTCATCGACGACGCTGTCATCTCAAAAGCCACCCTGAATAACGTTGGCTATATCACTGCCCTTGACCTAGAAATCGGTTGCCAGATTCGTGTAATTCGTAGTGGTGGGGTTATCCCTCGCATCGTAGAACGCGTTTACGAGTAACACTTGATTCAATAGATACACCGTGATGATTTTTTAAAGTAGTTATTGACATTTTCATCGCCAGGGTGTATACTATTATCATTCAGTTGAGGGAAAGAAATATTTGGTGAGAGACTGAGCTAAATTCTGAAAAATTTCGATTGCTTAGTCCTGATTTTCTTGCTATAATATTTATATAAATTGATGAGGAAGAAAATCAATGAAAATTGAAATTCCACTGAATTGCCCCTCTTGTGGTTCGAAACTGGACTTAGTTAACGATCAGTTGTTCTGCCGTAACAAGTCTATGTGTCCAGCTCAAAGCAGTAAATTAATCGAGAACTTCTGCTCAAAGATGAAGTTAAAGGGTTTTGGCCCACAGACGATTGCTAAACTGGAAATCACGAAAGTTTCAGAACTCTTTTTCCTGACTAAAGAAGATTTAGTCAGAGCTGTAGGTGATAAAGTCGCCACGAAACTTGAGCTAGAGTTGGAAACTAAGCTGAGACAAGATGTTGACTTTGGTTCGGTTCTTGGATCTCTTAGTATCCCTCTTATCGGTGAAGTTGCTGCTAAGAAATTATCCCAGCTTTACAACGATTTCCAATCTGTGAAAGCGGAAGGTAAAGCTGGAGAAAACTTAGCTTCGTGGAAGAATACACCGGCAGGACAGGACGTAATTAATCTACCATGGAAATTCAGTGGGGCGCGGGAAACTCAAGTTACCCCGGCGACTGAATCCAACGGAGTTGTTCTTTGCATTACTGGTAAGCTCAACGACTTCAAAAATCGTGCTGACGCTACCAAATATCTGGAAAGTCTTGGATATACGGTGAAAACTTCCGTTACTAAGGCTGTAAACTACTTAATCTGCGAAGATGAAACCAAGATCGGTTCTTCTTCATACAAAAAAGCACAATCGCTGGGCATCGAAGTCTTGACGATTAAAATTCTACTGGAGAATAAATAAAAAATGGCTAAATTAACCTGGAACGAAGAAATCACTGCATCCCTGACCGCTAAAGCTAACGCTCTGAACGCGACCGTTATCTCTCAGGAAGCTGTTGCTAACATCGCTGCTGAACTGGCTGCTGAAACTGGTAAAGAAGTTACCGCTCGTTCAGTCGGTTCTAAACTGCGTAAAGAAGGCTTCGAAGTGCAGAAAGCATCCGACGTAACCAAATCTCCGTGGACTCCGGGTCAGGAAGATGAACTGGTTGCATTCCTGAACGATCATCCGGGTCAGTATACCTACGCTGAAATCGCTGCTGCTGTAGTTGGTGGTGCTTATACCGCTAAACAAGTACAGGGTAAAATTCTGAGCCTGGAACTGACCACCGCTGTTAAGCCGACTGAAAAGGCCGCTGCTGTACGTAGCTTTAGCCCGGATCAGGAAGCTGCTTTCATTAACGCCGTTGCCAATGGCGCGTCCGTTGAAGCAATCGCTGCCCAGTTCGAACGTACCGTTAAGCAGATCCGTGGTAAAGCTCTGAGCCTGCTGCGTGAAGGCCGTATCGAAGCTATGCCGGTTCAGGAAGTCTCTAATGCTAAGGCACGTGAAGACGTTCTGGAAGGTCTGAATATCGCTGATATGACCGTTGCTGAGATCGCAGAAGCAACTGGTAAATCCGAGCGTGGTGTTAAGTCTATGCTGAGCCGCCGTGGTATCTCTGCTAAGGATCACGATGGTGTTGCTAAGCGCGCTAAACTTGACGCTAAATCCGCCAAGTAATTGATTTGACCTGAGGGGAGAGGAATTTTGTTCCTCTCCCCTTTTTCGTTTAAGTAGACCGCAACGCGGATCATAAAGGACTCTTATCGTGTACAACGTCCAAGCAGTAGTTTTGAAAATGCTCCTAGCCTCCGATCAAAAGCAGGTGGCCCTAGAGACATTCTCTAGACTGCGCAAAGATCACTTTAATGATGCATTTACCGCGATCTACCAAGCTGTCCAGAATTATTACAAAAAGCATAACGGAATGCCTTCGTTAGATGCTCTGATGCTAGAGTCTAACAGAAACGCAAGGTTGTCTCAAGCACTAACTGTTTTAGCAAACACTCAGATTCCAGACGTTGACATATCGCATGCGATTCATGTCCTAGAGTCGGAATACACACAGGATCTATTCCTGAATCTGCTAGAAACTGATGTGTTGCAGGATATTACCATACTGGATCAGGGAGAATTACTTGATCGAGTAGCGGCTCTGCACATGAAGCTAGAGGAACGAGTAACAACGACTGGTAAGGTCTTCAACGCCGATACTATGCGTGTTTTCAAGAGAAAAGAAGACTCCATGTTAAATCTTATCTCTCTCGGCATCTCAAACGAATTTGATGCTCAACTTGGCGGAATTGCCAGAAAAGAAACACTGCTACTCGGTGGATGGCGTGGTACAGGTAAATCAATCATCTGTTCTAACATTCAAGTAGCCCAGTATTACAACGGGGATATCGCCCCATATTTCTCCATCGAAATGCCAGAGAATGAAGTCTTTAGACGTAACCTAGCCATTATGGCCGGTGTTTCAGCTAAGGCTATGCGCAATGACTCCTTACAAGGTATTGAACTCAACAAACTTGCGAAGACTCGCGCAAAAATGTTCGAAGGCGGTCTGGAAGTATATAACGATTTTGTATCACGTTATACGCTCAACGAGATGAGTGACTTCCATGACATGGAGACTATGCTAATGCAGGAAAGACCCCTGCACACTCCGATGATCATTGTGTATGATCCGGAACTTAGTACAGCAACCATCGATGTTGAACTAACTAAGCTAACCTCCAAGTATGGGGATAAGGTAACAATCGCCCTGCTAGACTATATCAACCAGGTACGTTTGCCGGATACGAAGACATTAGATATGTATGATTGGAAGCAGCAGATGGTTGTCTCCTCTACATTCAAGTCTACGTGCCAAAAGCATAACGTTGCTGGTGTAGCTCCTTACCAGATTGACCAACAGGGTAATGCCCGTATGGCAAGAGGTATTCTCGATTCCTGTGATATGGCTGCAAACCTAAATGCCGCTAAACAGAACGAGGGGCATGACGGTGCAATCAAGTTTGACTTCGTAAAAACTCGTAACTCTGAGGGTATGACATTTATGCCGAAGATCAACTGGAATTCATTGCGTATGGATCAGACTTCTGATCTTAAACTAGAGGACATTCGTCAGATGGAAGCAGAGTTTGTTATCCCACTTGAAAGCGATAAACCGAAAGACAAACCAAAAAGGAAAAAGGCTTCGGATGAGGATACTAATCCCACCGGAGAATCCTCAAGAGACTTATGAGTAGAATAACCGAGCTTTTAGATCTCAAAGGGATTGAATACAGAGATACGGGTGGGGACATCCTCATCCGCTGTCTCAATCCTGATCATGAGGATGCTCATCCAAGTTTGCGTGTTGACCCCGACTCCGGGGTTTTTCACTGCCTAAGCTGCGGATTTGGTCGTGGTATACCAAGCATCTTTCATTACTTCAATGAAGAACAGTACAGGACGTCTCCTAGACTCCTGAAAGTTCGCAGAATGATTAGTGACCTCCGAACTGAGGGTCGCAGTCTAGAAATTCCAGAATCAGCCATGATATTCGACCAGGATTTTCGTGGTATCAAAGCAGAGACTTTCAAAAAGTACTTTGCATTCCAACAAACAGAGGACTGGGAAGGTCGTGTAGTGTTTCCTATTACGGATGCCGTAGGGAGAAACTTATTCTTCTTAGGCCGTAATATGGATAGCTCTGCCCCTCCGAAATATATGATTAGACCCAAGAAGGTCTCCCCGCCAATCTTCCCTGTTCGCTATAATACCCCAGCCCTAATCCTAGTCGAAGGTATATTCGACATGTTGAATCTAGAAGACAAAGGTTGCCATAACGTTTCCTGCTGTTTTGGTACTCACCAGTTCTCACTGGATAACATTGCGGATAAATTCATGCCGTTCCAAATTGCAGGTACGACTCACGTAGTCATCATATTGGACAATGATAAGTCCGGTAACGAGGCAGCTAAGAAATTGGCCAAATTAATCCGTGATAAGACCAGAATTATACCAATTATAGGTAACTTCTTGCTTCCAGAGGGCAAAGACCCTGGAGACCTAGATGCTGAAGAAGTCGACCAGCTCATCAGAAACGTAGAAATCTTGATTGCTGAACATGTCAAGATTTGATATAATAATTGGGTAAGTTTGAGAAGAAACACTGACGTTTTACTTGCTTACCTAATAGGAGAAATCAATGAAAATTGCAGTTGTAGACAAATCACCGAATAACGTCCGCTATCAGAAACACTTCGAACTCTTCGACCATGAAGTTGAGACCTTCTTCATGGCTAGTGAGAAAGTAACCGGGCGGCTGCTCAAGAAACATATCACTATCGGAACGCCGGAGAACCCGTTCAATCCGGAAGATTTTGATTACGTTATTCTGGTAGGTGCAGACCCGTTCCTGAAGTTTGCAGCTAAGAAAGGCATTTCCGATTACTCAGGTAAACGTGTTGAGCATGACGGGTACGCTAACTGGATTGCAAGTATCAGTCCGGCCCAGCTCCACTTTAAACCGGAAATGAAGCCCGTATTTGAGGCTACCGTAGAGAGCATCCACGCCATTCTCAATGGTCGTGAGAAACGCTCTAAAGCAGGTGATTACCGCCCGATTCAGTGCCCGGACGAAGCCGAAGCATACGTGAAGATGGTATATACCATGTGTCCCGGTATGATCGCATATGACTCCGAAACCAGTGCGCTGTACTGCCGAGATGGTTACATGCTAGGGATCTCAATCTCCCACCAAGAGTATCAAGGCGTGTATATTGATGCAGACGTCATCACAGAAAATACCGTCTATTACTTACAGAAACTGTTCGACAGCCCGGAACATGGTGTTGTGTTCCATAACTTGAAGTTTGATATGCACTTCTACTGCTATCACTTAGGCTTATCCTTTGACAAGGCAGCGGAAGAGAAACGACTCCACGATACCATGCTGATGCACTACGCCCTAGATGAACGACGTGGTACACACGGTTTGAAATCTTTGGCGATGAAGTATACCGATATGGGGGACTACGATTTTGAACTCGACCAGTTCAAGGAGACGTATTGCAAGACGCATAAGATCAAGAAAGAGGATTTCTCGTATGATCTCATTCCGTTTGATATCATGTGGCCTTACGCAGCGAAAGATACCGATGCAACACTGCGTCTATCCAACTTCTTCCTGCCAAAAGTCGAAGCTAACCCTCGACTGAAGTCTCTGTATTACGATGTACTGATGCCGGGATGTGTATTCCTACAGCGCATGGAAGACCGCGGTGTACCGATCTCCAAAGATCGTCTGAAAGAGGCTCAGGTTCAGTTAATGACTGCGCTACAGCTTGCAAAGGCTAAGCTGTACGAGTACCCCGAGGTTCGTAAGCTAGAGGAAGATCAAGGCTCGGTATTTAACGCAGCTTCTGTTGTTCAGCTCCGCAAGCTCCTGTTCGATTATGTTGGATTAACCCCAACTGGCATCATGACGGATACTGGTGCAGATTCCACGGGTGCAGATGCTCTGAAAGAGCTATCGGACCAGCATCCGATAGCTAAGACTCTGCTAGAGATTCGTAAGATCTCCAAGCTGCTCTCGACGTATATCGAGAAGATGCTGATCAGTATCGATGCTGACGGTTGCATTCGTACTGGATTCCATATCCATATGACTACATCCGGTCGTCTGAGTTCGTCTGGTAAGCTGAACCTCCAGCAGTTACCTCGTGATGAGTCTGTTATTAAGGGTTGTATTGTCGCCCCTATCGGTTATCGCATTATCGCATGGGACTTAACAACTGCTGAGATCTACTATGCCGCTGTACTGTCTGGTGACATTAACATGCAGCAAGTGTTTATCAACATGCAGAACGACCCGGAAAACTACTCGGACTTCCACGGTTCAATTGCACACATGGTATTTGCCCTGCCGTGTAAACCGACTGAAGTTAAAAAACTGTATCCTGCACTGCGTCAGGCTGCAAAAGCGATTTCGTTCGGTATTCTCTATGGTTCTGGCCCGGCTAAAGTAGCAGCGTCAGTAAACGAAGCTCTCCTAGAAGAGCACATGAAGACTGGTAAACCGTACACCGAATGTACCACTGGTGATGCGAAAGAGTACATCGAAACCTACTTTGGCCGATTCCCTCAGCTTAAGAAATGGATCGATAAATCTCACTCCCAAATCCAGACTAATGGCTTCATTTACAGCCACTTTGGCCGTAAGCGTCGTCTGCACAACATTAACTCCGAAGACCGTGGTGTACAGGGTGAAGAACTGCGTTCTGGTTTCAACGCCATCATTCAGTCTGCATCTTCTGATAGTCTCCTGCTAGGTGCTATCGATACCGATAATGAGATTCGCTCTCTGGGCCTGCAAGACGAAATGAAGATTATCATGCTGGTTCACGACTCCGTGGTTGCCATTGTTCGTGAGGATTTAGTTGATCAGTACAACGAGATGCTAATCCGTAACATTCAGGTAGACCGTGGTATTAGTATTCCGGGCTGTCCTATTGGTATCGACTCTGACTCAGAAGCTGGCGGTTCTCGTGATTACTCCTGTGGTAAAATCAAGAAACAGCGTCCTTCTGTTGCTTGCATTGAGGACAAGGAGTTTGAGGAGAAAGTACGTAGTATTATCGGTATGGAGGACTTCGATTACGCTGCTATTGCGGCTAACGATGAAAACCACCCTGATCACGATAAGTACGCCAATATTAAGTTCTTGCCGGAAATCAGCAAAGATATTGTCAACGTTCGCAGGGTTCTTGGTGCTTAACTTTAGCTTACCAGTATATGCTTTAAGGGCTTATGATGTACTCTTCCAAGAGGGGGAGTACATTGTTATCCAGACGAGATTTACAAGGTATGTGCTGGACAATCCAAGCCTTCCTGGGACATTCTCTCAGCGAAGGCTTTTTCTTTATGGTGAGCGGGAAAATTTACCTTACAAGCTATATCCCTTAAAGAAACAGTTCAAGTACTTATCTCAGATAATAAATTCTGGACTAAAGCATTTCATCGACTCCACAGGTAAGATAGTAACATGGAAACCTACAACTTATTACAACATTATCACGGAACGCGTTAGAGGATCAACTAGAATCTTCAACGGAAAGTACCAGTGTTATGTCAAGAACGTTCCATATCCTTTCTTGCTTAGTGAACCTGCCAACTACATTTCGTACGCGTTGGTTCGCGGGTCACCAGTTATTTTTGACACGCACGAAGAGGAGCCAGAAACTCCTAGACTTAGAGTTAAGATATGAAGATAGTTATATCTAATAAAATCTATTGTAAACCCAGCAACGAACTGTGGGAATACTTATTAAAACACACTTCATACCAGATCTTTAAACCTGGGGCGAAGTATCCTCTAATGTTCCAGAACTCAGGATCGGTAGGTAAAGAAATCAAGTGGTTCCCCGTAACCAGATTAGATCTTCTAGAATCTTTCGGGCAAAAAGTGACAGAGATCGTGGATAAACGTACTCTGGTCCCTGTGGATATGCCAAAGCCATCGTTTACCTTGAGACCGGGGGATCAGCTCCCTATATATGAAGACTGTAACGATACGTGCATTATTAATGGTAAACCTGGGTTCGGTAAAACAATCCTTGCTCTTGCTATCGCCCATAAACTTGGGCAAAAAACGTTAGTTATATGTACCAACACCACCATTCGAGCTATGTGGGAAAAGGAGGTACGTAAGTTCTTCGGAATAGAGCCAGGAGTCATTGGGTCGGGCAAATTTAATATTGATTCTCCTATCGTTATTAGTAATATACAGACAGTTAACAAACACGGAGCCGCTTTGGCAAAAGAATTCGGCACCGTTATTGTTGACGAAGTGCATCACTGCGTTGCCACCACGTTTACCAAGTTTCTAGAGCAGTCTTCGGCACGATATAAAATCGGACTATCCGGTACGTTAAAACGTAAGGATGGATTACAGGTTATGTTTAAGGACTATTTTGGAACGAAAGTATATAGTCCTCCGGTAAATAACACTCTGCCGCCTACTATCCATAGGTTTGCGCTAAAAACGCAGGTTTCTGGAAATATGAATGTGCCGTGGGCGATAAGGGCTAACGATGTATACTCGCAGCCAGAGTACTTTCAACAGGTTGTTGACTTGTGCGAATTATATTCGATGGCAGGTCATAAAGTCCTATTTGTGTCCGATCGTATAGATCTGATTGAGAGAGTTACGAATGCTTTGGAACTCAGGGGTGTGAAGACCTACACGATTACCGGTGTAACTTCGCTCGATGATAGGGAGCAGGTACAGATTGACGTGACCAATGACGGTCCGTGTGTATTAGCGGCTTCCCAAAGCATCTTCTCGGAGGGTGTATCATTAAATGCTTTATCGTGTTTAGTGCTAGGCTCTTTAATAAATAACGAATCTCTAATTGAACAGTTGGCAGGTCGTGTCCAACGTATGGCGGATGATAAGTTGGACCCAATCCTCGTGGATCTGAAGCTAGGAGGTGTAGGATTCAAGCAAGCAGCAGGTAGAGAAGCGGTATATCGTCTCAATGGGTGGGAAGTTCTTGACTTTAACGAGAAGAATATGGTAAACTTAGATAAAATTCTGTTTGCTAAGAACCCCAAAGTTTGATATAATATTTATATTGAATTGAGAGACAGATTTACAAAGAAGAGTTAAGCAAATAGTTAAAAATTTCAGTTGCTGAGTCCTCAAAAATACGATATAATATCTGTATAAATTAATGGGAACAGCAACTGAATCTTCGGAAAGTCCGAAGCAGAAAAATAAAAAACTTAGTTGCTAAATTCTCTCAAAATGGTGTATAATAATCATGTTGTTTTATGATTACGAAAAAATTTACATATTAGCGCGGGGTAACTCATCGCTGATTGTACAGATTATCAGACGAATGGTTGAAGATCCCGAAGCTCATGTGATGTTAACGGGTAGATCATTTATCTTGAACGAAGATACAATCGTTTATAATAAACGAAAGCTGTCAGACCGACAGTTGGCTGAGTATCTAGGACTTTTGAGTTTTAGAAACTATGCCGAATATAGCTTCTCTAAGGATACATCACTGGATATGCAATATATTCCGCCGTGGGTTCCTAGAGCAGTTATCGAGCACCACCCACTAATCGCAATCAACAAGTCAAAATTGACATTTATCGAGGAAAAATAAATATGGCTACTAAATCTTGGGGTTCTACTACTGGCGGTTCTAACGGCGACAAACTGGACTACATGAAGTTCAACAACGGTAAGAACGTTGTGCGTATCGTTTCCGGCGTTCTCCCGCGTTATGTGTACTGGATTCAGAACAAAGAAGGTAAACCGGCTCCGTTCGAATGCCTGCGTTTCGACCGTGAGAAAGAGCGTTTCATCCGTGGAGCATCCGATCCGGTTCACGACATGGGCTTCAAAGATCCGGAGAAGAAAGATGGTAAGGCTCAGCCGCTGCGTCCTAAGAAAAACTACCTGGCCGTTGTTATCGATCGTACTGATAACAAACTGAAGCTGATGGAAGTTAAGGCAACCATCCTGACTGGTATCCACTCCATCATGGCCCAGCTGAATCTGGAAGATCCGGGTGAGATCGATATCACTATCTCCAAATCTGGTACTGGTTTCGATACTAAGTACGATGTACAGCAGATCGCAGCTATGCAGTTCCAGATGGCTAAAAATCAGCCGGGTTCTAAAGAGGCCGCCCTGCATGAAGCCGACGTTGCTCTGATTGGTGAGGCTCTGTACAACGAAGCGGACGAATTCGAAGGCTTCGAAAAAGTGCCTAAACTGGATGTTACCTACCCGGTTCCGTCCTATGATGAGCAGAAGAAAGCAATCCAGGCATGGCTGGAAGGTAAGAAAGATGAGGAGGGCGATGAATCTAAAGGTAATGAAGGTTCCGCGAACTCCGGTAACATCGATCACGAAGCAGCTTCTGACCTCGATTAATCCAACCAAGGGGAGCTTCGGCTCCCTTTTATTTTGACTATGAAAATACTTTTCTCAGCAGATCATCACATTAAGCTAGGGGCGAAGAACGTTCCCCAGGAATGGCAGAAAAATCGGTTTATTCTTCTCGGTGAAAAGCTGGACGAAGTGTTTGGAGCTACTGGATGTGACCTTCACATTATTGGTGGTGACATCATGGATGTTTCAGACCCGTCTTCAGAAGAAGTTGAATTATTGTTTGCATTCCTAGCTACCCTCCACCACCCTGGTATTATTTACACCGGGAACCACGAAATGAAATCTAAAACGATTTCTTGCCTGGATCACTATGCAGCAGCAATTAGCGACGCAACAGATGGACTTTGGAAAGTTGTCAAAGACTACCGATCTCCAGAGTTCGATATCATCCCTTACAGCAGCCTTCACAAAGCTAGTTGGAAGCCCAGAGTTTCAGACATTTGCTTCACGCATGTCAGAGGTGCAATCCCGCCTCATGTCGTACCAGAAATCGACCTCGAAAGATTCGTCGAACATGGGTACTCCAAAGTATTTGCAGGCGATCTCCACAGCTACAAGAACAGCCAAAAGATCGGGGACGTTGACCTGCTCTACCCCGGATCTCCGCTTACAACTTCGTTTCACAGAGAAAGGACGAAAGGAACTAACGGAGCTTTTATCATCGATACGGTCTTGCCAAGAGACCATGAGCACTACCTTTCGTGGGTTGAACTGGGAGATCTTCCACAGCTCATACGAAAAACTATTGAAGTCGGCGAGCCAATGGAAGCCGATGCCTATGACAGAGTTATATACGAAGTCACCGGCGACGTATCACAACTCAAAACGTTAAAGAACAGCGAACTGTTAGATAAGAAGATCAATAACCGCGTCACTAAAGATGCTAAGTTAGATCTAGACGATATGTCACTGCTACAGGAGCTGGACACTTATTTCACAAACGTGCAGAAACTAGACGAAGCATCTAGAACTCGCATATTAAAGAGAGCCGCTGAGTATGTCGATAGTAATTAATAAATTGACAATCAGCCATTTTATGTCGTATGCTGAGAACGTGGTGATCGAGTTTGATAATCACCGCGTAACTCAGTTAATCGGACGTAACGGGCTGGGTAAATCAACAATTGGTACAGCTCTAGAAGAGCTTCTTTATAATAAGAACTCACGCGGTATCAAGAAGGACGACCTGTTTAACTGGCATACTGGCTCTAAGGCCTATACGCTAGAAGGTCAGTTTACGAAAGACGGCGATGTGTACAACGTTAAGAAAGTTGTGAAGTCAACCGCCAAAGTAACCCTCACTAAAAATGGTGAAGATATCAGCGGCCATACTGCAACCCAAACGTATAAGCTGATAGAAGAGGTACTCGCCTGTGATTTTACGACATTTACTAAGCTCGTATATCAGTCAGTTGGATCCAGTCTCGACTTCCTCAAGACTACGGATGCTCAGCGCAAGGCTTTCCTCGTTAACCTGTTTGATCAGGAACAATATAAGGAAGTTTCTGAACGTGTTAAAGCGGGACGTAAAGCCGTCTCGGCAAAACTGTCCGGATTGGAAGGTAGCCTGCGAACTGCCCAATCTATACTTTCCTCAAAAGCCTCGCTTGGCACACCTCAATCAGAGATCCCAATCCCTGTTTTCGATGAAGAGCCACTAGTCGAAGAATTAACCGAAGCAAAAGTCAAGGTAGCACTGGCTCAGAAGCAAAAAGCCAGTATTGCAAAACGTAGCTCTTTGGACATGGCCGTACAAGCTGCCGAAAAAACTTTTGCACCATTCGAAAATTTACCTGCGCCCACCTCGAAATCTGAGGAACTCCTGAGTGTTACACGTGACCTAACGGTCGTGGCAACTAGAGCGGATGATCTGAAGAAACGTTACTACGATTTCAAAAATGCGGCGGGTAAAACTCAGTGTTCTGCGTGCGGAACTCACTTAGACACCTCCGCCGCCCAAGAGGCCATGAGACGAACTAAGGAGGAGTATGATCCGCTATATAAAGAACGTCAAAAGCTGGAAGCAGAAGTTGAAGAACTTAGGAAGGAAGATAGGGCGTTTAAGGATTATATCTCTAAGTTTAACGCTCTGGAACAGGCTCGCAAAAACCTCAAGGAATTTGATGAGGTCAATGGAACGCAGGATGAAATCGTAGATGCAAGCGGATTAGCTGAACGCATCAAAGCTATTGAATCCAGCATTCGTCAGGGCAGATCCTCGGTAGAACTTGCAAGAACCCATAACGAATCAGTTGTACGTGAAAATGCGAAGTATGAAGCTAAGCGTGAGCAGATTCAAAAGGCCGAGCAGGAGTTTGACAAGATCCAGGCTGAACTGTCCTTAGTTGCAGAAGAAGTAGCGGATCTAGATATCTTAATTACCGGGCTGAAAGATCTGGTAGGGTATAAGCTGGAGCATAGTGTCAAGGTATTTGAAGAGATGATCAATCATTATCTCTCTATCATGACCAGCGGTAAATTTGCTCTAGGGTTCGAGTTAGACGAGACGAAGTTACAGGTTGTCATCTACAATGATGGTAACAGGACTTCTATGGTCAACTGCTCCACCGGTCAGCAGAGCCGCATCAATATCTCCACGCTATTAGCAATTCGAATGTTGCTATCAACAATTAGTAAGGTTAATATCAATCTGCTTTTCCTTGATGAAGTTGTAAGTTATATTGACCCGGATGGAATTAATACCCTCGTAGAACTTCTACAGGAAGAAGACCAGCTGAACTCAATCATCGTATCTCACGGGCACACACATCCGTATGCGCATAAGATTGAGGTTAAACAAGACGAAGCTGGCTTATCAATTTTGGAGGCCTAATGGCCGTAGACAGTCGCGAGAAAGGAAAACGAGCGGAGTACCAAATCCGTGATATGTTGCGTAAGTATACCTCCTTGGACTGGGAACGTGTTCCTGGTTCAGGAGCTTTTGGTCAATCCCACTCCCTGAAGGGTGATGTGTATCTACCTCCTAGTGTAGGTAAGATGAGCCAATACTGTTTTGAGATCAAACACTACGCAGACGAGAAATTTAATAGCAATATCCTAAACGTTGGAGAATCCCAGCTAGAAAAATGGTGGGCCCAAGCCGCACGTGAAGGTGAGCAAATGAACATGAAACCCGCCCTGATCTTTAAGAAAGATCGTGGTCAATGGCTTATCGCTCTGGATAGTAGCGACCCTATGATTGATAACCTCATGAGTAGAGCACATTTCATAGTAAATAAACGTGGAATGGAAATTGTTATCGGTCTTTTTGAGCCGTGGTTAAACGCATGTGATATTGGAGATTTAGTTAAATGAGTAAATCCTGGGGAACAATGAAACGAGAGGCAGAACAACGCCTCGCCTCACGCCGTAATCTTATGATTGTTGACGGTACGAACTTGGGCTTCCGCTTCAAGAAAGATAGTGGCAAGCCTATTGCAGCATCCTTTGCAAACACTATCAACTCTTTGGCAAACTCCTACGATGCGAAGCATACTATCGTTCTAGGGGATAAAGGGAAGAGTATCTTCCGTACTAATATTTTCCCGGAGTATAAAGGAAACCGAGACGCGAAGTACGCCGACCGCTCCGAAGCAGAAGTAGAAGCGGACCGCCAGTTCTTCGAGTACTTAGACGATGCGTTTGATCTTATCGCAAGTCAATTCCCTACTTTCCGAATCCGCGGAGTGGAAGCAGATGATATGGCGGCTTTCATTATTCAACTGATAGGTCATCACTACGACCATATATGGCTAATCTCTACAGACGGTGACTGGGACACTCTGTTAGCTCCAAATATCTCACGCTTCTCGTTTACTACTCGTAAAGAATACCACGAGAAAGATATGTTCGACAACCATAACGTAGACACTGTGGACCAGTTCATCTCATTAAAAGCCATTATGGGCGATATGGGTGATAATATCCGGGGTGTGGAAGGTATCGGTGAGAAACGCGGGTATAATCTAATCCGGGAACACGGTAGTGTTCTAGACATTATTGATGCGTTGCCACTCCCGGGGACTCAAAAATTCGTTCAAGCGCTGAATAAATCAGGCGAACTCATGGAACGTAACCTAACTCTAGTAGATCTCCCAAGTTTCTGTGGTGAAGCAGTTGCCGCAGCAGGACAAGATATCTACGATCAATTTGTTAAAGACATTACGGCTATTGCCACAGGAGAAGTATAATGCGTATTAAATTATCTCATCCCGATTGTAAACCTCACGTTGGAAGTTCGGAAGCAGCCGGTATGGATCTACGGGCCTACTTCGGAGATCGTGCTTCCGACCTATTGCGTGCCATTCCTCCTGGGGAGTCATTGATGATTGATACCGGAGTTGCGGTTGAGATTCCAGAGGGCTGGGTAGGGATCGTGGTTCCGAGAAGTTCTCTAGGAAAACGTCGGTTAATGATTGCCAATACAACAGGGGTGATTGACTCGGATTATCGAGGAACCATCAAGATGAATCTGTTGAATATGAGCAATGAGACGCAACCAATTGATAACTTCGAGCGTCTGTGCCAATTGGTGATCGTACCTCATTATAACCCCAACGACATTGAAATTGTCGACAGTCTGACAGATACTGATCGTGGCGAAGGTGGCTTCGGAAGTTCTGGTAAGATGTAAATAGAAAAACCCCAGCGGATTGCTCCGACTGGGGTTTTGTTTTATTCTACCTCTGGGTCTTCTGGAAATTCCGCTTCTGGGATTTCCACTTTTGGCATCTCCAGACGCAGGTCAATCCAACGACCTTGTGGTATCTCCATAGGTTCACCAGCAATGATATTACCTGTGTTAATATCAAATTTACGAGTGAACACCTGTATGTTTAGCTCCTTCTCCTCTTCATTCCAATCCGATTCTACGAAGCACAACATATTACCGTTGTCATCTCTTGGTAATTCGAATTTCCAGCCTTCCGTGTTCCAGCCTAAACTCCCTTTAATAGTATACTTGCCTAGTCCAGTTTTTACAGCAAATACACCCTGAGCCTCTGCGTTACACCCTACGTAGCCTCCCACAGTTTCCACGCCTGTCCAGAAGAATGAATCCTCTTTACTAGGGATTTCTGCGATGAGCTTAGCGATCGGGGAGGCTTTCTTAACGAAACCATTGCCGTCTATAGTAATACCTGCTATGTCAGACTGAATATTGGGTTTAGAGTACTCTGTGTACACCTTATACCAGGTTGGAGGGGTGCTACCTTGGTCTGCCCTTAGCGACCTAATATGAAATATAGGGGCAGTAGCATTACTTTGCATAAAGAACTGCATTAAGCGGTATTGAGAGTGTCTAATACTGAGAATAGTCCCAAGTCGTCCAGTAGTACCATCAGGAGTATTTTTTGTGGATACCCCCGACTGAAATACCCGCACACCATCCTGTCCCCATAGATCTGTACCTTCAGAACTAGGCACTATACTTAGGTCATTGGGAGCGTTGGCTACTACACCTGCCCCGGGTGCTTTATCAGTTATGTGCTGTATGACCGCATCCTGACGTACTAACGCGTTACCTGCAGTAGACTGAGGGGCTGTTTGTTTAATGTTACCATCATCCCTAATTTGAAGCTCAGTAGAGGTTACTTGATCTCCTTGTGGCCTAAAGGTTATAAACCCACTGGTCTGGTTACTGGGGTTATTAGTAGATAGTACGAAAGACCCATTAGCGTTAACTCTAATACGCGGGCCTCCTAGCCAGCTAAGGGTTTGGTTACCGGTATCTCCATTGGGTAGTATAATGTTACCGTTGGGTAGAAATTCAGTAGCCGCAATACTAGAATCACTAGTTCCCCCTGGCCTAATTGAGATAGACTTCTTATTGGTGGATAGAATACCAATTTCGTTTAAATATGACAAAAGCAGTATCGTGCTGTCAGTTTTCCCATTAGTGATAGCCAGCTGCTTAATGCGAGCTAGACTAATTCCATCATCAATCACTTGAGCCCTATTTACATAGATAACATCAGTATCAAAACCTGTGGTTTTCCACGCAGGAGATGTTCCATCCACCAAAGGTCCAGTAGGTGGGGTAACGGAAATAGACCCCGAAAGAAAGGCCATCTTAGGATCCCTGAAACTACTACGGGATTTAAGGTATACATCGTAAGTTACGTTGCTCCCATCTATAGTGGACTTAAGCCCTACCATAAACCCATTCGTGTTGGCCGGGCCTATTACTCGATGGCTAAGGAAGCTGCCGATGTTATCCGCGGTTACAGAGGTTACAGGGCCAGGTAGAGCCAGAGATACTATCTCCATATTGTATATATCATCCCTGTTAGCTCCGTTACCTGTAGCGTAGAGTGCGAACAATATGTGAACACTGGAAGACTGATTTGCGGCTATTGTTATAGACGCAATCTTAGCTTCTGCAGATCCAGTCATAACCCCCAGAGGTGTTACTAAAGACGCTTTACCTGCAACATTCTGGGCTAATTGGGCGGATGCTGCCGCATTAGTTTCTGAAGTCTTGGCTGCTGTCTGGGAATTTTTACTAGCGGTTTCAGAAGCCTTAGCGTTAGTTTCCGAAGTTTTAGCAGCAGAGGCGGATGCTGCCGATCTAGTGGCAGCATCCAGTAATTCTGTAGCAGCCAGAGAACTAACTGAATAGCCTAGCTGTACGGTAAATTTTGGGTATTTACTTACCCTTGAATTAGCTCCGTCAAGGGCGGTAACCTGTTGTGCAATAATTCTTGTTGTAATAGCCATTACGCGGTTACTCCGTCACTGACGTACACGCTCCCTTCCATAACTCTATAAGAGGTAGCGGTAGCTCCTGTTCCTCTGGTCATGATTACATCGTAGTAACCAGCGAACCGAAGTCTAGGATTATATTTGTCTCGTTCTTTACTTGCTTTGTTAACTATTGTTGTCACAGTGGCCGCCGTCAATCCTAGCGACGCCTGACCTTGTGTAGCATTCACTACTGTTACGACGAAATCTGCTAATTTTACCCCAGTGGATTCCAAAGAGTCTTTAATTGAAGACTTAAGGGTTACCCCTGTCAGATTGACAGGGGTTTCCGTTGCTGGGTAAGCAGAGTCATCGATATCCATGAACTGTAGCATCAGTCCGTATGATACGTTTTGATCAAGGATAATATCAACTACTCTGTTTTCCGTGCTCATTTGTTACCTTATATGAATGTACCCGTTAGCCAGGTCTATTTTCATTGTGTACGTACCTTCCGGGTTAGAACTCAGTGCGGCAGCCCTATTGTATAGGATGTCAACACCAATTTGCGCCAGGAACGCGTTGTTTGCAATAATCTTATCCGCAGTGATAGAGCCGGAAACGATCATATCACCGTGAACAGTTAGTGCAGGAGCTGTCCATGCTGAGCCATTCCATTGGCGAGTCCAGGAGTTCTGAGGGGAACCTGACTTATACTGAGTCAGTACATCATACTTAACTGGCGGTCCAGCGAAGGTTGACTGGAAGAACGATGCTGCTTGAGTGTCATTCCACGCAGTCAGGTTTGATATCGGCTGGGTGTAGAACCCCGGCCCACGATCCCCTACGGCGTCATACTGGTTACGGACATATGACGTTACGAAGGCTCCCTTTTCAATCTTACACCTTCCTACAACGTTATTTCCCTCAGATTGGTTAACTGAGAATCTAACGGATATCCTATCTGAATTAGCCGGCGTAGTGAAGGTAAAGCTGCTCAAACCTGCAGTAGTAGACGCAATAGTCTTCAGCACTCCTCCAGTGGTATTGCTTCCCTTAGCGTACCAGAATACGTGACAACGAACTTCTACAGCGTTATCAGTCTCGAAAGACATCGTATATGTGGTGTTTGGAGGAAGGTAGGTGAACATGGAGGCGGGTCCATCTGATGGGAGGGTATACGCATCGGTAACTCCTGTACCTGCGATTATCCTAGCCCTTAGTAACTCGTAGTTCTTACCTATAGATGAGCCACTACCCGCAACTCCAGTAATTGAGTCTAACCAGGCCTTAAAGTAGAATAGGTTCTCGTTAATACTATCCCCATCTAGGCGAATAGGATCTGACCAATTACCTATAATAGCATTAGTCTCCCCATTAAACTCCGCTTTAATCATCCATAACGGGTTACCTGGAGGAGGGCTATCTGACCAGCCAGAAGGATTACTACCAGAAGGCCTACTAGGTGTACTAGCCATTACGGCAAACTTCATGCTTACGTAGTTGCCTTTAGAACCTGGAGTACCATTAGCTCCATTCTCCCCTACTGCCCTGATCGCAGGGCCCCAGGATCCATTAACCTGCTGACGCATGTACAGGTCACCTGAAGTAAACGTACTGTGCCAGTTAGTAGATCCGTCCTTAGACCATTGAACATTTACAGAGTTACCTGCAGGCCCTTGTGGACCTTGAGGACCAGTATCCCCTTTGTTACCCTGAGGACCAGTAGCACCAGTGTTACCCTGTGGACCTTGTGGACCAGTAGCACCATCCGCCCCATCCATAGACAGATCTTCGATCGCTATAGCTGCCACATAAGCGTTGCCGAAGGGGCTAGCACTACCATTCATCTGGATAAATGGTCTTGCCCTACCAGTCTCAGCGGAACCTCCATCTGTTACCGTGACTATAGTAGAAACTAGTCTCCAGCCCTCAGGATCTTTGGCCGAGGCAACAGGCATGGCTGGCCACGCAGTATTGACACTGCCATTCGCGTTCTGACAATGTAAACCAAGGCGTAGCTGATACTCACCCTCAGAGTTGTTCACCCATGCAGTAATGCGGTAGCGCATTCCTTTGCGAGTAGGGAACCAGTTATTAGCCTCCATAGTGTCCCTAGAAGTACACACTATAGCTTTAGTATGTCCCCCCGGTTGTCCGTTGGCAATATCCACCACATCACGACCCCACGACCCTCTGTTACCCGAGTCAAAGGACCCAGTGAACACTCTGTCGTAACCGATCCCAGGCAGGCTCTTCTTGAGCGTAAACCTCTTAATAAGTGTTCCGTACTTAGGATGTGTAGCTTTATAGTCCACCCACCCAGAGGTAATTTCCATCCCGTTAGGCATATTGCTAGGAGCATAATAACCGCTTGAACCTATGTTGCCGTTAAGATTGCTCTTATCCTCCACCCCAAAGGTACACTGGCTAGTAACGTCTACTGTTCCATAGAACACTTTGAAGTTACCAGTGGTGCCGTCCCAGTTCTGCACAAAACCGTAGGAGTTACAGGACAAGTTCGCCGCTTCGTTAGTCAGGTATCCGACTAGGGAGTTTATCCCATCCTGCAGCCTAACTATTGTAATAGAATCAGAAATTCCGTCACACGTTGCGGTTACTGTTACGTACTCCGAGTTCCCAAACTGAGCAGAAGTTATAGTCTTGTTAGTGGCGGTGCCACCTAAAGTTATATTATCCCCCGCCTGGTTCTTAGCAGTCCAGGTTATTGCAGCAGTGGTATTCTGCCTCCAGCTATCGATCTTAATAGTACCATTAGACTTCAGGTTACCACTAGTATCGAAGCTAAACGACAAGCTATCGGATGTTAAAGCAAAGGCTTTAGCATTATTACCGTTAGCCCCTTGTGGCCCTTGTGGTCCAGTAGCTCCTGTGTCCCCCTTGTCACCTTTACTACCCTGCGGTCCTTGACTACCCTGTGGACCTTGGGAGCCAGTGTCCCCCTTTTCCCCAATACTATCTGAGGCCTCAACACTATACGGCGTAGCTACTATGCTCTCTTCTAGTTTCAACTTAGAATACGTTACAACGCTTCCAGCAGCTAATACTCCTGGTCGGAAACCTATAAACTTAGTAGCGGACTTGGTGGTGAAACGAATCTCCTGCTCACCTTTAGTGTTAACAAGCTTCTCCACTAGGGAAGCATACCCAGAGATCAGACTATTAAACTCCAGTATCAGATCTCTTGTGGATATAGCAGCATCCGCTGTAGACACTGTATACGTGAATACATAGGCTGTGTTTCCCTTAACCGGCAGTTCTAATATGGGGCCTTGGTTTCCTTGGAAAGGCGTTGGGTGCGCCCCTGGTCCTGCAGAAGTGGTAGACTCAGTATTAGTAATAGTGAAGGATAGGCTATCCGGGCTCTTAGATATAGTACCGTTGTTCATACCCGTCCATGCAGATAACTGCTTTTTAACAGGGTATAAGTTAGGGTTAACCGTCTCACCGTCCAGACGAACTGGATCTGACCAAGTTCCCTGAAGCTGGTTGTTCGAGTTAAACTCACCCTTAACCATCCATAGAGGAGAACCATCCGGAGGCGCATCAGACCAGTTAGCCGGAGAGTTACCTGTAGGTCTAGCTGGTTTGGTTGCAGCCACTTGGAACCTCAGGGAAGTATACTTACCATCAGCACCAACCTGTCCATCCTCACCAACCGCACGAATCGCAGAAGACCACACACCGTTAACTTGCTGACGCATATAAATGTCGCCAGTTACATATGTCGTATGCCAGTCGTTAGCATTACCAGTCTTAGACCACTGAACACCAACTGAAGCTCCTGCAGGACCTTGTGGACCCTGTGGACCAGTATCCCCCTTGTTACCTTGAGGACCAGTAGCACCAGTGTTACCCTGTGGACCTTGAGGACCAGTAGCTCCGTCTGCACCATCCATGGATAGATCTTCGAAGTGTATGTCAGCAACAAGCATATACCCTAATGAAGAACCAGAAGTTTTGTTATCTAACTGGAACCACGGCCATGCAATACCCTCGTCATTAGCACTTAGAGTCAACTCTTGATCGAAGTATGCCCAGGAGCTATTTGGAGCAGGGCCCGTAACCACAGTCCTGGAAGGATAGCCTTTGCCCCCATCTTTACGGTGGACGATGAACCCTACCCTACAAATAGCTTCCTCTAGTCCTAATGGGTTGTACCAGAATCTGATACGGACCTTTTGTCCACCTACTACTGGGATAGTATTCCTACCTTCTAGATTATCTCTAGCCGTGATACGTAATGCCTTGGAGATACTCTGGTTGGTTGGACCGGAAACACCTTGCAGAGTTCCTGCCCACGAACCTTTGTTACCATTCTCGAAGGTATTGGTGATAACCATCTCATAGCTCTTGGCTAGGAATACTTTAGTTACTGCAAAACGCTTGGTAATTGCCCCATATTTAGGATGAGTAGCCTTAACGTCCACCCAACCTTCGGTAATATCGGTCCCATCCAACATACCAGTAACGGAGTAATTCCCATTTGCGGAGTTGATGCTAGGAGTTACGTTACTTCTTCCGCCCTCAGAGAAAGTGCACTGACCAGTAACATCGGTGCTTCCGTACCAAACTCTCATCTGACCTTTGGCGTTTTCGTAACTCTGGCAATATCCGGAGTAGTTAGCAAGTACCGTAGCTGCTTCATTCGTCATAACAGCAGTCAGTACGTTCTCACCATCCTGCAAACGAACCACAGTAATCTGGTCAGACAAACCATCACAGCTTGCTGTTACCGTAACCCACTTAGAAGTGCCGAAGTTCGCAGCGGTTAGCTGACGGTTATCTCCGGAGTTCATCAGTGTTACTGCAGCTCCCGTATTATTTACAGCACTCCACGTGATCCCTGCAGTAGTATTCTGTTTTAGTCCCTTGAACAGAATAGTAGTAGCGGATTTAATGTCCCCTACAGTATCGTACACGAATGACTGATAATCTGACGTTAGGGCGAATCCTTTAGCGTTCTCACCTGCGTTACCTTTCGGACCTTGAGGACCTTGAGGACCAGTAGCCCCTGTGTCACCTTTACTACCTTGTGGGCCTGTAGCACCAGTAGCACCAGTGTTACCCTGCGGACCTTGTGGTCCTGTAGCTCCAGTAGCACCGTCTTTACCAAGTAGATCACTAGGATGCGCCACGTATGCCGTAGGGAACGCCCCGAGTTCTAGCTTAGGTTTCATCAGTACGTTAGTCTCTCCCATGTTAGAGATTGACATACGCATAGACAAATGGGTGGTGTTAGCGCCCGTAGTAATAGTCAGACTGTTCCTACCAGTACTGGTTGATATAACCTGGTTGTTACGTGCGTGCGTACCACCATTACCGTTATCAAACTGCAACAGCATCATTCTAGTGGACACAGCAGTTTCCATTTCAAATGATAAAGTATACACAGTATTAGGCGACACTTCTATAAAGTGTGTGCCTGTTCCTTGGTAAGGTACAGTGTACGCGTCATTTCTGGAGGGTCCAGCTGTTACCCGGAACCTCATCTGGTCCGGATTCTTGCTAACCGAAGAGCCCGTCCCCTCAGCCCTCTGAACAGACATCATCCACTCTTTGAACGCTAAGAAGTTTTCACCCACTCCGGAAGCATCGATTCGTACAGGGTCAGACCAAGTACCAATGATAGCGTTAGTATCTCCGTTAAACGTTGCTGTTGACATCCAAAGAGGAGAACCATCAGGTGGAGCATCAAACCAATCCGTAGGTTTGTTACCAGTAGGTTTAGCAGGTTTAGTATCCGAAATACGGAAGATGATATTGGTGTAGTTACCTTTCTTACCATCAGGCCCGATCTCACCTTTCTCACCTATAGCACGGATCGCAGGACCCCAAACACCGTCAACGTTCTGACGCATGAACAAGTCACCTGTTTGGAAGGTATCATGCCAGTTGCTAGCAGAGCTATCCTTAGACCACTGTACTAGAACTGATTTACCTACTATACCGATACTGTCTGAATACTCTACTTGATACTCGGTTTTCTCTCCGCCCTCTTCCAACTTGATCATGCTCCACGTAGTGGCTACGTTAAGAGTAAGAGCCGAAGGACGTAGGGTTAGGTAGTTCATGCCCGAAGGAACTACGAAAGTACGCTTAACCTTAATCGAGGATCCAGTATTCAGTTCCTCTATGTAGGTGGATTGTCCTGAGTCTGGATTAGCCTGCCAGAATATAATATCTCGGGTCTGGACCTCGCTAGCCGCGTCGATATTATAGGTTAGAGTGTAGCGTTTACCTGGAGTCACTGGATGGGAAAACGCCCCACTACCTAGATACGGGGTCGCATAGCACCCTGGAGCCGTATTATCAGTTCCGGAAGTACGAGTCAAGGTATGCGTTAGCTTCTCGATATCGTTCTTAGATGTGCCGGATTCCGTACCAGTCATCCCTGCCATCCACTTACGAACTGCGAACAGGTTAGGGTTGATAGTACCGTCTAGGCGGACCGGATTAGACCACGTACCCTGCAACTGACCACTAGCGTTCATGGTACCCTTAGTCATCCATAAGGGGCTACCAACTGGAGGAGCATCGCTCCAGCTACCTGGGTTGTTACCAGTAGGTGTGCCAGGTTTAGTATCCTGAACGATAAACTTCATCGAAATGTAGTCACCGTCAGTACCATCAGCACCATTTTTACCATCTTCGCCAACTGCGCGAATGGCGCCACCCCAAACCCCGTTAACCTGCTGACGCATAAAAATGTCGCCAGTCTGGAAGCCAGCGTGCCAGTTAGTAGATCCATCCTTAGACCACTGGACGTTTACAGAGTTACCTGAAGGACCTTGAGCACCAGTTGCACCGGTATCACCTTTGTCCCCTTTGTTACCCTGCGGACCTTGTGGGCCTTGAGAACCTGTAGCACCAGTAGCACCAGTATCACCTTTCTCCCCATCCATTTCTAGGGCAAAAATGTGGATATCGGTAATATAGGCTTTACCTAGGTCACTACCAGAAGATCCATTCATCTGGATCCAAGGCATTGCCATACCGGTATTAGAACTGCCAACAGTAAACTCTTTTTCGATGTAAGACCAGCCACCAGGTACCGGTGTACCCTGTGCAATCATAAGAGTTCCTTGCCAGTCAACAGCTCCGTCAGCCGCTCTTACGATTCGCATTCCCATGTTGATATTGACTTTAGACTCGTTAGCCATTATCCACATGCCCAGCCTATATTTCTGACCAGCTACTACGGGGAATGCGTTAGCATCTTCTATACAGTCTCTAGCAGAGATTACTAGGGCCTTACTGAAACCTGCGGCTACAATTGTAGCACCAGAAACCCCTTGGACACTACCAGTCGACCAGGTACCCTTATTCCCGTTCTCGAATGAAGTGGTAATAACGCGATCATAACCTTTTGCAAGGATAGATTTAGTAGTTGCCACTCTGCGAACCACGGCACCGTAAGTAGGGTGTACAGCACGTAAGTCTACCCAACCGTTGATAACATCAGTACCCGCCGGCATACCTTTTAAAGTATATTTGCCAGCTGAAGTAATATCAGCATCAAGGTTATTCTTCTCCATAGTACTGAAGGTGCATTCTGAGGTGATATCCTTCGCCCCATAGAATACTTTAAAGTCACCAGAACCAGTACTGTAGTTTTGCACGTAACCAGCGTAGTTCGCTAGAACCGTAGACCCTTCGTTAGTCAGAAGCCCTACGAGAGCGTTAGAACCATCGTCTAGACGCACAATACTGATCTGATCGGTGATACCATCACAAACGGCTGTGACTACTACAGACTTCGATGTTTTGAAGTTGGCAGCAGTAAGAGAAGCTCCTGAGTTGCTAACGCTGGTCAGGGTAATATTACCGCCCTTCTCGTCTTTAGCACTCCATGTTACGTTAGCCGTAGTGTTCTGGCGGAAAGCCTGGAACAGGATGGTTGCATCAGACTTCAGTTTACCTTCTGCGTCGTAAGTAAACGTCTGGCCAAGAGATGAGATGCTGAATCCTTTTGCATTATCGCCCTTAGCACCTTGCGGCCCTTGGTTACCCTGTGGACCCTGATTACCCTGAGGCCCTTGTGGACCCTGAGTACCTTGATCCCCTTTTTCACCGATACTGTCGGAAGCTTCTACGCTATAAGCGGTAGACTTAATGCCTTCTTCAAGTTTTAGGTTAGAATAGGTAACAGTTGCTCCGGCAGTGCGGACACCTGGACGGAAGCTCAGGAACTTAGTATCAGCACGAGTGGTAATCTTAGCCTCTTGCTTACCTTTAGCTCCAGTCAGTAACTCTTGGAAATTAGTAAAACTACCAGTAATGCTAGAGAACTCTAGTAACAGGTCTCTTAAAGCAAAGCTGGTACTATCAGTACTAACCTCATAAGTGAAGATGTACGACGTGTTCGGCTTTACAGGAATCTCAACTATAGGCCCCTGCGAACCTTGGAACGGAACAGGGTGTGCTCCAGGTCCGGTAGAAGAGGTAGTGCTCTCTGTGTTGGTTATGGTGAAGCTGAGAGTATCAGGGTTCTTAACCATGGTACCGTTGCTCATTCCGGTCCACTGATCCAGCGTTTTCTTAACCGGATACAGGTTTACTCCGATACCTTCCCCGTCAATACGAACCGGTTCTGACCACGTACCTACTAGGGCGTTGGTTTGACCGTTGAACTCAGCTTTAACCATCCATAGAGGGTTTCCCTGAGGTGGTGCGTCTGACCAACCTGAAGGGGTCTGGCCAGTCGGAGTAGCAGGTTTCTCGGCCGCCACACGGAAGCGCATTCCAATGTAGTTACCTTTAGACCCTGGAGTACCATTAGTACCATCTTCCCCGACTGCACGGATCGCTGCACTCCAGCCACCGGTACCAACACGCTGACGCATGAAGATATCACCAGTAGTAAAGTTTGCGTGCCAGTTAGTAGTACCATCTTTAGACCACTGTACTTCTACAGAGCCGCCTGCAGGACCTTGTGGTCCCTGCGGTCCAGTAGCACCAGTAGCGCCAGTTGCACCTTTCTCACCGTCCACTCGGATCGGATCTGACCAGCCCTCTACTGTTAGAGCGTTAGTATCACCGTTGAATCTACCGGAGCACATCCAAAGAGGAGTTCCAGTTGGTGGGGTACGACTCCAGCCACTAGGGTCATTGATATTGCCTGGTTTCGTGGGCTTACTAGCACTGATCTGGTAAATCTGAACAGTGTAATCACCGTTAGAACCATCAGTACCACCAGTACCTGGGACACCAGACCACTGGGATGCAGCTGAGTAGTTGGTACCGTCTACTAGAGCAGGAGGACTCTTCTTAGGATCAAGAGTACCCTGAACAACGTAAACGTTCTGGTTCTGGTCAGTACGGTTAGGCGGGAATGCGGACCATCCAGCTGGTGGATAAACTTGGTCAAGCGGGCGACTTGGCAGAGATGTACCAAGTTTATAAGCAAATACAGTCTGCTTACCCTGCATACCGGTTTCAAGGTCTACATCGCCTCCAGGAGTACCGATTACAACGTTACCAGAAATACGAAGAGTGTCGCCATCCCAGCGTACATACTGAGTGTTATTACCGAGGTCGAACTTAGCCTTACCATCAGTGTTGTCAACACCCATCCAGACACCGCCTGCGTTATTACCGTATTTCTTACCCTGAGTGAAGATTGCCGGGTTATCTTTACCGGTCAGGTTAGTAAGAATTACGTTAGCAGCGTTAATATCTTTAGTAATAACTTTACCATCGACGTTTACAATCTTATTAACAGGGTCGAATGAAATCGGCGCTTTACCATTTTCATCGAGTGTACCAAGAACTACTGCACCTGTAGCAGCATCGACTAAGAAAGTCTGCTCCCACTGTTTGGTGTTAGAGTTCCAGAGTTTACCCTTGATACCTGCGTAGGTCATTTCTACACCGGTCTCGTTAATGAATGCATTGTCGAAAGTGGTGCTCTCGTCTATAATATAAGTAACCTCGTTAGAGTTAGTTATAGACTGAGTATCTGGGCCCCAAGCAACCGATAGCACACGGAAGCGGTGGCGGATCTTATAAGGGAAGCTAGTGATAGTACCAGCTTTAGCTGCACCCACGTTTAGCTTGTTGGCCTTAGTCCATCCAGTTTTTGCAAATTCATCGTTACTTATATACTGGATGATGAATTCACGAACGTTAGCACCCGTACCACGAGTCCAATCCCATTCCAGACGAACGTCAAAACGCTCCATACCATCTTGGATGTGGGCAGTTTTGAAACGCAGGTTAGTTGGGGCAGACGGAGGAGTAAAGTTATACGTCAGGTTAAACAGTGACGGCCAGGTATCGTACCCAGAAACGTCCACAGTAACACCGTCTGGCATAGTAACAACACCAGATACTCGGATATTATATCTGCCAACCGGAACACCCCCAAAGATGATCTGCTCAGTGATAGGGCCGCGGTAGTATTTAGTCCAGGTACTAGAACCTTCTGGTTTCATTTCAATGGTAACGTATTCAGCTTCACCAGAAAGCTCTACGACAACCATAGGAGCACCAACACCAACGTCAACAGATTCTGCAAAAGAAGACACCTTGGTGATCTTCGGAGCAGTTTTCATTTTAAAGTTAACGGTGCTAGAGAGGTTCATCCCTACTTTAGCAGCCATCAGCTCCGCGTCGACCATTGAGTCGTAAAAAGCACCCTGAGCAGAGTAGGTAGCGCCAGCGGTTAAATTGTTAATTGTGGCAATGAATGTATCAACGCCGGTAAAGTCCCTACGGGTGGTTACCCCACCCGTAGTTAGCCAGAAAGTTCTACCAATTACGTCGTAATCGGAAAAGATTGAGTGCTGAATACTCGCAATCGTATAGCCGGTCACGATATTCTGCAGTACCATTTTAGCTGGTGCTATGTTTGAGATCATTTAGATATATGCCCATGCAACCGACTTCTCGCCCTTTGGTCCCTCCGCCTGAATTCTTGGCTGAAGTGCTCTGTAAATCCCCAAAGTATTCGAGTTGTTGGCCTTGTAGTCGAGCTTATTATAGCCCAACAGGTAGCTGTAGTTATATAAACTGGTGATCTTCGCGGATCTAAGCAGTTTATTAGTGTTGTCCCTTATTTCAAGCGTGTAGAAAATCCCTGAAATCAGCCCCTCTTCTTGCAGCTTGTCCCACCCTAACTCTAAGTCAGGTCCTACCCATTCAGCAGGGTCAGGAGCAAGGTTAAGCACTCGGAAGTTTTCCACCATACTAAGGTTTTTAGCTGAGTTCAAATCTACAGAAATTGTTACTGGAGAGCTACGACGACCATTAATATCAACGGCGCGGATCTCGAAAATAGTCAGGCCAGCAGGCTCACCCACGATATCTTGGAACATTCTAACGTTAGGTGTGAAAGCAGTCTGCTGCACAATATAAGGATCCACGCGGTCCGATTTACGTATCGAGTAATAGACTACGTTAGGTGTCAAGCTAGGAAGCCATGAAAGCTCTCCGTTTTTGCCAACATCACCTACCATTCCACCTGGTGTAGGGGTGTACTTAAAGTCTCTTGGGGGCAGGACGTTATTGGATATTTCAGGAACGGCCTCGCTACTGTTATCCACCTGCGTTGAGTTAATAAATACATCCTCACCATACTCCTGAAGAGTTACGTTTATCTTACCATCCCTTGTGTTCTCCACCTCATCTACTAGGAAGAACTTCTTATTCCAGCCATAACGATCGTAGGTGAATACTACAGGATCGTTAGGTTCTATACCAAGGAATTTGTAAGGTAAAGAGAAACTCAGAGAGCGAGAGTAACGAGACTTCTTAAGCTCTCTATCTGCCAAGCTTCTAGCAGTGTAGTAGTTGGTTATGTTAGCAAAAGAAAGTTGAAGTTTCTTGTCAACTCCACGATCTTCATTCTTAAACTTAGAATTATAGAACGTTATAGAGTTGGTTTTCCAGTTCAGGGTAGGATCAATCAGAGATGCCTGAACTGAGTTGTACTTATTACGGCCTGTAGTATCTGAGAGATCCAGGTCCCCATAAGTATCTAGGAAATTAAGTTCTAGCGGAGTTTTTGAATCTTTCTCTACGGTGATGCGGAAGATACCTGATAGGTTATTCAACGCCCCCTGGAAGGATTCTAATAGCTCCTGCACGTTTTTGAACACAGAGTTGGAGTTATCCAGGATTGTGTTCATTTGCATTATTTGTCTGTTTTCGGCTGTCCAGCTCTCCCATCCAACGTATCTCCAGAAAGGTTGCCAACTAGTTTGATAAGAGGTGTCTATAATGTTTAATAGATCGGCCTCTTTTCTCCAGTCACCAATCACCATTCTGTCTATCGGGATACTTGCACCAAAGGTAGTGGAGGTTAGGTAGTCAAATGTTTGCCACACACCATTCTGACTCGTTTTATCCATTTTAACAGAACCGTCTGCCTGGTATACTTTCACTTTGCGTCCGCTTAATTCTGCGGATACTTCAGGAATATCAGTTCTGTTCTCCGTGATAGTGAAACGTATGACAGCGTATGCGGTGTCTAATAACTTGTACCTAGAATCCCAGTACTCCGGACCATTACCGTTCTCTCCTTGAAGGAAGAAATTGTTAGCAGCAGCAATGTCTCTTAGTACCGTAGCTACCGTTTGGTCTGGCTTGCCATGGAATGTCCAGATTCGTATATCCCCGTTACCGTCATTATACTTATATTCTTGACCGTGCGTGGAGAGGGATGTTGATGGAAGTCCTGTGGAGATTCTTGCCATAGTATCTCCCGATACTCTTTTCTGTCCAAAGCATGTACGAGAGGTACTGTCAGTTTGATCGGTACAGATCATAGGGGCGTCTCCAAACTGGAAGTCGAGGAACCCTTCAATCTCACCCTCACAGAACGCGTAAACCACGTACACAACGTTTGGATTGTTTCTCTCTGTATCCGCGAAAACCGGGATACCAGGAACTTTTTGAGTACCGTATACTACAGGAATAAATTTGGCTGCAAGGTTGAAATCCAGGTCTACTTCTTTAGTAACAGTCTCATAATACTTTTTAAGACTGTAGCTCTTGGAGAGACCGAATAATTTCTTTTTAGATTCCAGCTTGTATCGTTCTTCTTTTACTTGATATTTAGCTAGGAAGTTAACGCTCTTGTTGGCGTGGAAGAATCCGTAGTCCTCTTGATATTCCGGTCGTTTGGCACCGTGAGAAGGTAGTAATTCTCCATTTACAATCTCAAGTCCTCGGTGGGAAGCGTCGTCTGTGAAGCGTCCAGCAACTCGCTCAAAATCGTAGAATTCGTTAGAACAGTTCCAGGTTATAACAGAAGTACCAACTCCGGATACTGTATTACTTTCTTTAATACCACCACCCACAATCTTACCCCTAAAGAAGAGTAATGGGCCGTTAGTATCTGGGTCCACTGGAAGGATTTCCCCATTGTCGTCGATGATCGCCTGATATATAGAAATAGAGCGATCTAAAAATGATACACCACTTTGCACGAGCTTAATGACTTCGTTGGCATCCGTACCAGTAACACTGAAGCTCAAACTGCCGACGGTTAACGTACGGTTTTGTTTGTGACTGCTAATTGTTTTAATTTTCCCTGATTGGAAGAGTATACCACCATAGTTGATATCTCTCATATAGTCCGTCATATAAGCATAAACAGCGTTATTACCCGTGGACCCCGGGAGTTCGATAGAGACAAGATACGCTAATCGTATCTTGTCATTGTTGGCAAGGTAGGCTTTCGCAGAAGGAAGGATCTGTCTCATAGACTTTCTCTCAGAACTAGGTTAACCCCGTCGTATACACCATCAACTGTGATCTCTTCGCTGAATGAATCTCCGTTCATTAATTTAGTTTGGAAAAGAATCCCATTGAAACGTGGTCTCTCGGAGCCGTTGGTAGTGAGCAACAGATCAGGGTATAGATTAAGTGTCCATACTCCTGCTACGTTTTTAAAAGATGTAATCTTATACACCTTTGGATGTGTGGTTAACTGGAATAAATCACCGGGCTTAGGCTCTCCAGATAGGGAGTTCGTATTGGTGATAACCAGTGTGGAGCCTTTTTGTCCGGCGGCAATGCGACAGTTGTTCGCATCCCCTCTTACTCGGTAAGACTCGTAATGTGGGAGTATAACGTCGAGATAGCCTCTGGTACGCTTATACTCTAGAATTGCTGACGAAAGTACAGCATACTCGTCGGGAAACATCACAGGATAACTAATGTTAAGACCCCAGTACTGAGTGGCTGTTTTAACTTCGTTAACCTTGCCGTTTGGTAGCTCGTCTCTGATCACTGGATCATTATCGATCAGCGTAGCTTTATCAAACCCAAGGCCGTTATACTGAGGATGTGTAAAGGGATCTGGTAATCTCATGTTTTGTTTTCTCCTCTCAATGTTAATATTATAGTCATATCAAGAAAAATTTTCAAGATAATTTTATAAATTCCAAAAAGAAGGGAGGACAATTACGTCCTCCCTTTAGTTTAGTTAATTCAGGTTCTTTAAGCTCAGCCCTTGTTCATTCAAGGCTAACTCTACAGCTGCCTGGAATGCCGCAGGGTTTTCCAATGCGTACTCCATAAAGCTCTTAGCATCCATTGCCTGGATATTCAGATTAACCGGTCTTCTAGCACCGCCAGAAGAAGTTTCAGAAGCTACTTTATCCGCCGGAGTTACTTTGGTAGGCACCATAGGAGTTGCAACCTCCGTTCCGTGTTCACCCATCTTATAGGAGACACCTGGATAGGTATTACCACCTTCCGCACGAGGAATAAATCCGTTAGCACTACCTATACCTTTATCACCTCGAACGTAGGACAGCTCACCTGCGTTTGCGCCCATGCTAACGTCTACGTTCTTCTGGCGCTCACCTAAGGTCAGGTAAGAAGCAGTTTCACCTCCAGACCCTGCTATATCGGTCATTCCAGTAGCACTAGACGCCTGTGCTAGAGATAGAGCACCTGCAAGTCCAGCCGCAATCATCAGAGGAATAGAGAACGGATACGGAACAGCTGTTGCTGCCTGCATTACCGCTACTGCTGTCTGGATGATGATTTGCTTCTTAGCAGATTCCTGCTGAAGTTTAATCTTCTCCGCTTCCATCTTCTTGATCTTGTTCTTAGACTGCTCAGATTTACCGTCACGCTTCTGCTCTGCCGCGATAGCTGCATCAATAGCTGAAATCTGCTGGTTAGTACCGTAGCTGATCATCTGGCTAACTGTCTGCATGCCCGCTGCAATCATGGACGTAGTATCCAGAGATCCTTGAGAGAACTGGATCATAGCGTTAGCTAAGTTCCCCATACTTTGAGCAGTAGCAGTAGCCTCCGAGTTTAGCTGAGAGAGCTTACCGATAGCCGTATCGTATGACGCCATCTGGTTTTCCATGTCGGCGAACTTCTTATCCTCCCCTTCCAGACCAGTAGTAGGCGTATAGTCTGCGCCCAAGGACTGTCCTACGCGATCCATCATCTGTGCAGTACGCTGAGCTTTGAGAGCCGCCATTTGCGCAGTAGTGTTGGCAATTTCCTTGCTCCAACGCGCCTGTTCATCAGCGTTACCTTTCGTGAATTCCTTCATTTCCTGGTAGAACGCTAACTGCTCCTGCATTTTCTGCGATTCGCCCATTAGAGGCTTCATGCTTTGGTTGCGCTCGAATTCCTCTTTACGCATCTCAGCAGTTTTAGCATTACGGTCAAGCTGCTCTTTCCAGATTTCCCTTTCTATCGAAGCAATGTTACGTCTAGACTGTTCGGCTTCTTTCTCTTTATCAGCCTGAGTCTTCAGTAGGGCTAACCTATCTTTCTCTACTTCCAGATTTAGTTTAAGGTTCGCCACGTTATACTGAGAATCTGTCATAGTGCGATTATTTAAGAGTGCGATTTCTCGATCTATACCTACTATCTTATCCTTATAGAATTTCTCCTTTTTAGTCGCTTCCATACCCTGATTCTTCACTTTGAGCTCTTCCGTCTCTAACAGGGTCAGCTCTTTTTGGATCGCCTTGTTGTCCTTGTTCGTCGCCAGTACAGCTTTCAATGCCTCTTTTTTCGCGCTAAGTTGCTGCATTTCTAGGGCTCTACCCGCTTCTTCCGCCTTATCCTTATTACGGGTGGCAGCGTAGACCTCCGCTATACGCTTCTCAACATCTAGCTTAGACTTAGCCTCATCATTTACTATCTTCTGATAGTTAGACATGGCCTTATACGCAGTGTTCATCTCGGTTACGGTGGAGTAGCCCAGATTAAGGTCCTTAGTCATTTGATTGGCTTTTTCTGTAGATCCACCAGCCAACGATTCAACCGCCTTAAGTGCATCACCCAGTGCCGCAGTAGCCCTAGACGCAGTATTAGAATCTTGTGCAAAGTTCTGGATATCGTTGCTCAGATCTCCGGAAGTTTTCTTTATATTATTGAACTCCTTCCGTAGAGCAACTGCCCCGTCTAACGCTGCGTTGTCAAAGGTGTATAGTCCATTACTTGCTTCAACGTTCTGCCCGATATTAAGTTTCCCAGCCAGTTCTGGGTTCTCTTTCTGAGCCTTAGATAGAGCGGAGTCCCTAGCGTCTTTCCATTTTTGAATAGCTCCCGCAGAATCTGCTAACTCCTGCTGTAACATATACGCCTGTCTACGCATATCTGCAGTCTGTTGTGTAAATTCTTTGTTAGCTTTAGAGGCTCCCAGGGTAAGTAGATTACCGAACCCACTGTAGTTGGCGGCTGTGGCCAGCGCAGTGGACATATCCATCTTCGCCTCTCTATCCATTATCTCCTTATTAAGAGCTGCGAGCTTATTTTTTACTTCCTCTTTTGCTTTGACTGCATCATCCAAGCCTTTCTGAGAAGCCTCAAGGTTCATGACCACTGCGTTAGAGTCTTTACCGTCCATTTGCTTAATCGACTCTTGCTGGGCAGTAGCTGCCTCTGCGGATACCGAAGCCTTAGACGTATAAAACGCTGCGTTTATAGATGCAATAACTGGACCCAGATATTTAGCAGCTGCTTGTTGAACCTTGCGTAATGCAGAATCCGCGTTAGCAGCAAATTGCTCCCAGGGGGTTGCTCTTAGCACTTCATCAAGGTAGCCAAAGCGTTTAGTAGATTCCGCTACTACCGCATTAGCATACGCCTGCTGTTTCTGGAAGGAAGTTAGGCCCTGGATATTATACGTTATACCAGTGTTAGCCGCATTAAGTATTTTAACGTATTCGGCATACGCATCATTTAAACGGATGGTTACACCTAATTCGTCTAGAAGCTCAATTTCCTGCTTGGACACACCCTTGATTACACGGTTGAGTGCATCGGTCATATCAACGCCAAGAGTAGCCGCTGCCCTACGTGCAACTAGAGCAAACTCGCTAATCTGTTTAGCGTCGAAACCATACGCGGCCGCAGTAGATGCCTGACGCATTGCCTCTTCAAAGGATACCGCGTGGCCGGTAGCTTCCTGCAGTGCCACAGCAAGGGACTGAATAGGTGTACCTGTCTTCGCTCCTACGATAGAGCCAAACTGTTCTAAGCGGTTCAGCTGGTCTCCAAGTTTTAGCTGATCGAACGCTGCTTTAAGCACGTATACGTTAGAGGCTATAGCACCGTAGATAAGAGGCATAGGGCCAGTCACCATAGCTAGTGCTGCGAAGTTCCTAGTAGCTCCACGAGCAGATCCTGAAGTATTTCCCAACGCTCTGGACGCTCTATTAGCAGCGCTACCCGTACCCGTTAACGTTGAATTCAACCCACCTAAACCAGTATTAACATCCCGAACTCCCGAGTTTAGATCTGTTAATTTGTCAGATACCTTGTCCGTACTCCGTGCCATATCAGCCATGGTAGTATTCATTTTGTTGCCCATAGCTTCAATGGAGGTTACAATCCTGTTCATTTCCGCCACTAAGGCACCCATATTGAACGCTGCAGGGTTACCACCTCCCCCAGCTTGTCCTAGGCGTATACGTTTGGCTATTAGCTTGTCTATTGCAGCAGCAGAACGTATAGCAGCAGCTTCAATAGCGTTGAGCTCCGGTACCACTTTCTGGAAGTTGTTAATCATTCTCGTAGATGACGAGGTTGATTTAGACGCCATATCCTGAAATCCCTTGGAGAACCCGCGCTCTAGTATTTGAGACGTGGAAGCCAGCTTAGTTTCCAAGGCATTTAAGGAGGCCGTTACTGCTTTGAATTGGGTAGGTAATTGAAGTACGCCCCTGCCTGCCTGTATTTTTGACAGAGCGGAGTTAACTTGCACAGCGGCCTTAGCCAGCTGGGTGAGTGACGGGATCATACCTCTGATGGAGTTACCCAGTGGATTCAGGTTTCCCGTGCCTCCCATAGTGGCAAAAGCTCTAGATAGATCATTTAGGCTTTTCTCGATACCGGTTACAGATCCTTCTAACTGAGCACGCAACTGCGTCATTGAAGTACCTATCTTTCCAACAACTGTAGGTACAGAAGAAAGATTTGCGCCTGCTTTAATGCTCTGCAGTGCTTTTCCTGCTGCCGTAGCATCTACGTTAAGCTGTTTTAAAGCGGCTGTTACTTTAGAGATATCCGAAGTGGAAGCTGAGGCGGCTGTTGATATCTCTGAGATTAGCTTGCTCAGACCACTTCCAGTTCCTACGGTTTTCATTGAAGCGGCAGCTGTAGCGGTAGAGGATACTAAAGACGTAAGGGCTGCTTTAATCTTAGATATCTCAGCTACCGAGGTATTGGCTGCAGTGGCTAAACTAGTATTAATCTTCTGGATTTCAGTTCCCAGACTATTCAGTTTGGTCCCTGGTGTAATATTTGCTATAGATTTACTCGCTAAATCAGCTTTTACGGACAACTCAAGAAGTAGTTTGTTTAGCTTGTTCACCTCTTCGCCCATAGAGGATACAGCTACGGAAATCCCGGACGCAGCCTTACTCAAATGCTCTCCGGCAGCCCCTAAGGAGTCGGCTTTCAGCCCCTGAAGAGACCTGCCTGCCTGCACGGCTTGCTCCGCCATTCTAGCTAATTGGTTACCTATCTTTTCCACCCCAGATACTAAGTGGCTAAGATCCGTACTAGCCTTAGCAGCACTAGAGCTAATAGATTCTAACCCGGCCCCTGCCTTCAAGGTCTGTAACACTTTAGCTACTGAAGAGGCGTGCGCATCTAACTCCTGAAGAGCCTTATTGACGCGGTTTAAGTCCGCAACCGAAGAAGTGGCTGCAGTGTCAAAACCAGAGGCCATTTTGTTAGCGGCGGAAGTCACCCCGTTTAGGTTTGCGTTGATTTTTAGTACGGATTTAGCCAAGTCAACCTCGAACGAGGTAAACTTGCCGCTTAGCATGCCGATAGACGCTGCTAATGCTGTAATGCTGGTGGTCGAGGATAATTTCTCCAGCGACTTAGCAGTACGTGATACAGATCGTTCCAGCGCCGTGAAAGACCCAGGAAGTTTGCCCAAGCTTGTATTTAGACCCTCTGAGCTCTGAGCAGCCCCGTCTAAAGCAGCTTCAACATCCCTGATTTGTTTAGCGGCTTTGGATCCACCACGCTGCTTGATATCTACAAGTAATTCTCGTATTAGTCTATCTGTCATGATTTTTTCCAATAAAAAAGGCCTAGGGCATTAACCCTAGGCCAAGCCTCACGTGGAACGCCCGTTGGAGGAAACTGTAACTCACTACCTACTAGAAGACTTCATTTTAGACTTCTTAATAGCTGCTTCAACGCGTTTACGAGAGGCTGCCACGGCATGTGAGTCGAATATATTGATGATTTGGAGTATAAGGCTCTTCTCATCAGCGTCTTCGACTCCGTAGATATCGAAGAAAACTAGTAAAGCACTTTTATCCTTGCCTAAATAGGTTGGATAATCTCCTGGGATATAGTTATCCGATAAGTTGTTATATATTGTTAGAGCGGTCTGTGCGATTTCAGGGAAGTCATGGATCTCTATGAAGCGTTTAAGTACCTCGGGGTTAGGTTCCTCCCCGAGAGATTCGCACATAGTCAGATACTGCTCCCGTGTAATCTTGGAGTCCCCTCCCTTGACACATCGTTCTGCAAAGGCGTCTATTTCCTTAAGCAGTCGGTTCCGATTTTGAACCACGAAAAGTGTCTAGGTGGAAGACGGTGCTATTCATCCAGGTCTCGAAGGCGCTGGAATTACGTACCAACATCATCGCGTTGTCGATACTAAATTCTACCTTATCTTCCAGGCGATCTTCCGGAACCTCGATCAGCATTAGTTTCTCAACATCTGCGACGGTTAGACCTTCCCAACCCGCAATAGCCACTTTGACGAACTCTTCTGCGAATTTGTCATCGTTTTGCACTTTAACAGCGATACCATTAACAAACTGGTTCTCTTGTGCAGCTTCCAGGATTTTCTTGGAGAGCTTACGGGAGACGTAGTTAACTTTCAGTTTGAAGTGGGGTAGGCCAGGGTATGCAATGGTAATCTGTTTGGTATCCAGTGCAATATCTTTTAGGTTAATACTCATTTGTTATTCTCCAATTAGCTTGATTCGGACAGGATCTGATTGCTCCGTAGGGATCACATCGTAATCGATCTTGTACACGTCGGTTAAGTCTAGGCGTTTTGTGATTTTAGTGGATGGAAAGTCCACCACAATATATTTATTTCTGATCTGTACCGGTAGGCCCATATCAGGTTTAATGTTATGCGTAGAATCTATATGAAGACTCTTCGCATAATACATCGATATCAAAGCAGATGAGTTCAACTCGTTAACGATTGCTCTCCTATTATTATAAATCTTATTGATATCGAATAAACTTCTGTCACCCCGCCATTCACATTGCTGCTGGAATGACATACCGGCTGACATAAGCCCTGGGAGCACTCTCCCATTCGAAGATACCTGAGGTAATGAAAATGGTAGCACCTCACCTTGATCAAGCGTATAGCTGTTGAGTGGGTGGCCTACTTCCTCAAAGTATCCCGACTCGATACCAACGTTTAGCACCGGGACACTCTTATCTAGAGAAAAGTCGCAGGTGGTAGCAAAACAGTTATCGAAACGTAAGCTCGTGTTCTTGTTAATAATATATACGGAGAACATTTTAGGCTCAATATTATTACTGAACAAGGGCATCTGATACATTCCGTCTATCTCTATAAACCCCATCAACTCGAAAAATAGACCCTCGAGAGCATTGCTAGAGAAGTTAAGAGTTAGAGAAATTGAAGAAGGAGACTGAGCAGTTATCTTCGAATAGGCGTAGTTACTGCGTCTGTGAATCGTCCTACGATTTGCTTTAAACTCTTCGTAGGACGTTCCAGCAGTGTAATCAGACAGGGCGTCAAATCCATACGCCCTGCCATCGTACTCGATGACTACTCTAGACTCCCGCATTAGGGAGTATAGCATTAGTTATCCTTATGGAGTGACTGGGTTACCATCACCAGAGGTAATCAGTTTCGCGATAGAAGTCTTGGTGTATTTAGAAGAGAAACCTAAGTAACCTTCATCACCAGCATCCATCTGAGACGGGATAGCCTTGAACTCAATAGATACACCCAGCACGTCATCAGTTTCGATTGACGGGATGTTCAGGTTAGCGTGCTTAGCCACCAAAACAGCTGCCGGACGAGCAGTATCGTACTCTCCACCCAGGATGATTGCAACTTCGAAGTCATTCACAGCTTTCAGGTCGGAAACCAGATCTTTGTACAGCTGGATAGAGCCGTTGGCAGCATCATTCATATACGCTGTCAAGGAACCAGTCAGCTCGAAGGAACCAGTGAATGAACCGATCGGAACGTCAACACGAGACATGATGTTAGGAGTCAGGTACGTCACGTTGTTGTTCATGGTGAAAGAACCTCCCGTGATCGGGATGTTATAGGTTTTTCCGCCGGTAGCGTTGTTCTTCAGCTTAAGAATGGTCAGCTTGTTCTTGATATAAGAACTCTGAATCTTAGCATAAAGAGCATCGTCTATACCGATGGTTTTAGGATCGAACGGCTGTGCGGACAGAGTCTCTAAACGGGTGCCGTTGCCTGACCAGGTTACACGACCGATATCATCAATATCTACGTTAACCTCGGCCTGCCCAACCTGGCAGTTACGGATCACAGACCAAGAGCTATCGGTCAGGATGTAGATGTTCAGCATGGCCAGCTCGTGGTATCCGTTGTCTTTAAAGTTGACAACCAGGTTAGTAGCGTTCTGGAATACGCCAGTAGTACCTGCTAGATTCACGGCAGCGCCAGTTGACAGCCCGTGCCACAGTAGGTAGTCCGGTAGAATCTGTTTACCTGCGTCGTCATACGGCAGGATATAAGTGGAGAAGCTCCACTCAGCAGCATTTAATGAGTCATTAAAGCGCTGCGAACCACGGGTCGGCTTAGGGCCAGCCTCATTTAGGGTAATATCAGTGGAGTTACTGTCCTGGCTCCAGGAGACATCATCCTGAACTAGGATCTCCTGAGTGTTGGCCTTAGTGAACCCCGTAGTAACGGTTGACACGAAGATTCGTGTATTACGTAATAGTTGTACAGACATTTAAATTTCTCCTGAGCTGTAACTTATCTATCCAGCGCTCTTCTCAGAGGCATATACCGGACTGTTACGTTAACTTGAGCAAAACCAAACGGGGACAGTATACCCTCGTCTGTGGACACCGACGTGATCTGCATGTCAGTGGCTTCAGAATCGATAGTTGAACCATCAGGTTTCATTATAGTATATTGTAAATTTCCTCCAGTGTCAATAGAGGTTTTTACATCCGCTATGAGTTTCTCAAGTTGCATGTTAATATCATCCTTTTCTTTATCATAGATAAGAATAGGAATTTCAAGGTAAACCCACTGCTGTGCAGACGGCAGGTAGTTTCCAGTTTCGGTACCCACGTGGACTGCTATGTAAGGGAACTCATTGATCTGCTCAAACGAATAAGTCTGGCGGGATACGTTCCCATACATATTAGTGAAGAACTCTGTGGGATTACTCCCATCCATGTCCTTCTTCAGTCGTTCCACTAGGGCATCAGCAATACTTGTTCTGTAATTCATTATGTACCCTGATTTACTCTTATCCGGTATCTAGAATGGATAAGGTCTCTTGCAGCCTTAGCGATTGCCTCGCCGATCAGCTTCTGCGGGTTCCTAGCACCAGGGAAAGGCCGTAAGGAAAGTCCGCGGTAGGTAGAGACGGCAGGATTGAACACAGAGTAAGGCCTAAGCATGTAGTTATACGTGATGTTGAGGTCAGGATTCTTTGCCCCTGCGTCTTCTCTTAACAGCACGTCTTTAATTTTCAAGGAGTTAGCGAAGCGACCAGTTCTGAATTTCAGAGGGGCTCCGGCTTTTTTCATATCCTTGACTAAGTATTCTTTTGCTACGAGTTCAAGTAACGCTCTAAGGTTTGTGTTTGAGACGAAACGCCCAGAAGCGCCAGAAATAGCACCAGCGTAACCGTTGTCAGCATCTGAAGGATCTCCAAAGTTAACCTCTACCCTACCGGTAGACCGTTTTCTTCCTATTTTGGATTTTTTACCAGTGATACTATTTAGAAGGTTATCGATAACACCAACGTCACCTTCCAGGTTAAGTGACGACGAGACAGCTTTTAAAATAGAGGACGTCCGAACATTCAGTAAATCCTCCGATACCGGCTTGGTAAATCGGAAGGATACCTTGCCTATGGTGCCATCTTTGTGGTTATCCATAGTTTCCGCACTATATATCACGGTGTTCTTGGTAGAGTGGCTACCCCCACTCATAATGTCCAGCTGTTCTTTAACTATCTGTCGAGCTAGATCGCCCAACGCCACTACAGCCTCCGATATACTTCGATTATAGTACGAATATGTTCCGGTACGCCAGATTTAGTGGTATTGAAAGTAACGGTTTCTCCGCCAAATGTACGAGACTCGCGGTAGTCCTTCTTGACCCAATGATCAACTAGGAAGCAAGCTGCTAATACCAGGTCGTCAGGGATCGAGGTGAAGCCGGTCTGAGTAAACTCTACTTCCATATACCCCTCTGGAGGGGAGAATTTCAGCAAGAGCGTACCATCCGGGTAGTTCTTATATTGCGACTTATCGATCTCCTGATCGTTAATCGTAATTTTAGTGATCGTGCTAGGCACGGGAGAAGACAGGAAGTACTTTTTGCGTGCTGGTTTAGTAGGCAGAACGTCTACAACGTTAGCAGTGTCGTCAATACCTAGAAGCTGAGTAATCAGAGCATTGGCTGCTTTGATTAACATTGGGATATTTGACTCTAAGTCAGGACGTTTAAGGCCTCCATATGTTCTCCAGTCAGAATCTGTCATGAATTGCATATTTTACCCAATAAAAAAGGAGAGCCGAAGCTCTCCTTTAGTCGGCAGTATAGCCAAATTAAGCAGCGTAAGCACCAGCAACTACGCCGTTCTCGAAGAAACGCATCAGGTTCAGACGCTGAGTAACGTAGTACGCATCGCGCTGACGTTCAGCCTGACGCTCTTTCTCAACGGTGATTGCACGCTGACGAGGAACGATGAAGTTGTCACGGTAAACAACCACACAGAACTCAGCACTTGCAGCCTTAGCTGGGAAGAACTCAGAAACCAGTACCGGCAGACCGTAGATGCGACCAACCTGACCCTGCAGTTTGATAGCGGTGGTAGCGGTAACCTGTGCAACGTCCTGGAACTCTTCATCTTCGATCAGATCGTAATAAGCATCCATCGAAACAACCAGAGCCAGTTTGTTCAGGTCTAGACCGTGGCGGCCCAGTGAACGACGCAGCTTGTGAATTTCTTTAGCGGTAACTTTAACAGAACCGTCAGCTTTAGCAGTAGTAGCAACTACTTTACCATCGTCTTTAGCGAACTGGATCAGACCTTTCGGAGTACCAGCAGCACCAGTACCGGTCAGGAACGCTTTTTCGATTGCGATAGCGTGAGCTTCAATCAGGCGACGACGCATGATCGGCAGCAGAGTGAAGATAGCATCTTCTTCTGTTTCGTCGGTCATATACGCTTTAGCAGCCAGTTTATAGGTTTTGAAGGTGATTTCAGACAGCTTGGTTTTGTCTTCCGCACCAACAGTAGCAGGAGTACCGTAAGTAGAGGCGTCTACCCAGCTAGCTTCACCAGCTTCCGGCTCAACCATCATGGTCAGCAATTTGCTAGACATCGGCAGTTCTTCGAACATGGTACCGATAATCAGTTTGGCCTGAATGTCACGCAGGATACGCAGGGAGAAGATGGTTTCGTATGCTTCGGTAGAAACTTCGATAGAAGAAGAGCCGTTAACAGCTTTCAGGTGGGCTTCGCCACGCTTAGTACCGAATACATCTTTCTGCATTACGTAGGACAGAAGAACCAGTTTCTCAACTTCGTCTTCGAAATCTTCCTGCTTACCGAACATTGCCTTAGCAACGCCATCAGCTACGAAAGAGCGACCATTTTCACGAGCGGCCAGCAGAGATTTGATTTCTTCTTTCAGACCGGTGATTTCTTCCTGCTGGGAGTTCATTGCTTTAACGAACGCTTCAGCGGACTGTTTGGATTTCTCATCCAGGTTTTTTACAAGCTCCAGAGCTTCTGCCAGGTTTTTACGGTCTTCACCAGTTGCTTTAGCAACCAGGTCTTCCATACGCTTGAGTTCTTTAGCTTCCTGCTCAGCAGCAAATTTGCGAGCTTCTTCAGCTTTCTGAGAGGCGGTTAGACCTTTAAGCTGCTCAGCAATGTCACCCAGGCCCAGATCTTTAGACAGTTGTGCGATATCGTAAGACATTATTATTTCTCCATTATCCTTTAGCGTAACCAGCGGCTACTAGGAATTTCTCTAAATTAGAAAGTTCAGGTTGTTCAACAGGCTGGACCTGCGAAGATTTTACAAAAGACTTACGAAGCTCCATGTAATCATTATGGTTTACAGACTTCGAAAGGCTAAAAGTTGAGTCTTGGTTGCAGGGAACCGAGACTACAGAGATCTCGAGTAACTCCAGATCTTTAATAATGAACGTTTCAGTCATATCGTCCCATTCGGCGTCTTTAATATAGAAGCCTACCGAGAACGTTTTAAGAACCTCATCACGTATTAATGAGTAAATCTGTAGATCAGCAGCACTTACCTCACCCTCAACCATAAGTCCGGACTCGGTTGGTACCAGGTCTAGGATCTTACCAATTGGGCGGCTATGGTTATGGCCGAAAAGCATGATCGGGTTCTTCATAAAATTCTTGAGGGCGTTACTGGTAGTCCACGCTTCGGAGAGAATAACGTCGCCGGCGCGGTCTTTGGTAATCGTGTTAGCATACCCTTTGATTTTTAAAGGAGGATTATCACCCTCACCGACAGCTTTAACAGATTTAATCTCAGCATTAAGATTAATATTCTGCATCGTTTGCTCCAAACACTTTCGTGTTGTTCCTCAGTTTTCAGATACTATTATTACATACCAAATCGCGAATGTCAAAAGATATTTGAAAATCCCACACGGTGTGTGGAATTAGTAGGCAGTCGAAATTGGTTACACTGAAAATAGTTATGCACTAGCATAGAAAAATGGGGAGCCGAAGCTCCCCAGTTAACAGATATTACACACCCGCTGTAGGAACCTTAACTGTTACTATTGCAGTGTCGGTCTTATTGCCGTCAGCTGTTTTAACAGTAATAACTACGGTACTATCCGCAGCCAGGTTAGCAGGAACAGTTACCGTACCGTCCGCAGCTACGGTAGCTTTGGTGGTATCAGCAGAAGTGTAAGTTACAGACTTATTGGTTGCGTTAGCCGGGGCTACGGTACCAGTAAGTTTGCCGGTCTTACCTGCTTCGATCGTAAGAGTCTTGGGTGACATAGTGACACCGGTAACTGCTACCACAACAGGTTTAGTTGCCTCTTCATACGCTTCCTCAAACTGTTTCCAGGTTCTACGGTTAGTAGCAGCGTACCCATACTCCTTACGCAGAACTTGGTAAGTGAGCTGTGCCTTAACAGTTGCCATCACGTTGTGTGGCTCCGGCAGTCCATTAGGGAATAATGCTTTTAGAGCGTTATAATCAATCATTGTTTTTCCTCGTCTTTATTTGGTGCGCCACCTTCTTGTCCGCTTACTCCAGTAGCTGATCCAGCTACGTTGGCAGGGATGCGAATTTTCTTCATCTGCTCGTCAGCCAGTTCCTCGTAACCAAGCTCTATACGACCTTCGTTACCAGTAAGGATACCATTGTTGACTAGTGCAGTTACGAATTTAGCCTCTTTCTCCTTGTCAGGAGTTAGTGCTACTACGTCTTTAGTATTGGGCGTTACTTTAAAACCGAAGAAGAACGTAAGAGAGCTACATACTTTATTGAGCATAGGCACAATAGTCATGTAGTAGAACAGCTCAATGTTCGGTCGAATATTGGCGTTGTTACCTCCGTCGATCAATAGTTGCGGGACCCCGAGAGCGATACATACGTCTTTATTAAAACGAGCGATATCGTTTTCGAAGTCGAGATCTTTAAAGGAGGAGATTTGGGAGTACGGCTTAGCCTTCATCCCGCCGTCTAGAATGAGCACAGTTGATTGGCCGGTACTAGGGTTATAGTCCAGCTGAAGCTCTTCTTGTTTACGTTCACGGAGCTTTTTATTTAGGATTTCATCTGTTTCTAGGATAAGACCGATAACCGTGCCGTTGTCCAGGAATTTCTCCTTGAACTCAAGCATTTTCTCACGCTTAGTAAGCGAGTTGATTACGGTAGCTACGCGTGACTGACCTGTGATCTGGGAGTTAATACCACCATTCTGGCCGTTATCTTTGATGAAGATAATTTCATCAACGCGATAGTCGATCATATTATTAAAGACGAATTTGTTAACGAATTTTTTGTCATCTGCTTTTACTTCCATTAGGGCAGCAGGCAGATGGTACAGAGACGAACCGTCCCAATGGATATACGCACACCCTTCGAATAGAAGGTCAGACACTATTAGGCGTCTAAAAGTACTAGAGTCCATGTAAGGGTTAGGGCGAACATTAAGCAGCGTCTCAAGAGTTTTACTCCTGATCGTGCCATAGGTTGTTATTGTTTTATACTGTTCACCTACGGTGTAGGAGCACTCAGCGGCGCTGTCAATTACCATGTTCGCGGATCTATTAAGGATCTCAATAGACGAATAGGCTTTGCCAGTCGTGAATGGTTTGACGTTAGTACGGTGACTAACATCCTCCAAGTCCCTGATTATGCGTTGTCCGCGGTTTAGTTTAGTAACTAACCAGTCACGAATAGCCATTATAGGAACCTTGCGAATCCTGATTTCTCAGTCTTGACGTCAGTCGGAAGCCACTTCGCAAAGCCTGATCTTTCGCCAGTGTTGCTTGTACGAGGTGCTTCTGGATTCATACATCTTTCACGTTGTTTCTCAACCCAAATCTTCTGTTTGTTAGCTGAAAACAACGGCGGTTCTTTCGTATAGACCTTGTGTAGGGTCTGATGATGAAAGACACATAAGGTGACCGTGTCCTCTACCAGCTCATGCCAATAATGTTGATAGAACTTATCCCGATTGCTTAGGACGACTTCTGAGTCAGTGAAATCCAGTTGGAATTCTTTAGCAAAGTTTTTAACTAGTAAGGCCACAGTCGAGTAGTGGTGTAGCTCCAGGTTTTCCTGTGAGTCACAAATAGCGCAACAGGTGCCTCTTTTGTATTGGGCTTTGATTCCGTCACGCATTATGGAGATTGCATCTCTCTTATATTTTACATTGGAAGCCAAAGTGTTTCTCCTCTTAGTCGGGAAAATACTACTTCGGGTACAGCAATTAAATATTCCTCTCATTCACCCTGATGTCTATGAGATCTCTCAAGGTATGAATATATTATAACTGCCACACACGAAATTGTAAAGTGAATTTTATAAAGTTGGAACGGAATTTGTACTCACTACTATCCGTTCCAACTCAGCTCTTATTTGCCACGGGAAATCGAGTAGATGCCGTAACGCAGTGCATCACATAAGTGAGAGTTGGCATCGTGACGAGGTTTCTCTCTGGAGAGCTTCTCCTCCCCTTCCTGGAAGTCCCACTTGTAGTTCTGGAGTGCGTGAATTAACGCAGTACATGAGGCATCAACAATGATCTTACCCTGCTGGAATAAAGCAGCTAGGCATGCCAGGCCGTCCAGGACAGATTTCTTAGCAGGAGCAGAAGATATTTCATGCTCGTATGCCAAATCCTGTCGGAACTGTGCGGCTGCTGAGTCAACGAAGATACGGTCTACGTTATACCGGTCTATACAGTGTTGTATGTACATGGCATGCTGTGCTGTAGTCTTCTCTGCCTGCTGATATTCCTCAAGGATATAGTAAATGTCCTGATCATAGTGGTACTTAATAGTCAGTACTGCTGTCGGGTCTCTGTAACCAACGTCGATACCTAGAATGGTTTCGAACTCGTGGTCTGCTGCAAAGAAGTGACCCATACCTGCGAGATCCTGTACATGCTCGGAAACGCTAAAGGTATCGTAGATCTGACCTTCGAATACGGAGAAGTCTGCCTCATATTCCTGTTTGAAATAGTTCTTAGATACAGTCTTACGTGCTTCCTCGATATCTGCAAGAGATACGCGAGGGTTATCTCGGTAGGTACCGTGGATTGATACCCACTGCGGAAGATCTTCTCGGAACCCCTGCTCATAAAAGCGTTTGAACCAGTTACCCCCACGAGGAGTAGAGATAAACAGGGCTTTAGAGTTAGGCTTGTCCAGTGTAGGACGGAGCTGAATATCAAAAGCGTCCCCACCAACGTCGGAGATCGCTGCTTCGTCAAAGATAATAAAGTCGTATGAACGACCAACTGCGGAGTCAGCCTGCGCAGCAGAAGCCAGCTTAAAGAGCGAACCGTTAGCAAGTTCAATCTCTTTATCTTTGGCGTTCTCACGCTCAGTTTGAAGGCCGTATTTTTTAATCAGACCTTTGATCTGCGCCCACCCGATGTTTGCCAGGGAGTAGTTCGGAGCTACTACGAGCACCTTAACGTTCGGCTCTAGGAGTTTAAGGAAGCCTAGAGTATACGCAATGAACGACTTGCCAACACGACGGGATACGCATGCTGTAACGAAACGGTGACGTGGGTCTTCCAGTGCGTTTATGATTGCGCACTGCGGGCCGTTTGGAACGATCCCCTCGGTGGCCAGCAAGCCGGACACCGGGAATTTAAAGAATCGTTTATCAACACCAAAATCCACCACGTCAGTCGTATTAATATAACTACGTGAGATTTCCATTATTTACCGGCCCCCACAATGCGTGACAGGAGATCCGTGTAGTTAGAGTCGTGACCACCTGCCAAGTTGATCTGAGTATTAGTCTGGTGTACAGGAGCTTTAGCCTGCTTCACCTTCTCATACTCGATCTGCATCTTCATCTCATCCATCTTCATTTTGTGCATGAGTTTGAGGATATCCATAATATCCATCTCTGAACCCATTCCAGTTTCATCCAGTTCCTCCATTTTCATAGTTAGAACAGTGTCTAGAATGCCGAAGAATTTATCACGGTTACGGAAGCCAGATTCCATGAAGATATCCGTAAGGTACGCTTTGACCTCAGGTTTGCGCATAATCTCCCGGAATTTAGGCTCTTCCATGCCAACAGCTAACGCTGCTTTCGCAACGTCGCTGCCAGACTCCAGATATGCTTCTATAACTAGCATGCCTTCCGGAGACATTGCATCGGGTACAATTAAATCATTGCTCATATTGCCTCCTTTAGGCAAGCCTTTGCACAGCAATCCTAACCTCAGGAAGAATCACTCGCATATTCATGATATTGCTCATCTCAACGTTAACCCAAACTTCAACACTACCGTCAGCCCTAGCTATCAGCCAATAGATAATGGCATAATCGCCCTGAGTGGCAGAGTTGGTAGTAGCAGGCGCCCACATAGCCTTCATTTGCATGGCGTTGTTCCCGGGAATAACCCCACACTGGGTTACGGTCCCGCGTATAAAGTGGAACGGCACACACATGTTAACTGGAAGACACATGATTTGATGCACACGTTTCTGGAAGTGATTTCCGAAAATTCTCAGCCTACTATCTACCTCGCTCCACTGGGTAAGATCTTCTAGAGGGTTATAACATCCAATCCCTGCAGCAGCAATCCACTCATCGTTTTTCCAGTCTAGAGTGACGACGCAAGCCCCATTTCGGGAGTTATTAACCCCTAACCACAAGGTAGCCAGGTGGTGACTAGCATTACCGCTAGTACGTAGGTTCCCTCCAATATCAGCAGAGCCGGTACCCCCTACTAGGCGGAGAGGTCGAGTTGATTCAGACCATACTGGACCCCACTGGTTTCCGATTTCCGGTGGGTTAGATTTTACATACCACTGCGCATCAGATCTAAAATTGTAAACTCCTACAGTGGTTACGTGCATCTCACTTATGTTACCTTGCCCAAATTCCGCACCATTATCTGGTCGAGTTAGAGGCTGATTAAAGTGAACATATCCATTATTACCAACAGTAGGGTTGCCACTAAATCTAGCAACATTGGTCGCAATAACCCGGATATCCGGTCTATTGCCTGGGCTGTAGTTTATATCGTTCTGGTTTATAAACTTCCACCCGGTATTCATTAGGTTTATACCGTTTACAATGAACTCTCTAGGGCTGATTTTAATCTCCTGGTTGCGAGAGCCAAATACGTCCTCTGCGTAGAACCCCTGCCCATTGTATTTCATGTTAGTAATATACCAGCGAACACGCTTAGGAACACGGAAGTTGTTATCCCTATAAATAGCATTGTTACCCCAACCACTACCAGCATTATTATTATCAGTATTTTCCCAGCCCATAAAGCTATTAGGAGGACCGCGGAAGAAACCCGCCTTATATTGAATCTCCTGATAAGACTCAGTCTGGATGTTATGAGCATAAGGACCACCAACGGGATTAGACCCCATACCATATCTAGGCCCCATATGTCCGTACATATTACGGTTGAGAGTCTCACCACGCAAACATATACTATTAACTCCTGTGGTACGCATCCATGGGTGGCGCATAGCATCAGCACCAATAGTAAGTGGTCTATTGGGCTGAGACACAGAACCGGCTATATTGCCACTAAAAGCCCCCCTATAGAGTACCCAACCGGCTTTAATAATTGTTTGAAAGTTAGGAGGTATAGGAGCTCCAACCGGCGGCCCAGGCCCCCTGTCTCCCCATTCTGAGTTAACGCCCCAGGTGTACATACACCCAGTACCATCTCGTAGCTTCTCGTTAATAGTACCTGGCGTCTCTTCGAAATAGAAGCTAATATCCATATGAAGATCAGCAGAAGCACAAACGTTAGTTTTCATACTAGCCATAGTACCTGCAGAAACCTGGGAACCGACAGTATTACTAAAGTAAGCATTATACGCTTTAGCGCCAACGCCTAGAGAAGTACCGTAAATGAAACGTCTAGTACCATCCTCAAACTCAACTTCAGTTAAGACAACTCTGTCGTAGTCTGCGGACAGTACCTGAATAATCCTATCGGGCATACGCGAACAGCGATACCAATCACCACCGTCCCATAGCGTAACCTCATGGGTCTCTAAGATGACGACGTGTGGCATGTCGCTATGGAATATAGTATCCCAACCATTATTTAAGTGGTTGTTAATATCCTTGTTATTGCCCGAGGTTAGGGAGAGAACCTTCTTCCCTCCTATGCGACCTGCAAAAAAGCCCATAAAAACCTCAAAATCTCACTTGCTAACAAGTGACTTTTATAATATAATATTATTATAAATTAAATCAACCGCCAAGTAAACCAGATTTTTTAAAACCATCTAGGAGGACCACTATGGAAGTAGTTATAGGAGCACTTGTTTTACTCTCAATCGTACTATTTGTCATCACCGTAAAGCAAGGTAAGATAATCAAACGGCTAGAACGCACTAACGGGGTGTTGCAAAAGTCTTACGACAACCAAACCCGTTTGCTGCATAAGGCACAGTTAAACCTGTCTGAATGTAAGGCAGAACTAGAATCAGCAAACAAGATCTACATTACTAAGGGTATGGTGTAAAACATGACTATTGTATTAATTTTCACAACATTCTTTTTCCTGGCAGCAGTTTGGTTTGGTGTGCGGGCACATGACCTGCGGAACGCGGTAGTAGCGGCAGATCTTCGTAACAAAAGTCTGCATCAAGAGATCCTTCAAACTCGGGCAGAACGTCAAGTAGCGATCTCGAAACACCAACGAGTCATGAACGATCTTCGGAATGACCCGAGCAACCCGTACTACATCCCTCCAGTGACACCGCAGGTAGCGAGACGCAAACAGAATCGGGGGAACTCGGGAAGTTCTCGGCAGCTAACTAATAATTCTTCATCGAACTCGGGAAGTTCTCGGAGCGATGACGGGTCGACTGCTGCAATCATAGCTACAACCGCGGCAGTTGCAACATATAGCGGGTATGACTCGGGAAGTTCTTACTGCGACAGCGGCAGTAGTAGCTTTGATTCGGGATGTTCATTCTGATGAAACCCATTCCTCTAGAGGTTCTAGAGTCAGTATTCTACGACCCAGATACCGGGGAAGCTCATTGCGACCTCGGTAGTATTAAACGGGTTGACGATGGTTTTATATATGTACATCCAAGGCTCGGGCAGTTCTCCCTGGCACGAGTGCTGTGGATGCTTGAAACCGGGGAAGATCCCGGAGAGTTCTATATAGACCACAAAGATACTGACCCGTTCAACAACATTTTCAGTAATCTGAGGAAGGCCTCACCCTCTCAAAACCAACACAATAAATCGTTAAATAAGAACAATACCTCCGGAGTTAAGGGTGTGTACTGGTGTACTCGGGCTAAAAAGTGGAGAGGACGTATACTTGTAGGAGGTAAGTGTGTGTGGAGCAAGAATTTTACTGAGTTAGAGGACGCCGCTCGGGAGATTTCTCGGGCAAGAGCGGAGCTACACGGGGAGTTCTCCAGAGATTCCTAATTAGCGCTAAAACCCAAAATCTTGAAAATTCATAAAGTTTTACGTGGGGATGGGCTTAGAGGGTTGGGGGGTGGTATGGTAGTCTGAAAACGCCCCTCCTGGTACTATTAGCAAACAAACTATTAGTACCCTAACTATTTCGCTAGGGTACTATTAGCTTTCTTATGATGCGATGGCTAACGATTGAATGAATTGTTGCGGCTTAATTCCGTAGTCGCTTCTTTCTTCTTCGGTCATACCTTCCCAGCAGTGAGCCAAACGTTCGCAAAGATATTGATAATCATTATCATCATCCAGCGCCTCATCTATGAATGACTCGCCAGCAAGGCGCACACCAATAGATAGAATATCGTTAATTGCGGTAGCGTCCATCGTTTGAAGGCCAGCAGCAGCAGCAGCGGCTAACACTCCTTTATTATCGTCTATCATGGTGATAGTAGCGTTCGGGTATTCAGCTTTAAGCATTTCGAAATAATGCGTTTTATAGATACCATCTTTCGAATAGTACACCTCTTTATAATCAGCATCGCCAATATATCGGTGCAATACATCGCGGGATAGTATCTGGATATTTCCACCGCGCCCCGCCCTGATACGTTGTTTCCGTAGGAAATAGTAATCACTTTTTCCCATATAACGAGCGGTAACAATAATGTTTAATACAGTGGGATCATTAAGCGATGCCCGCATATATTCAACCAAAGGTAAAAGAGTGTCGGTCATAATTGCATCATGTACGCAAGCCTTTTCCCGGTACATGTTTAAATCTAAGTTCCCTTTATCATCCATACACGGGAACACGCGGGCAAAGGAATTAATAACAGTTCCGTCTAAATCCCATAACTTAATTGCCTTAATTGCCAGTTTATTAAAAGCCATTTTCATTTCTCCGGTTTCGGGGTTGTTGGTAATTAATCAAGCGAGCTATATTATAACTCGCTTTGTTAATTATCAGAAGAATAAAGTTAAGGCATCGGCTAATTCAGCCGGTTTAATCCGGGTAGCCATTACCGGGACAATTGCCAGCGGCGGCGTATATTCGCTAGAAGAATAATCCATTACATCGCCTAACAGATAAGTATCATCATAATCATTTTCACTTACGACGATAAACATAAGGCCAGCGGCGGCGGCGTCAATCTCTACGATCTCGCAAATATCAGCTTCATAAAGAATAGAATCGGCGGCGACTAATTGCGACACAATGCCGGATTCTTTAAATTCAGCGGGGCGCGGGAGGATAGCGGCTAGAGCTTTTAAAACAGTGTCGCCGTCCACCGTTCTAACTTTCTGATAGCTAACATGCGGGCGGCCTTCACTATCGCGGGAAACAACAAGGCTGTTTTCTACGACGTTGGAAGCGGTGAAAGATTTACGGTTGTTATAGATGAAAGTAAGTTTCATTTGTTTCTCCAGCTTATTTATTTAGGGGTTATTTATTGCCGGGGGTAATTGCCCCGGCTTTTTGTTATGCAAAGAAAACGCCGTCTTTAAAGTCAATCAAGGTACGTTGACCGTTTTCATAGGTGATAAGATGAGTCTGTGACCAGCTAGACGCGCCAATGTTATAGCCCATATCCAGCGAGCCAGCCACGCCAGCGGTATAGACGCCGCCGTAAATGCTGGGCGTGTGCGTGTGGCCAGTGTTCATCTTACCCAGCTTACGGAATCCTTTCGGGTTGCCACGAGCGCCGTTAATGCCGTTGTGACCGTGGGAACCGCATTCGATGCCCGCGATTTTCATCGATTCGTCTGTAGTTAAGAAGATCGCAGCAAAATCGCAGCCAGCAACATTGCGCAGGGCGTAATCCAGCACGTTAAAAGTATCGTCTTTGTTTTCGATTGCCTCATAAATCGCAGCATTCAGGCGATAATAAAGATGAGCATTCGCCGGGTCTTGCTGAATGTTTGCCTTGCTATCATCCAGCCAGCGAGAAAGCGCAAGATCGTGGTTCGATTCAACGATCACCGTTTGGCTAAATTCACGTTCCATTTGCTCCAGCACGCGCCCCGTATCGATCAGGTCGTCAATTACCTTGTCACGTCCGGCGGCATATTGTTTCGCAAGGAAAACACCACTAGCGCGGTTGTGATGGTTGCGCGACGTGAAATCATGCACATCATGCACAATCTGGTAACGAGGGCGCAGGATATCTACTAGCGCGGTTCCGCTAGGGTTATATTCCCAGCTTGCCGCCGCGACAGCGTGATCCAGCTTTTCGGCGTGAATGTCACCATATTGCAGCGCGGCAACATGCCCGGTTACTTCTTCGCCACCGTTAACAGTAAATTTATGATTAAGATCGTAAAACATCCCGCTTTCGTCCATCGTTTCAAGCTGGCGAGCAAAGAAGTTGCCGTTGTCGTCGATCTCTACCAGCAAAGCGCCGTAATTATGCAGCGCTTCGGCTTTTTGGCCCGCTTTTTGCTGAATATAATTTTTCAGCGTCGCCGTGCCCGTTGAATACATACGGCGCACCGTGTCGCCCTTCATTGCCGGGACACTTTCGGCGGTGATTTTAGCGTGACCAATAGCCAGTCCTTTCAGGCCGTAGGCGGTCGCAGTCTCGCCAAAGCCGGACAGCGGAAAATCAGCAGTAGGCAGAATGTTAATTTCCGCCATGAATGCAAAGCCTGTTTCACGGTTGCCCAAAAACACGTTTTCATCACAAATGAAATCTGAGAAAGCATCATCATATTTCAGTTCATCGTTGCCCTGCCCATTCTGGAAACCTTTTTTGTTGTAGGCGTATTTGCTCACTAGCAGGGTTGCGCCGAGATATTTTGCGGCCTCCTGTAAAGTTTTCCAGAAGTTAGCATGAGGGAAGGTATTATTCTGAATCGACGTTAACAGAAAACGGCGGCCCGGAATTACCTTCCAGCTTTCGACGCTGGAGTTAAGCTGACCAGCGGCAACGGGGCGGGAATCTTCCACCGCAACACGTTGAGCACGTTTTTCGGCAGCAGGTTTAACAGGCTTGTTATTATCCAGCCAATCGCAAATTTCGCTAGAATGCTTCGCCGTGCCGTAATGCTCTTTGCTCAATTCGTCGCAGATCTCCAGCTTTTTAGCGCGCAGACGTTTACCCCAAAAATTGAGGTTATTTGCGGCGGTTAAAATAGCTTTTTGTTTCTCAATTGCAATGATCATTATCTAAATTCTCCAGTTAATGGGATATAGGCAAAATTGCCAAATATAACGCCGTGTTGCTAGTGGCGTTATAATTTGCGACTTTAAACTATTGCGGGAATAATGCTGGCGGATATTCCAAAAGCTACGGCTAGAATAATAAAGATTATTGACCAGCGGCGGCAAATATTCGCTTTCTTAAACCAGAAATCACGGCGTAATAAATCCGTTTGTTCACTGCCTATTTCCATGAAATTATAGTAACCATAGAGACAAGCGGCGGCGAAAAAGCCAGCGATAAGAATTAAGGATTCAGTAGGGAAAAAGATCATTTTACAACCTCCTTTTCTTCTACGCTGAAAGCGTAATTAAGAAGGTAAATTTCGCGGGAAGATAATTCCAACATTTCCGGCTTAAATACTTCGCGATTAATAGCCATCCCGAAAGTATCCGCATCAGGGTTAACCCACAAAACAATATATTCAGGTACTTTGACGCTGGGAGGCGTCATTACGGCGGCATCTTGATAACCCGTTTGGATTAATTCATCCACAACGGTTCCCGTTAATTTAATAACGGCACCTTTAATCAAAGCCATTTTTATTTCTCCAGTTATGGGGGACAAAATATTTAATTATGCGCCCCGCTAGGGAGGCGCATTATAATTATTCTGCCGACTCTTTTACTTCATCCTGAACGCCAACCATACGGGCGATAACGTCCAGTTGATCCAGCTTCATTTGTTCCAAACTTGCCAGACCATCGGCATCATCAATCAGGCCGTCAGCAATGGCGTGCTGAGTGAGAACGCGCACATAGTGAGCTTTACGCAGGGAGGAACCGCCGCCGACTTTGCGCGGCTTATCGGACTTCTGATACACCTTTGCGCTAACCAGTTTAGAGCGCACTTTAACATGCGATTCCGCGCCGACAGCTTTCGCAATATCGATAAGACCTTGCGAGTTAGCCACCTCCAGACCTTCGGCAGCAATAATACCTTCATACATAGAAATCGCAGTTGCGGCGTTTGTTTCGTTCCATGCAAATTTTTCGGTTTTAGTAGCAGTCATGATATATCTCCAGTTTTATTTAAGGGGTTAGGCCAGAAAGTTAGCCGCTATATATTCTAGCTAGAATATATAACGAAAACTCTTTATTTTAGTTTTCAATTTAAAGCTATTTAAAGCGGCATTGTATATATACGCTGCCTTTAATAATTACGCTATTACGTCTATTTCACGCTATAGATTCGTGTTAACTCACGATTGCCGTTCAAAGCATGATATAAGTTCCAGCACATAAGTTTAATTTGCGCACCATAACATTGCTTGCGCTGCATGGAATATACATCGGAAGTCTAACATATGGGGAAGCATCCCATTATTTGCCGGGGTTAAACTTATTGGCTGTTAAGCGACAGCCAACCACTTATCATCTTTGCGAATAACCTTTACAACGTCGCCGGAATCTACCCGGACGCTGTAAATCTTCGCGTCGCTGTTTTTTGCTTTTTCCGTTTCGGCGTATACCGCATTAATTTTATCAAACGGGATCATAGCCGCCCCTTTGATATATCCGATTTTTTCATTTTCGCCCGGCTTACTTACGTCGCCAGTAACGAAAGGAATAAAAACGGAATCACCGATCATTGGGGTTTTAACGTTTTGCATGTTTCTTACTCCAGTTTAGTTTATTGGGTTATCCGGTTAACACTCTTTTACTGTTAGAATGTTAACAGAAAACTCAATTACCCTTACTGAGAGAATCGACTTTTCCAAATTTTTAAAGAGCGGTGTTGCTTATTGAGATTCTATAATAAAGCGTTATCGGCAGATTGTCAAACGTTATTTTGTAAAGATTTTAGATAACGCATCATGTTATCCCAAATCATCGGTAAGCCTTGCTGGCCTCCGCGCTGGTAAGAACGGTAACGCCGCGCCATATCGCGCTGCATTTTGACCAATTCCGAGCTTGCCATTTTGTTCAATTTTGCTGCCGGTTTAGATGATATTACAAAGCGTTTCATGTTGTCAACCTTTAATTAGTGGAGTGTATGATTTCGTTTAGTTTGCATAATGATTTGACCGTCTCTATGAATGAAGGCTAAATCTACGTCGTACACTTCTTTATAAGTCTTAATGAAGTATTCAGCGTCTGCTACTGTGAACTCGTTTACAATCTCGCTACTCATTACGTTTTCTTTTAACATGTTTTCGGTTCCCTTATTAAGTAAAGAAAGCCGATAACGCTTTTTATAGAATCCCAAATTGTTAAAGAGCAGTGTAGGGCGGGGGCAGACTATATCGTTTCGGCATTTCCTTTCGCGGTAGTCGGGGCAATGTTGCCGCCTCCAGATACCTAACTACTAGTGAAACGCTTTCGTGTTTCCGTTTCGTCTTGCCGCCCTACGAGATAAATAATAACACAATGGCGTTTAGCCGCAAGCGGAGAATTGTAAAGAAGCGTAAAGAGAAAACAGGCCCACGATAGATAGGAAGCGCGCGCACGTGACACAATATTTAAGGAAAGTCAACGAATATTTTTACTATTTTTCTTCAAAAGGGGTTGACAAAATCTATTTCACACGAGGTGAGGAGATCGCCTCATACCCGGTATGATTCATCGGCTTTTATCTAAAACCGCTTAGAATCGATTCTAGAGCGTTTTAGACCCTGTTAATAACTTATACAAAAAGCAAAAATGAAATTTAATTAGTTATCCACTAGACAAATGATTATTTTTATGAAAACGCAAAATAATGCTTGCGTTTATTTTATGCTGTACTCCTGTTTTCCGGGCAAGTTATCCACAGCACAAAATAACTTGACAAGCTGAGAAGCGATATAACGAGATATCCACCGACTTATCCACAGGTTATCCTACTGTATGTTTATACAGTATATTCCGGCAGCGGTAATACTCTAATATACCCCTAGAACGCTCTATAACGCATTCTGAGCGCTTTAAATTTAGAGGCCATATTAAAGGCCATTGCTAGAGGGGCGCAGAAAAACAAAAAGCCCGCTCATTATAAGCAGGCTTATTATTAGTTAGCTAACTATTAGCGGAATACCGTTTCAATTGTTTCGCCGCTAGAGCATACCGACCCGCCACGATAAAACAGGCGTTCGGTTTTATATTTGGTTAGCAGATCATAGAGATCCAGATCATCGGAAAGCGGGTAAGATTCCCCCAGCGCGGAAACGGAAACAGGTTTACCCGCTACCAGATCACGGCAAATCAAAATTAGTAAAGGCCAGCTAATATTGATAGGATCGCCACGCAATCCGATTTTAAGTGTAGCCACTTCATCAATATGCCTTGCATTCTGGCGGCTAACATATTGGATCACGGTTTCCATCGTTTTATAGTGAGCCAGAAAATATTTGTTGACATAGATGTAAATCATAGGTATACGACCCCGCTAACCTTCCAACCGGATTTTAAACCTTCCTCAATATGAAGGATAGTTTCAGCATCCGGGATATAGATAAACGTTTTCAATTCGCGCAGATTAATAACTGCCTTTCCGTCAGCTATCTGGATGTAACCCAAATAGATTGCCCGCTCTAGAACGGAATGAAGGGGCGAACCACCATTAACGAGGTTGCAGGAATGACCGGGCCAGTACATATAAAACGACCCTTCTACCCCAGCATTACAGTATTTTTCGTCGTCGTCTTCTTCCCAATCATCCTCGCCTAACATACTTTCGGCATGTTCGCAAGCCTTTTCCCAGGAAAGGGAATCGACGTCAATTCCACGACCTAAAAAATGAAGGTCAGTCCAGCCAGTACCACAAAGATTAGTGTCACATTTGAGGACGGCGGCGACTTCCTGAGACTCAATTCGCCCACCTTCTAAATATAAACCTTCTTCCGCTTCTACCGTACAATTAATGCCCGGTACGCAAGATTTCATATGAAACATGGTTTTCTCCAATAATGGGGGCGGCTAGAGATTCAGCCGCCGGGAAGGGGATTTTACAGCTTATCGCGGAAAGTATCAAGCCGGTTGTTTAGCTCTTTAATCGCGTCAGCATGGATTTCGTCATACGTTGACACGATATCCGCCAGCTCATCCATAGTTAGCGAACTAACAATAACGGACGTTTTCACCTCCAGCTTTTCCGGTTCCGGTTCCGCTGGTGGCGTATCCAAAAACGTCAGTGATCCTAAATTAATTAGGAATACTTCGATTTCGGTAGCGCCGGATTCGCAGTCGATTTCAAAGCTACTATCACCAATACAGATATCAAAGCCATAGCCGTATACCCCGATAATCCGCAAGGGGATTCCCAGCATATCATCGGTATCCGGGTAACAATCCCGGCGGTCAATCTGGCGGGCCAGATTATCCAAGTTTTTTGGCTCGATGAAAATAGCAAAATTGCCACGATCACCATTCTGGCGCAGGCGCTGCCATACATTAGCGATCGTCATCTTTTCGCCTTCGAAAGTAGCGGTTAGCCGTTCCATAACATTCTCCAGTTAGTTAGCAGGGTAATTATTATAGCGCCCCATTATAGAGGCGCTAGGGATAATTATTCTGCTACGTCGTTTTCAATCAGGCTAGAAAGATTGACGCCTTTTAATACCTCGTCAATCATTTCGCCGACGTTGAAACTTTGTACCAGTTCCAACATGGCGGCTTGCATTGCAGCGTCAGCCGCAATCACCGCTTTGCGGTTGTTCGGCGCATACTGGCTAACCGCAAAATTCAGCAGGTTAGCAATTACCACACGGCCTACCGCCGTGTCAACATAACCGCGAACCATAAACGGCGCTTTGCTGGCGGCGATGCCGGAAACTTTTTTCAGGACGATAGAACCAGCTTCCAGTTTAGCAGCGTTTACAGCAGCGTTTTTGTTAGCGGCAACGATAGCGGTAGCGGTAGATTTAATAGTATTCATTTGTAATGCTCCAGTCTCAAAATTATTAGGGTTAACTACATTTTCAGTAACAGCCGGGGCGACTTCTTCCAGCTCGCCATCATAACGATAATTTCCAGTCCTTGCCCCTTCTTCGATTTCGATATCGTAGAAGTTACATGGTAACAGGATGCTACCGTCCTTGTCAAGCACAAAAATCATCATTTCGCTAGAGATTCGTGCTGGTGGTAGTTCCAGATGATCACAAAGATTTTTAATCCATGCGCGGGCATCAGTGAAAGCAAGCAGTTCGCTTTCATGGTAGCAAAAACGTCTCGACGCTTGCTTACCCTCGGACGCTTTATACAAATAAGCGTCCGTAGTAGTAGACACTATCAGATCAATAGGCTGGCTGTCAACCAAATATTGATCATCGTGATAAATAACAATCGCCGCGCCGGGGTTGGCTAGAGCGTAGTCACGGCAATGCTCAAAGGCATAGCCGGATCTACTTTCCATATTTGCGCGATAAACGGCCAAAATATGACCAATAGAGGCGCACTTACTGCCGTCTAACAGGTTGCGAGCGCCACCGCGAACCATAGGCAAATTAGCAACGGGGGTAAATTTCTGTAACATCTTCTGTTACTCCTTTGTTTGGCTGAGAATCTATTATAGCAAGATTCCCAGCTTTTTAGCAATTATTATTTTCTAGAAGCAGATACCACGGCCCCGGCCTACCTCATCCCGATTCTCATCGAAAATGATCACGTTGGCATTGAACGTGCTACGGCTAACGATCATTTGAATGCCATCCTTCCCCGGTTCCGGTTCCACCATGAATCCCCAAGTGCCGGAGTCAACCACCACGGAATCAAAATCCTGATTCCGTAACACTGCCGTAACAGTCCCCTCCTTTGCAAAGGTCACACTGACACGGCATTCAATAGGCCGGACTTTTTCAGGGGTAACGATAGCCGGGGCGCTAACCTCCGCAAGTGCAGCACCTGAAAGCATAGCAAGGCCAAAGCCAACAATAGCGAGTCTCATAACATTCTCCAGTTTTTGGGGTTGTTCCCGTTCAAGAGATCGCATTATGGCGGAATCAAATTTGGTTGTCTACTACTAAAAATAGTAGTTGCGTCCAGCTAGAGTTATGTTATTATTATGACTCCAAATAAAGGAGATCGAAAAATGGCTTTTTCAATGTTGGCGCTCGGTTTAGTCGGTTCTATGATGGTTTTGGGCTTTATCGCTTTTTGCGGCTATGCCCTCTATGATACCTTGTTCAATAAGGAGGCTTTTTAATGAGAACTTTGCGCGGTGGTAGTCCCAAAAGCCGTAGCCATAACGTTTACCAATTGAACGTTGTTCGTGATGGTCAGAAGAAAGGCGGTGACGGTGGCGGCGGTGAGTGGGGTTTTCGTGTCATCATGGTTATTATTATGACCCTAATCTTTTTGCAGAGTTGCCAATAATGAGCGGCCTAATGTTTTTGGGCGTGATAGTTATTAGCGCAATCATTACCCTGCTAATAGTTTCAGTTGTAAATCACTTTTGGCCTGAGTGTTTCCACGGCGATATGTAAGAGTGTCGCCGCCCTCCTCCACCGCGTGACCCCTTACTAAAATACCTCCCCTAAAATTAAATCGCTTACAGCGCGTTCTAGAGCGCTTAAAATCGATATCAGCAGAAAGTGTTGCTGGTAAATACTGTATATTTATACAGTAGGATAACCTGTTGATAAGTCTGTTGATAACTCGCCACCGATCGATTGAGGCGTCAACCTAATTTACAATTTTGTATAACTCTGGGGATAACTTAAATGACAGTGTTTCTCACTTCCTTTTCGAAATACGAATCATTCTCATTCGCATTCAGCTCGGTAAACGAGAATAATTATCATTCGCATTCAACTTCTCAAATGCGAATCGTTCTCATTCGTATTTGCATTTCCGACCCCCGGCCCTTCCTGCGCTTATGTGCGAATCCGACAATGTGTCAAGCAAAATATTACATGAGGCTGCTAGGGTATGTGCAAATCCGATAAAAATTTATTTTTTACCGCCCTGGTGGCATGTGCAAATCCGACACTAATATGTGCAAATCCGACACAGCTAGTAAATATAGTAGCGCGCAGTTTGCTGCAGCGCAGCGGTGGGCGCGAGTTTGGGGGAGTATGTGCAAATCCGATGGGTATTTTTAGGGGAGGGATAAAGGGGGTTAATTGGGGCAATTCGGGGATGATGGGGGCAAGGGGGCAGATAAGGGAAAATATTATGAGTTAAATGGGGGTAAAGGGGTTGACACAGAAAAAATTCCTGTGGCTCGCTTAGAGGGTTGGGGGGTG